GTGCAGATCCAGAAGGAACACCACCAAAGTTTGTTGAGAAACCTGGGATATGATCTTCTAATGCAGAGATTAACTCAATAGTCACAGTTCCAGATGCAATAGTAAGACCAGCAAGGTGAGTGATTTTAGAAGTCATAGATGCAGTAGCAGTAAATGTGTTTCTTGATGGATCTAATGTCCAAGCAAGGTTAGCTTGATCAACTGCAGTGTGTGCAGTGTTAGCTTGTCTAAACGCTCTGAACATTGGGAAACCATCAATTCTAGAGAATCCTAAGAACTCAACAACACCAGTTTTTTGTAAAGGCTCAGTAGTTGAAACTGTTGCACCAGCAACGTTTCCGCTCAAGATTGTTGGGTTACCTAATGACTGAGTACCAGCACCATTGATTGAGTAGAAATATCTACCATTTTGTAATCCACCTTGATTTTGTGCGATTGTTGAACCAACACCTGTTTGGATTGCAGCATTAAATACAGATGCAGATGCACCAACATTTAATTTGAAAACTTGTGGTCTTTCGTCAGATGCACCTAATCTAGTATCATCATATTGGAAATCGATGTAAAGTAAATCGATTTTCGGACCTGGAGTTGGTTTAACAGCAACTAAGTCTAAACCGATTGTTTGAGCAGCAATTTTCATTGCAACTGGCAATAAGTTTTGACCAACATCACCTGAACCGATTGTTCCAACTGAAGCTGCAGTAGCTAAAGTACCACCGTTTGTTTGTCCAGCATAACTTCCTGGTTGTGCAGCAAATACACCACCCATACCAGCAACGTTAGATGCGTTTACGTATGCGTTTTCGTTGATTGAGTGAAACTCAGCGTATTCCGCCATCCATTCAACTCTATCACCAGTAACTCCCATGTTCTCAAGAACAGGAGCCCATTTCTTTGTAGCTTTCGCTTTGTCTATTCTAATGTGTGACATAATTTTTTTTATTTTTTTGTTTTTTGTAATAATCTATATATATCGTCCAAAAACCTTATTTTTACAGGTGTGGATTTTTTATAGATTAAATGTTTTTGAATCTTTCCATAATAGCTGTTACGTCATTATCAGACAACTTATCTTCTTGGATAAGAGCTTCGTGAGAAACAAGTTTTTTAGATACAGATTCATTCTTTTTTAGGTTTCTTGTTGCCCAAAAATGTTCAACTTGACCTTCAGTCATTAATACTTCTGCAGGATATAATCTAGCTTGTGAAATGATAGATTTTTTTGCAGACTCATTTAACTGATTCCAGATAGCCTTTGTGTTCTCAGGCATCATTCTGATTACTCTTTCTTCAAGAGATTCGTTTTTAGTTGATAACGCTTCAGAGATTAAAGACAATACTTCTTTTTGTGTGAAGTAGCTACTTTCGTTTATGTGTAGTTTTACTGTCTCTTGTTCTTCGTTAGTTAAAGCATAGTAGCTATCAACTTGTGATTTAGACATGAATTTCAAGAAATTCAAATCTGATGTCTCAGAAACTTTACGTTTTTTAGCTTCTTCGATTAATTTATCAATAGATTCTGATAATTCTGAATCTGAGTTTCCTGTAACACCTGGGCCACAATCCTCATCTTCATTCTCATCTTCATTATCTTCGTGTGCGTATGCATGATTAGGAGTCATTTCTGCGATTCCGTTTTCATCTTCGTCTTCTTCTTCAGATCCATATGCATTTTCATTTTCATCATCGTTTTCATCTTCAAGATCTTCAAATCCTGCAGCATTTAATGATGGGAATGCTCCTTCTGATTCGTTCAATTTACCACCGTTTAACTTCTCAACGATTAATCCTTGGTAGTTAATAGATTTGTCTAAATTTTCAGCAATGTATTCAGAGTAAGCAATATTATCATCTAAATGTTCAGCAATGTATTCAGAGTAAGCGATGTTACCTTCAACGTGTTCTGCTAAGTATTCAGAGTAAGCAATAGAGTTATCAACGTGTTCTGCGATATACTCACCATAAGCAATAGATTTGTCTAAGCTCTCAGCAATGTATTCAGAGTAAGCAATGTTTTTGTCTAAGTTTTCTGCTAAGTATTCAGAGTAAGCAATGTTTTTGTCTAAGTTTTCAGCAACATATTCTGTGTAAGAAATGTTTTTGTCTACGTTTTCAGCAACATACTCAGAATAAGCAATGTTTTTGTCTAAGTTTTCAGCAACATATTCAGAATAAGCAATGTTCTTATCTAAGTTTTCTGCTAAGTATTCAGAATAGTTTACAGCCTTTTCAAGATTTTCAGCTAAATAATCGTTATGTTTGATTAATTTCTCTGTAGTTTCTTTCAAAGACTTGTTTTCATTTACCATAATTTGAACTTTCTCAGCTAAGTAATCTAAATATTTAGCTACTTGTGAATTAGTGTTGTTCAATTCATCGTAATACTCAAGCAATTGCTCAAGTTTTTTAGGGTTCATATTCCCTTTAGTAATGGCAGTCTTAACTTCTTTTTTAGTTGATGCCAACTCTTTAACCAAATACTGAGAGTAGTCAGTTAGTTGTTGTTTAGTAACAAATTCGTTGTTGTTCATATTAAATAACTCTTCCGTTTTTGACTCGTTGGATAAATCATATATCCTAAAGTTAGATTTTGGGTTGTCATAACCAAGTGACTCATTAAGAACCTTTACACTCATTTTAGCCGATGCAAAACCTGGGTCAGCAACGATGTCGTAAGTAAATAGTTTTTTTAATGATACAGTGCCATCAGATTCAGTAATACCTGCAGCCCTAGATGAAACGAAAATAGGACAACCATCGTCTACTAACGATTTTGCCTCTTTTCCCCAATAAGTGCTTAATAATCTGATTTCACCTTCTACCAAGTTTGATTCTTTTACGTAATTAGCTTTCGTAATTACGTGAGAAGCTCTTGAAAGTGAAGTATCGAAAACGTCTGGATGATCAAATTCACCGTAGACAATTCCAAGATTGTTCATTCTTTCATTCATCTCCTCTAAAGCAGGAAGGAATTTTGCAGCAGTGTAGATTCTCTCATTACGGTTTTTAACGCCGAATTCAGTGAATGTACCACCCAAAATATAGTCCTTCTTACCAGTGCTTGAACTTTCTCTTATAAGAGAGTTCGTTGAATTTTCTACAATTAGAACTGGTTTCATGAAATAGTTGTGTTTTTTTTTGTATAATTATTAGAGTATATATAAACCTTCAAAACCGTAGAAATTATAAAGGTGGATTTTTTATAGAAGTGTCTTATTTTTATTTTTTTATAAAAAAAAATCACCATTAACAAAACTAAATCATGTTTTTTTATAAAAAGAATGGGTGGATTTTTTATATCCACCAAAATAGAAACATGATACTTACAAGAGAAATTGAAATTAAAATAAACGAGTCCAACTACCAATACTATGAGGACTTAGGATACGATATTTCAATAGGTGAGATAATAATCATTCCCGTTGGACTTCTACCAAACGGATCACATTATAAAGTAAAATGCAAATGTGATGGATGTGGCACTGAAAAAGAAGTCATCTACAAAAACTACTTAAAATACGACAACAAAAACTGGGGAGACTATTCGTGTAGAAAATGCTCAGAGGTCAAACGAAAAGAAACTCTAAGAAAAAACTTCGGAGTAGACTATCCCATACAGAATAAAAAAGTATTGTCAAAAATGAAAAACACTCTGATTGAAAAATACGGAGTCGACAATATATCAAAAAAGAAAAAAGATAATGAATAAAATTAAAGAAGGAGACATATTCGAAACGCAAGTAGAATTCTCCACGTCAGGAAACGCCAATATAAAAGTAGATGGTAAAGAAATCTTTATACATAAAAAGAAGACTGCTAATGCACTTCACTTAGATACTGCTCGAGTAGAGATATTCCAAGGACAAAAAAAACTAGAAGGTAAAGTATTAGAAACAACTTCAAGATTTAAAACAGAGTTTGTGGGAACTGCTCAAGTAAAAAACGATACAATCTTTGTAGTACCCGATAGTTCTAAAATGGCGGTAGACTTCTACATAAAAGGAAAGTCGGATGTTGAAAATGGACAAAAAGTGTTAGTAGAGTTTTTAGACTGGGATCTTGACAAAAAATCACCAAGAGGAAAGATTACTAAGATACTTGGATTTGTTGGAGATAACAATACGGAAATGAATGCCATTATGTACGAATATGGACTACCTGTTGAATTTCCACAAGAAGTACTTAACGAAGCAGAACTTGTTCCTGAGATAATATCCGAAAAAGAAATTAAATCAAGAAAGGATATGCGTGACGTGACTACTATAACAATAGATCCTGTAGACGCAAAAGATTTTGATGATGCCATCTCAATAGATATGAGAGATCCTAATAACATAAAAGTAGGAGTACATATTGCAGACGTTGCACACTATGTAAAGTTTGGAACAGAATTAGATAAAGAAGCGTTCAAAAGAGCAACATCAGTTTATTTAGTAGACAGATGTGTACCTATGCTTCCCGAAAGACTTTCTAATGGAATATGCTCACTTAAACCAAATGTGGATAGATTGGCATTTTCAACAGTATTTACATTAGATAAAGACGGAAAGATAAAAGATACTTGGCACGGAAAGACTGTAATACACTCTGACAGAAGATATGCATACGAAGAAGCACAAGAGATAATCGAAGGATTAGATGGAGACTATCATAAAGAGATTAGACAATTAGACACATTGGCTAAAAAAATCAGAAGAACTAGAATAAAAAATGGATCTATCGAAATGGGTGGTATTGAAGTAAAGTTCAAACTTGCAGAAGATGACAAAAAACCAATCGGAGTCTACTTCAAAGAACAGAAAGATGCAAACAAATTGATTGAAGAATATATGTTATTGGCAAACAAATCAGTTGCCAAACTTTTAGCAAAAGACCAATGGCACAACGTATATAGAGTACACGACAAACCAAACGGTGACAAGCTAGCATCTCTTCAAAGTATATGTACCAATTTTGGTTACAAGCTTGAGTTAGATGAGGAAGGAGATGTACTGAAAAATAACCTTAATCACCTTTTAAAAGAGATAAAAGGATCTCCTGAAGAAAATATGATTGAGACTTTGGTTACGAGATCAATGTCGAAGGCAGTATATACTATAAAGAACATAGGACACTATGGATTAGGATTCACACACTATTCACACTTTACTTCTCCAATCAGAAGATATCCAGATTTAATAACACATAGAATATTATTTGATAAACTAACGACTGGAAAGCAAGGAAATCCTACAAAGATTGAAGAACAAGCAAAATGGTGTTCTGCTAGAGAACTTGTGGCATCCAGAGCACAAAGAGATTCTATCAAATACAAACAAGCTGAATATCTTCAGGACCGAATCGGTCAGGTATTCGATGGTATTGTTACCGGAGTAATGGATAGAGGAATCTATGTAGAGATTACAGAAAACAAATGTGAAGGTTTGATAAGATTAGAAACTCTTAATGGGAAATGGACTGCAGATGTAGATAAATATTTAGCATACAATGAGTTTGGAGAACAGATTAGATTGGGAGATCCTATTAAAGCGGTTGTTAAATCAGTAGATTTAGAGAAGAAACAGATAAACTTCATGAGATTCTAATGGGACAGTTATTCAAAGATTGGTCTCATTTAGATCCTTCTGAATCAGATGATAATCTAGAATATTTTGATTACGAAGTATTGTTACAAAACAATACTTTGGATCAATTTGAAGATTTGATGTCTAGATACAAAGAGTGGACTTCGTTCAAAAGAGATATTAGACTAACAAGTATTTTAGAATCTGGTAAAAAAATACAATTCGATATAGAATCAATATCTATGTTTGCTCAGCTTGGAAATAGTGGAAATATTCTTTCACTACAAATGAGTGTACTTACAATAAAATCAATGTCTTTTATTTTAAAAGAAAACAAAGTGGAAAAACTAACTTTAAGATGTAAAGTTTTGTCAACTCCTATGGGTAAAGTAGTAAAAGAACTTATGGAAAATTCAATGACCGTCGATTTAAGGCCGCATATAATAGATAATAAAGTAGTTTACTTCTATGTAGACACATATGAAACAGCAGCATAAATAAAAAAGCCACTCAAATGAGTGGCTTTTTTTATATCTGATATGTTTTTAGAATTCAAATTCTGCACCACCTTCGGCACCACCTTCGGCAGGAGCTTCAGGAGCTGCTTGTCCACCCTGTGCAGGAGCTTCAGCGGCTGCTTGTCCACCTTCAGCAGGAGCTTCACCACCTTCACCACCTTGTGCAGGGGCACCACCTTCGGCACCAGCAGCACCCGCAGGTCCAGCACCGGCACCAGCAGCCTCTTTTGCCCAGTATTTTTGGTTTTCCGCTTTCTCTTCAGGAGTAAGTTTGAAGACATTATCCATCAACCATTCGATATGGAAGTAAGGTTTCTCACCATTCATTACTGCAGTAAGAGTTCCAAGTGCTTCCGCCTTTTTAGACAAATTGTTTATCTTTTTCCACTCTTCAAATATTTGATTAGTGTAGAAGATTATATCCATTTGATTAAGAACAATCTCATCTTCTTTCAACTCAGGAAACTCGATAAGCATCTGTAGTTTAAGTGGTTTAACTATAAGTTCTTTAAAGTTTGCTCGTATTCTAGATATAAAGTTATGGAACTTAATCTCATCTCTTGTCATCTCAGCAGCATCTGATATTAGATTACCACCACCACCTTCTCCTTCGAAACGTGTCAATGGAATTTTACTAGCTCTTTTAAGTGCCTGGTGGAACCACTTAAGCATTGATTCTTCATTTAAGTCATGTCCTTGTGGAGATTCTAATGTCATATTAGGAGTACCTGCATCACCATCAGGAAACCAAACTTGTTTGTTATAAGGAAGATGTTTAGATCCATTCAAGGTAAGTGTACCAAGTGTGTCATCCCATTCAACTTCCTCAGAGTAGTCATGTATCAACTGACCAATCTGTTCTTCCGCTCTTTGTCTAGAAAGACCTTTAATTGGAATAGTAAACTTTTGATAAATAGTTGCATTGATTACGTTGAACATGATTCTAGTTTGTTCAAGAATCTTTAACTGGTTATATGGTTTAATAAGTCCTTCAATATAAGAAGTCTCTGAATAATCATTTTGTGTAGAATAAGAAATGAATACAATCTGTGAATCCAAAAATATTCTTCTAAGCTGAGGATCTTCAGGAAACTGAATCCATAAATGTCCTACATTTGGTTCATATGCAGGAACTAAACTTTCAGGTCTAAGTCTGTTGAATGCAATGATATTCTTCTTTTTATCATCATAAACAATCTCTACTGCAACATAACCATCAATAAGAAAGTCTTTTATCATATTCCAAGCAGTGATACTATCTGAAAATCCATATTTATTATAGATTTTCTCAAAATACTCTTGGTATTTGTCTTTTATTTCTTGAGAATAATCGTTTGATATTGCTCTAGGAGAACAGAAGTCTCTATCATCATTGTAAACGATACATTCATCCGCAACGGCACTAATCATATCACGAATTTCGTCTTTGATAGAATATTCTCTAAGAATCCTTCTTTTGTCAGCATAAGCCTTATCTAAGTAAGGAATAGACTTTCTATTTAAAACCGATGCAACAGCTCTTTGTGAAAAGAAGTCGTACATAGAGTTTCCTTTGGCTGCATATGGATCTTCGTTTATACCAATACCTACTTGGTTTCGAATTATCATATCGTCATAGTTCATTCCGTAGTTTGAAAGAGTTCTAAGTATTCTACTAAAAAGACCTTTATTCTCTACTGCAGAATTTACAAAGCCCATGCCCTGTCCTTCTTGATTGTTGTTATAGTTATACGATGCCATTAAAATTTATTTAAAATTTTAAGGTATATATAAAATATGACGTACCTCTTTTAAGAGTGGTGGTATAGGAAAACAAAAAAGGGTAGCAAAAACTACCCTTTATTTTTAAATATAAAAGCTTCGATTTACGACCTTAATATCGTCTCGCTTTATCTCAATTTCTCCAAGAAGTTTCTGAACTTCACTTTGATAGTTAGTTAGATAGTCTAATAGTCTTTGATAAGACTTAACAGATTGTCTATCCATGAATAGATTACCATCAGACCACTGAACCTCACCACCCGGTTTTATCTTTGCGTTGATTCTGTGAGTATTAACCATATCAGATTGGAAGATACACATGATTGTGTTTGCTTCTCTTTCTCTTATAACCTGTACGGAGTGAAACTTTGCATCTTTAAAAGGTCTTACTTCACCAACTAAAATATTGAATTTTAGTTCGTTTATTTTTTTTCTTTCCAAATCGTTGGCATGGTTAATAAGAGCCAATGCTTTTTGTTTTTGACCAAAAGTTGATAGCTTTTCTGCTGCAGAAATGTAAGTTGAGTAATTCATAGAGAGAGAGTTTTTTTTGTTTTTATTTACTCTACAAAGATACTCATTTTTTACTTTCCACCATATTTTTTTAAGCTTTTTTGAATTCTTTCTATATGACCTTTCATAACCTTATACTTCTCTGATATTTCGTTGTTTATATCATAGAATTCATCTACCATAGACTTCATCATCTCTTGATTTCTGGCAGATTTTGTTTCGAGTTTTTTATGCCATATATCCATCAGTTTCTTTGGATCATACGTTGCCTTAGGGTGCTGTGAAAAGAAGAAACGCGGAAGTATTTCCATGTGAATCTTATGAACTTTCTTTATCTGAATAACATTATACTCCATTAGAGCATATTCGAATCCAAACTTGACAAGCTCTTTATACATACCGACATAGTCTACTTTCAAAAAAGTATCATTTTCAAAATAATTTTCGGCTATATATTGGTCGAATATAAGAGCTCTTATCTGAAGAGGTATAAAGTTTAAGTTTACTGCAAATAATATGATTTGATTTCCAAAATTCTTTTGTTCCACTACAAATACTGGAGAATACTTCATCCAGTTGGAGTCATCAAGGTAATGTAGAAAGTAAAAACCACCAATCTGTATGTCTTCTGTACGTTTTGCAGTGACCATTTCATCACTTTTGGAATATTTTTCGGCAAAGAAAAAAGAATTGTTTTTAAAGTTATCTTCTATACTATTACCATAAACCAATAGACTCAATCGAACTCTTCCTTCTAATGGACTCATATGTAAAGTTTTTTCTTTTATATATAAATAAAAAGAATCAAATACATGATAAATTCTAAACCTAACAATAGTAGATATCACGGTGGAAACTTCATACCAACCAATAAAGACAAGGTTTTAAAGTTAAACACACAGGGTGGTGTATATTATAGAAGTTCTTGGGAACAGAAGATAATGGTATGGCTTGATTTAAAAGAAGAGATATTTCAATGGGGTGCAGAATGTTTAGAAATACCTTATCAGATGACACACTTTGAAAATGGAGATACACGTATAAAAGCACATAGATACTATCCAGACTTCTTTTATAGAATGAGAGGTGCAGACGGCGTTTTAAAAGAAGTAGTGGTTGAGGTTAAGCCTATGAAAGAATACAAAATGGTAATCGCTTTAACAGAAGGTAAACTTACAGTTCCTGAAAAAGGAATGAAGAAACTTAAAAGTTTTGAGTATGATCTAAAGATGGCTTATAAGAACAAACAAAAATGGGAGACTATGATAAACTGGTGTAACAAAAAAGGATTTTCTTTCATTATAATAACTGAAGAAAATCTTAAAAACTTTAGTGTATAAAGAATTTAAAAGATAATATCGTTATATAAACTACAACGTTCATCCAAGGAAGAGCACTAATATATACTTTATATATGTGGTCGTTTAAATGATAAAAAACAAACTTCATTAGATTCATCACTATTATCAATAGGAATAGATGACTAAAACTGGAAAACAATCCCACAATCGGCCAAAATATAGATAAAAGTTTTGACATGTAAAAAACAATGTCAACCTTTCTTATAGTTTTAGTGTCTTTGTTCTTGAAAATTAAATCAAGTCTTTTTTTGTTGAAAAAATGGTATATTTCCGAAAATATAAATGCGAATAACATCGCGTAAAATCCTGTAATCATGCTTCTTTTATTGTTATTTCTTCCATACCCATAAGATTGTTCATCTGGTATTGAGTAAGTCTAACAGATTTGTCTTTTTCCACAAGTTTGAAAAGTGCATCTTCGATGAATGCTTCAACACCTTCACCAACAATCCTATCATACTCATTAGGTATAGATTCATCAGACTTTCTACTATCATAGATAGTCTGTATGTAGTTTTCTCTTTCTTTTAAGTCTATGTGCATAGAGCAACCATCTGGTCGTGTTCCCCAGCCTCTCTCTGATTCTTCCCAAATCTGTAAAATAACCTTGTTCATAATATTAAAAAATAGTTATAGATTTTATATTCAAATATAGTAAAAGTTTATTTTAAATAAAAATACATTTTTTTTCAACATGGCCCTAAAAAATAGGGGCCATGTGCAAAACGGAACAGCTTTTTTTTAATAAATATAAGAAAAAACATACACATTATGCAAAAGTTAGAATATATTTGGTTGGATGGTGCCAAAACACAACAAATACGTACAAAAACAAAAGTCGTAAATCTGAAACACATCGAAGATGAAACAAATATTTTAGATTCATACAAAAATGGTTTGAGAAAAGCACCAGTATGGAACTTTGATGGATCTTCAACATACCAAGCAGAAACATCTAAATCAGAATTACTATTAGTTCCTAAAAACTATTTTCATAATCCATTTACAACAAACTCTATTTTAGTTCTTTGTGAGGTTTATAATATTGATGGTACTCCACACGAAAGTAATACAAGAGTTAAAATGACCGAATCGTTAAAAAAATATGACGATGAAACTATGTATGGATGGGAACAAGAGTATTTTATCTTTGATAACAAAACAAATAGACCATTAGGATGGCCAACAGAAGATGAGCCAAGAGAACAAGGTGAATACTATTGTTCAGTTGGTGCTAACAATGTAGTAGGAAGAGAGTTTGTAGAAGCACATACAGACCTTTGTCTTAATGCAGGAATCTCTATATCCGGAACAAATGCAGAAGTTGCTTTAGGACAATGGGAATATCAAGTAGGAACTGTATTTGCAGAAGACGGTGCGGATCAACTATGGATTTCAAGATACATTTTACATAGATTGAGTGAAGAGTTTGATTATAGAATCGAATTAGATCCAAAACCATTTAAAGGAAATGATTGGAATGGTTCAGGTATGCATGTAAACTTTTCGACAAAAAATATTAGAGAAGACAAAGTAAACAAAAAAGAGATTGCAATCGAAATGTGTAAGAAGCTTGAGAAGACTCATGCAGAACATATAGCGGTATATGGAGAGAACAATGACGAAAGACTAACCGGTGCGAACGAAACATCGTCTATCAAAGACTTTGGATGGGGTATTGGAGATAGAACTAAATCTATTAGAATTCCTTCTACGATAAACGATCCAAATGCGATTGGTTATATCGAAGATAGAAGACCAGCATCTAACGGAGATCCATATTTAATAGTTGATAGAATGGTAAGAACTATTCTACAAGACGAAGAAGTTTTGGAAGAAAACTAAAACTAAAAACCCACTCATTTGAGTGGGTTTTTTTATACTTTTAACTTATAAGCAAATTCGACTTTCACACCTTTTAAATCTGGAATACCTTTACCAGTTATCTTAACCAATTTGTATTTTTTTGAAATAGACTCCATTTGATTATCAATATTATCAACAGAGGTAAATGCAATACCACCCTGCTCTGCAACTTTGGACTCCATTCTTGATGCAGTGTTCACAACATCTCCAAAAAAGTCTACAAGCTCAACATTCTGTATTCTACATTTTTTGGCAGTCATATTACCAGAGCATATTCCTATTCTAAGTGGAAGCTCTTCAATTTTGATTACCTCTACCGCAAAATCAACAGCATTTTCTAATGACTTTTCGTTTTTTGGAAAATATACCATAAAGGCGTCACCGATTGTTTTAACCACAAAACCACCATACTTTCTAGCAAGATTATCCATAATCTTAAAATGTTTATCGAGTTGTATGCTCATAGTTTGTGGATCGTCGGACCACATTTTAGAAGATCCTACAACATCTGTAAATAACATAGCGGGTTTTGGACCACTTGTATCTTCTATTTGGTTTTCATCATAGTATTTTTGTTCATCAGTAAGTAATCTTCCGGATCTTCCGGATCTCTCTGGTTTTCGGCTACTTCTGGGCATTCTGTTCAAAGGAACAATTTTGGCCTCAAATACATTAAATCTATCTATTCTCTCCATATAGTATATATAAATTTGTGGATGTAATAAATAATACATATATTAGCATAAAAATAGATATTATGATTTCATCAAGCAACACAGAAAAATACCAAGGACGAGTATTTGAAGCAAAAGACAATTTTGGTATTGAAACCCGTATTAAGAAAAATCATGTGAGCCTTCACAATCCATCAGATTTTGTTGACGCAAAATTAGCAGAATTCAAAGATAAGAATGTAGAGATAGAGATAACTATAAAGATTGTAGAAATACCTTCTTGATCTTGCTTCTTCTAAGAGTTCTCCTCGAAGGATTTATAGTCATATTAAAAGACATAGTAGCCATTCCAAAACTAGGAGCGGCGACTATGTCGTATGTAAATATTTTTGTTGTTGATATCATCTATAAAGAGTGTAGACCCATTCCGTCATTAGATCCTTCTATGGAAATAAGTCTTATTTGATGTTCGTTGTCACCTTTCTTTTTATAAAGATCGTTATATCCTTTGGCTATTCCCCTTTTAAAGATTTCGGTGAAATAAGCGAAGGCATTTACTGATTTCTCTTCGTTGAAGTTATACCAGTTTTGAAATACATATAGAAGTCCACTTTGGTAACAGTCCATCTTGTCGTCATTCGACCAATATCTCATTTTTTTGATTGTTTTCTTTGCTAAAAGCTCTAGCATTTTTTGAGCGGGCCTTGTAAGTCTTCCCTGTGCTTTGCTGACTACTAATTCTATGTAAAGTTCTCTATTATTTAAGTACATTAATAAGCATTTATTTTTTGGTATCCATAAAGGATTTTCATGCTTTCATGTTATAGACATCGAACATGAAAAAGTTTATAAAACAAAAAATCCCCATAAAGGGGATTTTTAAAAATTATCAATAAATAAATATTAAGATCTTAATCTTTCTTTATACTGTACTTCTTTAACACCATATAATTCTGCGTCTAAAACCGTTTTTCTTTTTTCTAAGTTTTTAAGTGCCGTTGTCAATACTTCAGATTCTCCAATCATCTTCATAGATCCTTTAAGTTTTTCAATGTTGAAACTAACGTCTTCTAATTTAAGTGTGATTTCTCTTTCTTTGTCTTCTAACTTTCTTTTAACAACTAATTCTTTTCCTAATTTATTTTCGAAGAAGTAAGTCAAGTCATAGTTAAGCTCGTTTCTTACCTCGTTTACTAACTCTAAAGCAGATTCGTATTTGAAGAATGAGTTACCATATCTTTCGTCACATCTGTATAAGAAAGTAGCTTTTTTATAGTTGAATGCAAAACACTCTAAAAATGGATTAATCAAGTTGTTTACTCTTTTAACTACGTCTAACTCAACAAACTTATCTAAGTTTTTAGAAACCTCAAGTAAGATTGGATAAAAGTTTTTGTTAACGATTGGAACGATTGGAGAGTTAAATAAACTTTCTAATGTAGTTTCGTCATTCATTTCATCATCATTGATGAATACTTTACCTTTTTTAGCAACAGATAATCCGATTGTTAAATATTCAGAAATTCTGAAGTTAACTCTATCTTCTGTTACAGAAGCATATTTCATTGCAGTTTCTAACATTCTCAATGATTTTAAAGACTCTTCGTCTTTAACGTGGTTTTCAACCAATGTTTTTTCGATTACGTTTTCACTTAAAAGAAACCAAGAATCTCTAACCAAAGCAATGTGTCCATCTTCAACAGACTCAACGATTGTAAAGATAGATTCACCTTTACCACCACTTAATAAGTTTGTTCTTTGCTCAGGTGATTTTGTTAAGTTATGTACGAATAATTTGATTTCAGGAACCCAGTCATAAATAGCAAGTTCGTTCAAAACTTTAGACATTCTGTCTTGATCAGTCTCAAGGTTGATAGTTTGTAAAAGTACGTTGATAGGTTGTCTATAAAGTTCACCACTATTTTTAGTATTAAGAACATTATAAAGGTTTTTCAACTCATAAAGTAACTCAAAGTTCTTCATGTCATCATTCAATCCCTCTAAAAGAGATTTAACGCTTTTATCGTAAGTATAAGGTTTAAGTCTTTCGTTTAACGAAATTACGATGGATTTTTCAGAAGCTTCATTACAAGCATTCATGTGTCCCTCAACTATCGTAGAAATCTCATCTTGTTCTAGAGAAAGATTCTTTTTAAAGTTAAACAATTCAAGTTTAAGATTCTTCATATTTTTTGATATTTTTTTTATGTATAGAGTATATATTAACTACAAAAAGCCATTTTTTTCTATTTTTATTGATTTGGCGTACGAGGTGTTACATTCTGTTGTCCGGTTACTGGATCAGTCGAACTACCACCCGCTCTCTCTCTAGATCTAAGTATATTATTGAACCATCTTGTTCTTTTTGGCTCTATTGCATATCCGTCTTGACCAAAAGTTCCGTAAGGATCCGAAGGGTTCGTGCTACCTCCAGTATTGTTAAAAGTACCAGTCTGACCATATCCAGGTAATGGATTGTTTGGATTAAATGGTCCATTTATCCATGGTTTACCATTAGGTCCGGTATTAGGTCCTGTAGTAGTTCCTGCAGGTCCTGTGGATGGAAAGACCGGTCTTGAAGCACCACCTCCACCATTTGGTGAATTTGGATCAACACCAACAGTTTCATTTGTATTTACACTACCCGTATTTATAGTTCCACCCTGACTCGGTTGTTCAAAATAGTCAGATACTCCACCCGTAAGTGCAAAACCATTACCATCTTTCATACCAGATCCATATTCTCTTGGATATCCAGTAGATGTTACTCTATCTCTTCTAAAAGCCGGATAGTAAGTCTCAACGGTAAAGGAACATTTCAATTTGATATTGTTATCACTCGTCAAGTTCTTATCTCTACTCATCTCTATTGTGTTGGAATCTGGCATAACAAGAACAGCATCTATGTTCATGAAGTTGTGCTCGAAGTACATAAACTTATAAATCCAAAGAGTATCTAATATAGCTTGACTACATTTGAATGTATCAATCTCACTTGATAGTGTGATTTCTAAGTCGTAGTTGACCGTTATTGGAATAGCTCTAACTTTTCCAAGAACCTTTCTTATTTCAAAATCATTCTCAACAACCATTCTAAGCCAAACATTTGGATTGGCAAATTCGTCAGACTTTATATTAAAGCTTGTCATAGTAAGATGACCTCTTGGTATCAAATCAGTATTTAACTCAATGAACCTGTTTTCGGAAACAATATCATCTGAAAATGAGTCCAATAAGAACCTTTCATCTCCTGTAAGAGAGTAGTATATAGGAACCTGAACAAACACATCACCTGATGTGAATCGATTTGTCCACTTTATTTGTCCCTCAAGCGTATCTAATACGCAGACGGTAAGGTCTCTAAAAAAGACATCTTCGAAATTAAAACTATCTCCAATCATATCAATATATATTAAATAAACTTTCTTTCTACCCGACAATATATCATGTGTAAAAAAACTTTAATATGTCAGTTAAAAACTTATTGCTTTGGGAGAAATGGAGACCAAAACGTCTAGAAGACATCATACTTCTTCCACGAATAAAGAAACAATTCGAAAACGGTATCAACCAACATTATATTTTCTATGGTCACTATGGAACTGGGAAAACCAGTTTGGCAAGAATACTTGTTGGAAAATATACAAAAGAAACACCATACTTAGAACTTAACTGTTCTTTAGATACTTCTATAGATGTTCTTAGAGAAGAAATACAGAATTTCTGTAAGTTCACTCCAATGTTTGAGTCAAGTTCCGATATAAAATATGTTTTTTTAGATGAGTTTGAAAGAGTTTCTGCACAATTCCAAGACGCATTCAAAGCATTCATAGAAAAATATAACAATAGTGTAAGATTTATAATCACGACGAATCACATCAACAAAATTTCAGACGGATTAAAGTCTAGAATAAAGACTGTAAACTTTGATTGTATAGATGTGGAAGAAGAAAAACATCTAAAAATGGAGTTGTACAAAAGAATACAAGACACTATTTTACCAAAAGAAGAACGAGAAATATCTAAAGAAAATTTAGTTTCTATAATAAACAAAAAGTTCCCAGACTTTAGAGGTATTCTTGTAGAAGTACAGGATTTTTTAGAGACAGGAGATATAAACAATGGAGTAAGTAACGTATCCAATAAAGTAAAAAAAGATTTGTACAACTTTATCTATGAAAGTGGAAACTATGAAAGTGTTTATCATTTTCTTATGTCAAACTTTGGTGCAGAGAAGATTGATTCAATGATTAAGTTATTAGGTAAGCCATTCATAGACTGGTCTATTGAAAATGGTAAAAATATCGATAAACTGTTTGAATGTAACTATGTCATAGCAGACTATACAAGTAAGCTGGAAACAAACACAGATCCGATTGTATTAGGTATGACGATAATAGGGAAGTTTAGAGATATTTTAAAATAAAGGATATGCCAAAGTTAATATATAACTCATGGCGAACTTTAATTTCACAGACTTTTATTTAGGATATCCTGGACATCCAAGATTCAGAGCATTAGATCTCATAGAAGACGATGTAATAAGAGTAATCGTTCAAAAATGGGAGATGATTCTATTTACGAACAAAGGTGAGGTTTTTTTTGATACTGAATTCGGAGGAGACCTTCCTTTCTATCTTCACCAGACGAGACTTTCTTCGGATAGTATAGAAAGTGATCTTAAACAACAGATTGGTAGCTATATTCCAGAAATAAACGGAATAGAATATACATTAACTGTATCATTTTTTGAAGATCCAGAAAGATATCAAGAATACATGGAAGTATTTTTCCAGATAAGAGACTTAGATGTATATTTGGTGGTTGGTTAGTATTTGAAATACACTTCATTCAAAAAGTTTACATAATCATATATACACTTTTCCTTTATTTTCTTGGGTAAATCTTTAAAACTCACATCAGTCCATTCTTTGTTGAATACCCACTTCATGTTTTTAGGAGCCTTTTTCTTAGAACCATATTTATTACGCATTGCGTAAACATATTTGAATTGTTGTTTTGACTTTGCTGGCATGAAATGAAACTATTTTTTAATCCAATTAAATTGAGGATACTTTTCGATTATATGGTCCCAATATCCTTGACTCACATCTTGATCAACTACTATGGTATATTTTGGTTCTAAAACATTTGAAAGACCATCCATAAATCTTTTTGAGAAGTTAGGTTCTCTTACAGAGTTTACAAATGATTTTATAACAATATGATCACCAATAAATTGAATCAAAAGTGCCATCAATGGTTGTTTTGAGTCTATTCTCACAAGAGGATTTCCACCTTTGTCTAAAATAGAAGAAGCATATAGAACACTTCCTTTCATTTTCACATGAGGAAATATCTTAGACATCTCAGCAACAACATCTTCAATAACACTATATTTATCAAACTCTAATATAAGTCTCATATATAAATCTTATTTTATTGGACAGTGGCTAGCACTATAGATATATTTGTGATTAAGTCTCAGTTTTACACCCATTGCCTCTGCTGCAGTTTCAACATCTGTAAGACATTCTCCATCTGCACCACCTACAAGAATCACATCTTTAACCTCACTCAATCCTTCATTCATATTTTGTGCCTCTGCAACTTCTGTAAAAAGTTCGTGAAGTTTCTTTGGCATATGATACCATTTGTGGTTATTTCCGACATATATAATAAGAGTTCCTTCTTCTGTAGGAAAGAAATCTCCCTTTTTCAATTCGTTTGCATCTTCTTTAGTCTTAACTTCTTCATAGGTTTCCGGTGTAAGAACTTTTTTATAGAAGTCTGCATCAACGTCATAGTTGTATCTTTTCTCAATCAAGTCAGTTTGGTTAGGAAAGTGATAAAGATCTTTATGAACAGGTATTTCAGGATCTTCATCATATAGATAGTCTTTATCGACGTTCTTTCCATCTACGTGGTTGTCCCAGATTTGATATACCTTACTGAACTCATTACAATACTTTTTCAACTCATGAAGATAAATCTCATTGAAGAATTTTTTGAATGATTTTTGAACATCAACAACAATAAGAATGTCTTTACTGCTGTGGCTTTCGAACGTTTTTAGGTATCTCATTTACTATATATTATTTTCTCATTTAGATTTATTCGTCGCCAATGAATTTTGTTTTATAACCCCAGGTATAGCCATACTCTAAAAGTATCTTTCCTTCGTGTCGAACATCTGGATAAGATGCAATGTATGGTATATCCGCTTCCTGTAGAACTCTGTTTGCGTAGTTGTAAAACTTCTCTATCTTTTCATGATTACCACCAACATCCGGAACCCAAGCTTCTATACCAACTTCATATCTTTCACTTTTCAATATAGCATCCATATTGTCATACCAAGGTCCTTTCTTCCATTCGTTATCTTCTAACATAAATATGGCACATGGTTCGACATTAGAATCTGGATAAGGATACCAAAGAACAAAAGTCAAATTACAACTTCCATATAAGTCACCATGATCCATAGATGAAGTAATGTAGTCTTTAAACTCATATGGATCTACTTTCCATACTTCCATTATCTTATTTTCTATTTCTTGGTCAGATAGACCAAAGTTTTCTTTAACAGACTTATAATTACCACCTTTTCTTTTTCTCTTACAATATTGTTTTTGTGAAAAACCTTTAGGATTATTACAGTCTATTGTTTTTTTATATTTAACAGACCATCTCTTTTTACCACCTACTCTTGGTTTATTATAAGATTCATTAAACTCTTCCCATGTAATGATTTTTTTCATATTTTATATATTAAATAAAAAAACCCATCATTTCTGATAGGTTTTTAATTTCTAGATACTAGTATTTTTGATTAAGCTGGAAGTTCTTCTTCATCTTCATCTTCTTCTTGACCCTGTCCTTGTCCTTGAGCTTGACCCTGTCCTTGTGGTTGTCCCTGTCCTTGTCCTTGACCCTGTCCTTGAGCTTGTCCTTGACCCTGTCCTTGAGCTTGTCCTTGACCAGTTTGAGCTTGTCCTTGTGCCTGTGGTTGAGCTTGTTCCTGTCCTTGTCCTTGTGGTTGAGCTTGTGGCTCTTCAAAATCACCTTCTTGTGATTGTGCTTGTGGTTGAGCTTGTTCTTGACCCTGTCCTTGTGGTTGAGCTTGTTCTTGACCTTGACCCTGTGGTTGAGCTTGTGGTTGAGCTTGTTCCTGTCCTTGAGTTTGTGCCTCACCTTCAGTTTGAACTTGAACCTGTCCTTGACCCTGTCCTTGAACTTGTCCTTGTGCACCGCCCATTAAAGCGTTTCCAGGAATCTTCTCAACGTCTGTATTGTTAAGAGTTATGTATTTTACAATCTCTTCCGCGATGTCAACATCACCGAAAAACTGACGAAGATTTTTTCCTGTAGTATCTTTAACTTTCTTAACATAAGAATTGATTAAAGATTGTGGAATATCGATCATAGTTTTAACCTTATAGATATCGTTCACTTGAAGAACAGCTTCGCTGATTATTTCTTGTCTGTTTTTCTGAACTCTAAAACTTTCAAATTGTCTGATATGTTTCATGTTTTGGTTTAATTTTTTATATAGTTATATATTAAGTAAAAAATATCATTTTTTACACTTTTAATGTGCTATTAAGATTGCCAATATTCCGACCGCGAGACCTACACCTCCAAATAACCACTTTTTAATCTTCTCTTTTTTCAAATCATCTTTGAGACCATCCATCTGCTTATCTTTTATACATTTCTGCTCATCACATATCTTATTACTTTCTTCAAGATTTTTTACCTGAGTAGATAGGTTGTTTATTTGAGAGTCTTTATCATTTACTTGTAAATTTAGTTCAGAAACGTTTTTTTCAAGTAATACTATCTGATGGTTCTGTGCATCAACTATCTTAATATAGGAAACATTTAAACTATCACATTGTATTTTAGACTTTTCTAAAATATTTAGTATTTCTAAATCGTTGTCTATTTTTTGTGCCTGACTTAAAGTGAAGATGACAACTTTCTCACCTTTTTGATTTAGTTCAATCTTAGGATATTCCTGAGAATACGATAGGAAAGAAATAAGAACAAGCATTATACTCAATATTATTTTCATGGGGTTTTAAGTTTGTTTTTGAAAGAGTTGATAAGGTCATCATCGTCTCTTTTGATTGGGTTCTTTCTAAGATTTTCAAGTTTTTTATTCGTTTCTATCAAATCTTTGTTTGCTTTATCCGCGCGATTCTTATAATCCATAACATTTTGCTTAGATACTTCTATCTGTATCTGTAGATCTGCTATACGTGCATCTCTTTTATCAATAATCACTTGAATATTATCAAATTCTTTTTTAAGATTTTGGTTTGTATATTTAAGAGAATCTCTTGTCTTCTCTAACAATCTGTTTTTTTCCTCCAATTTATCAAAAGATTCTCTGTTACAACCTTTGAAGTTTAGAAACACAGAAACTAATAAACAAGCACCGATAAAATACAAAAGTGTCTTTTTTAAATCTATTTTCATAATTTTTCTTCTATTTTAATTTATATATCAAAATATTATATATATATTTGTACATAAAATAAAACGAACCATTATGCAGTATAAAAGACTTATCTGTTTTGATTTTGACGACACATTATTTCACACTCCACTTCCAGAAGATGGAAAAGTAGTTTGGAAAGAAAAAACAGGAACAGATTGGCCACATAGAGGTTGGTGGGGTAAACCAGAATCTATCGATGATGAGATATTCAACATTCCAAGAAACGAATGGACTTACCAAAAATATCTGGAAGCAATAGCTGACCCAGACGCTTATGTAATTTTAGCAACTGGTAGATTAGACAAAGTTCCCGGTATGAGAGAAGGCGTTGAAAAGATTCTAAGAGACAACAACATAGAATTTGATGAAGTTCACTTAAACTGGGGAAGTGACACATTTATTTTCAAATGCAACTTATTAGAAAGAACAATCAAAAAATTAGGAGTGAAAGAATTGAAGTTCTACGACGATAGAGAAGCACACTTGCCTAAATTCGTAGAATGGGCAAAAGAGCAAGATATCAAAAGTACAATAGTAGACGTTGTTAACAAAACAGAAACAACTATTCAAGGATCTAGTATATAATATATAATCAAAAAATAAGATAATACACTATGGGTAAAATTAAAGAACAAGTAGAATCGAAAGTTGAAGAAATTCTGTCAAAGCCTTATCGATTAGACCTTCACAATGATGACTACAACTCGTTTGATTGGGTAATAACGTGTCTTATGAAAATATGTAAACATGAGCAGGAACAAGCAAATCAGTGTGCACATATAGTTCACTTTAGAGGTAAATGTGATGTGAAATATGGAGACTACGATACAATCTCTACAATGAAAGAAAAACTAAAAACTGCAGGACTTTCAGTAACAATGGAAGCTAACTAATAAAAAAAATCCACTCAATGAGTGGATTTTTTATTTTCAATCATTAAGGTCTATTGAACCAGTTTATTCCATTCGGATTAGATCCTACATTAGACACTTTATTTCGTGACATAACCTGTCTTCTAACACTAAGAACCTGACTATAGTCAATTCCTTGTACATAATCCATGTTTTTCATACAGTCGTTGACATAAGCCATAAACTCTTTAGGACTATATTTATTACCCCACTCTTCGACCATCTCTTTGAATTCTGATTTGGCAAAAATAGAAGTGGCATTGACCACGGTCATAACCGTATCATCATGTCCTACGTCTGCTGCATATCTTACGTTACCTGCGGTAGTGACATGCTTAACAAAAGTTGTTATTTCTCTAATATTATCCTCATTTGTAATATGAAATCCTCTACTATACATAAGTTCTTGATAGTCTTTAACCATCATGTTTTTATTCTCACCAACTTTTAGTCCAAGTTTTTCTTCAGTCGAATCTATTCTATGTTTATACCTAACAAACACCGATGAACCATAGTTGTTGTTACCATCAAAAACGTGCGGCATCTCCGCCAATAGTGTGTTTCCATAGTTGTTTAACTCAAGAACTACTCTTACATTATCAGGATTCAAATATTCAAAAACAAGAAGATAAAGAAGTTCTGCTAATTGTTTGACAGAAACAAAGTTGTTTCTGTATAATCCAACCTGTTCAAGTCTGAAGAAATCAGTAATGGCCTTGTATTTGTGTTTTTGTGTTTCTATTAAATCTACAGGTTTTTCAGAAACTTTAAATATGTTTATGATAGAGTAATCTTGTCCTAAACCTTCGGATATATCGACAGAAAGAACATATTTATATTCTTTTCTTTTTAATGGCATATGTACTTCATCATCATCAATCCATTTTAAGTCTTCATACATAAACCTCAGTTTGTTCTTAAACTCAAATATTTCTTCATAGATATAGTTCTTTTTAGATTTTAAAAGTTCATCTATTATGGCCTCATTCAAAAGAGACTTACTTGAGTTAATAAATCTAAGTCCATACTCTTGATTGAACGCATCTTCTCCACCAATATCCTTCACAGCTTCGTCTTTCCACGTTGTCATCTCTGCAATGGCTAATATAGAAGTCTCAAATCCATTTTTGTCTATAAAATGAAGTGATTTAACTTCTTCATCTGTACACTTTTCATTGTTAAATACATGAATAACATCTTTCTGCTGGTCTAAGTTAAACTCAATCTTTGTCTTTGTGACTTCACCAAACGTATCTTGTACTAATTTAAATATGTCGTCTTTTGTAACACCATATTCATAAAGTTTGTGTGGATTCAATCTTATATAAGTCACAAACCTACCAGGAACCTGATACCAGTAAACCCTCATAGGTTTGTAGTTATTCTTCATTGGATCACCATCAGGTCTTTCAGCATCTGTTAATAACCTATGAAATAAGTTCATACCATTTGGTGTTGATGTAATGATAATCTTTGAGTTTTGTACCGCAGAAACGGTCGGAAACGCAGCGGTATAGTATGGTTCGATGATATTCGATGGAATATGTGCAAACTCATCTAAGTAAAGAACGTCAATGGTAAAACCAATCGCAGGAGTCTTAGATCTTGCAGATGTTTTTATTCTACAACCATTCTCAAATGTAAGAGATTTTTGATTCCAAGTCTTTACACCTGGTTTTAAGAAGAATGGAAGAAGTGTGTATATCGATTTTACTTTATCCACAATCTCAATTGCAGTATCACCTTTGTTGGCAACAATCATACAGTTCTTATCATTACTGAATAATATCGTATGTAGTATGAAAATAGCAGAAGACACGGTTTTACCAACCTGTCTCGATGCCATAAGTATATTGAATCTGTTGTTGACAAAGTTGTCTAAGATTTCTTTTTGGTAATCTCTAAGAGTTATCGAACCAACAGAACCATCTTCTCTTTTTGTCTTACAATACTTCTCAGTAAAGTAATGTATATCTAATGCACATCTTACGTATTCTTGTTGTTCTTCGGGAGTCATTCTAAAAGAGACGCCTGCTCTTCTGATACCGACTTCGCTCTTCATCCAAGGATTCTGATATCTTTTGACGACTATACCGTCGTTTATCTTATCAGTTGCCTCATCGACAAATTTGGTGGTAAAAATCATCTGCCTTTCGGTTTCGTTTGCTTTTACAGCCATATATAGTATTTTTTGTTTTTTGTATATATAAAAGGGTAAAAGTGGAAAAAATACATTTTTTTCTATTTATATATACTATATGGGAAGGAAATCAGGTGTCAACAAGCTAAAAGTAGGTTTCTCTATTGATATAGAGACCTATAAAGAGTTCGAGCAGTATTGCGAAGAGAACTCTATAAACAAGTCTAAACTAATAGACAAGATATTAAAAGGCTTCTTGGAAAGAGAAGACGCCAAACTTACCAAAAATAATTATGTTTAAACATGTCTAAAGAAGAAAACGAAAAAAACAGAATAAAATACGAGTTCGATGAAATACAATCGGAAAACGGAGACTTTGATTTTTCTAAACATCTAGCCAGACCAGAAGACTTACCGGATTTAGGTGAGATTGAAATATATGACTATGACTCAGATCTAACTGTAGCCAGTCAACAAGCAATGGACGTATTAGAACCACTTGTGGATCTATACCTAGGTGACGTACCTAAGTTAAAAGAACACCCTTATATAAAAAGCAAGATGAAAGAAGATGCTATGGTTTACGCCGAAGCTATATTTCTGACTAAGATGACAAGAAAGAACCTTCTTACACAGATGAGACAGGTAGATAATGGTGATAACTCTGCAAGAATGCATGAAGTAGTTAATCAGACAGTCGGTCAAATTAGAGAAAATGCTAAATTTTTATCAGGCCAAAAGACGGAACTTGAAAAGTTCTATAAGACACTCAGAAAAGACTTAGGATACAACGAAATAGAACAGGAAGCACTACCTATTGAATCGGAAAATAAAAGTCCAGAAGGTGAAGTTACAACAAATCGAGAATTGAACGAGATGATAAAGCAGGCAATGTTGAACAAAGCTCAGGATAAGATTAAATAAACTACTTTTTGAAGTTAAATCTTTCAAAAGTCTTTATAAGATTGTGATATTCAACCACGACTTTTGTTTTAGAAAATCTTTTAACCTTATTAGGACTCACAAAGTTTACATAAAGTAGAGTTTCTGATTTAAGAAGATTTTTTAGATTAGACTTTATACTAGACTCACTATTATCTATAAGAAGTTGAAGTAGTTTATTACAATCTATTGCAAGACTAATAGTCTTTTCATCATCTTCATAGAATTCAATCTCATCATATTTTTGAAGTTCTTCTTCTATAAACTTATCACCTTCTGTTTTCATACCAATAAGATGTTGAAGAAGAAGTCTTACTTTTTTATGAGAAACTTCATCTAAGTCTCTATTGTAAAAAGTATCAGATATGAAATAGTATTTTTTAACAGTCAATCCTATCTTCTCAAGCTTTTCCTCTATTTTCTTTATTATCTTCTCATAGTTGTTTTTAGTGTTCTTTGAGCAAATAAAGTATATGTCATCAGTCGTGTTTTTAAGATGTTGTAAGTTTTCTATGTTTATATCATAGTCAAGTGTTTCTATTATCTCAGGATTCATGTATTCCTGCATAGAAAATATAAGTTTTGTAATATCTATTTTTAGATTCTTACATTTAATCTTTAGAGTGTTCATCAGTTTTTCAGGAACCCAATAGGTGGCACCACCAAAATAAATAGAATTATTTTGACTTTTGTATATTCCACTCTTTATCAGATTAAAATCTGATCTAGATATTTTCATAATAGGTACTTTTGGATTTGATTTATCTACTATCCAGACTTTACTATCCATGACTAAAATGGTTTCTATATCGAAGAAGTGTGCTCTCATAGTTTAAAATTCGTTATTTTGTATTTTATCTCATGTGGTTTTCCGTCAAATCTACTACCTTCATATTCTTTGTCGGTCCAGGTGACACCACCACTAAGCTCTGTATCAAAGCTTCTACATTTTGGACATGTTTTGGGTACTACTCCATTACCATCAACAATTGTAATCTCATTTTCAAAATATTCGAAATGTGCCTTACACCAAGGACTCTTACAAACGTTCATTAATTTTTCCATATAGTATATATAAAAAAAGAAAACCCATCAAATGATGGGTTTTCTTTTTATTTTATCATGTTCTTACTTAACGCAAAATCATAAAGTATCGGTAAGTTTAAGTATTTATAGTAGTTGCTTCTTATTTCTTTTAGTTTTTTGTTTCTTTTTACTATGTTGAATATTAACATTCCAAACTCTTCTTGAAAATCAAGGTAACAGTCACACCAAGGCTTGTTATAGTTTTCTAATGTTCTCCATTCTGTATATCCACCAGTTAACCAAAACAATGATTTCTCAGGTGTGATGTTATCTATATTTATATCTTCCAATTCCATATCCCATATTCCATCATTCCAATCCACTTTTCTCATCAACAAGGCAACTGCTTCGGCGATATCACTGGTTAGTTCGTTTCCAATTTCAAAGAAGTATGAATCTTCTTCTTTTGTTACTCTCACAATACCGTTGTTATAAACATCGTTTTTGCCTACTGATTTTAGAGCTAGTTTTCTCCTTTTCATAGTTGTTATTTTATTTTTTGTCGTCACTCATAATTTGATGCCGTCTTTCCATTCACCGGTGAAGTTTCCGTTTTCGAAAATTCCGTTTTCCCAGGTCCCATGGAAAGACCCACCTTTGAATATGCCATAATGCCAATTTCCGGAATAGAAGTCACCACTATGCCAAATTATAGTTTCTTTTTTCAACTCAAGAACTGCGTTCTCAAATTCGGAATCTATAAGCCAGTAAAATTTGTTAGATAGTAATATTTGATTTATTTCTCTTTCATTGGTAAAGACCTTACCATTTTGTTTCAACTCTAGGTATCTCATGTTTGGAGATTTTTTTTATACGTTATATATTTAATTTTAGGTAAGGAAAAAAACCGAAATCGATTTAATGGCGGATTTTTTAAACTACCAAAAAAATAAAATTTAAAAGTGTTGATTCTAAAGAGAAAAATGGTATTAAATATTTGCTAAATAAAAAAGCCTCGGATTTATCCGAGGCACACACACAAACAAAGTTATATTATTGATTATCTAATAAATCTTTTTCTTCTGCAGTGATAGAAGCTATTCCGTATTTGAATATTTTTTCTAAGATTGCATCTACTTCTAAAACAACAGGTAAATCTTGTTTAACTTCAACAACATCTTTAACAACATCTTTAACATAAACAGAATCTTTTCGAGACTCTAAGTTATACAACTTTGAATCCATAGATGGAGTTCGTATGTCATAACCTTCTGCTAAAAAAGCTTTGTAGTTTCTAAGAGTTTGTTCAGTTTTTGGCATCTTTGGAGTTTTCACCGGTTTGATGGCTTTTATTTTATCTTGATCTTCTTTAGAAAGAGAAGCAAAGTCTGTACCTAAACGAAAGAAACCACCGATAATAAAAGCAACAATTTTACCTTCTGAAATCCAGTACATAGATACTTTTGTTTCTGTTTTTCTTCTATAAAGTTCTTCAAAACCTATAAAGTAAGTCTCACATACTGCAAATAGTTGTTGAGAGCTCAATGATGTCAAGTTTATGCAGATTATTTTATCGAAGTTGATTTTCATAGTTTCTGTTTGTTTGTTTGTTTTACAAATATAAGACATTTATTCTATTCACACAAATTATTCTATCTTTTATTTATACTAATATCAATCTTTCAGATACAAAAATACAAATAAAATAGAGATTACACTTTTAATATATAAACAAAATATAATCATAACTACATGAAATATCTTATTAAAAGAAATGACTTTTTAAGAGAAGCCAAAAGATTAGACGAAAAATCTGAATTTCTAAGAGACGCAAAAATATCAGGAAATGAACTATATCAAGAACTTATAAAAGAAAGTGAATATGCCAGCAACCACGGATCAGGACCAATGGCGAATGATATTGGATGGCATGATTCATTAGTAGGTAGGTTTTTAAATCACCTTGTTAGAAAAGCAAAAGTCGCTAACAACCTTAGAAGAATAAAGCCATTAATCTCAAGACTAGAAGGTGAATTTGATAGGATAGCAGCATCTGGATTTGCATACAACATGAATCCTGAAGATAAGAAACTTTATGCAAAAAGTATTTTGTATTCATTCTTTTTTGCATTGAACGAGGCCGTTGAAAATGGTTCTGAGACTAATATTATAATAAATCTTACAGAAAGTGCAATCACAGCAACAGAAGAGATGAAAGAAACCGATATTGATACTACAGTAAAGGCTAAATTACTTGAAGAACTTGAGGGTTTCTTAGAGGAACTAAAAAAAATAGAAGCACAGGGTCAAGCACAGGGTCAAGCACAAGGTCAAGCACAAGGTCAAGCACAAGGTCAAGGACAGGGTCAAGCACAAGGTCAAGGACAGGGTCAAGGACAGGGTCAAAGTGAAGAAGATTCTGAAGAGAATGAGGATAAATATTCAAAGTTAGAAGAAAGCCTTCCAACCATGATTAAGAATCTAAGTGCACTTTACTATATCTTAAAAAATTACAAAAGTGTAAATCTTTTAAACTTCAACAAAAAAGAAGAGGCAGATGCAAAGAAACCAGTTCCTTATGTAACTGTAGCAGGTGACACATTAACATCGATACTGAACAACTCCGATATAAACAAAGGAGTTACTTTTTCAAGTGCAAATATTGATAAAATTTTTGCCAAAAACGAACTAGAATTGAAAGCAACACTCGCTGCTGCTACGAAACTTAACACTAAAAAGGAAAAGATAACTTTAAAAGCAGGACTTGAATTAGTATTAGAGAAACAAGGAAATAGTGTAGATGGAAATAATGTCTATAAAGAAGAAGATCATTTGACTCAAGCATTTGGAAAATTAACAAAAGATATAACATCTCTTATAGATACAAAAGACCAAAAGCTACCAATAAGTGAAGAGTTTGTCAGAATACTATTAGCCAAACATAAAGATGGTAAAAACGATACACTCATAATGGCCTTATACGACAATATAAATAGGTATTTGGTAGGTGACAAAAAGCAAACGATTCAAGAAAAAGATTCTTTATATAAAGAGTCTTACGAATATCTAATGCCAAGAAGTGAGAAAAATCCAAATGGTGGTAAGATTGAAGTTGTTGCGGAAAAAATCGCAAGATTCGCAAAGAGAGCTTTACAGTTTGATGGGAAGAATCTTTATGGTGGTTTAGGAGAATTGGCAGATCCGCTTAAAAAGTTTGTTGAGACATTAAAGGTTTTGATGAAAAATCCAATTGTCAATGTTAAGACAGAGTATTCAGAGCAAAGCGAGGAAAAGAAAAAGGAAAGCAAATACAACGTTGGTCAAAAATACATATACACAGACGGAAAAGGCGATAAGAGAGTTGTGACTTTGGTTTCGAAGACTCATGTAATGAAAATGGGCGATGATAAAAAGTGGGCAACTAAAGACGACGCAGAAGGTGGAAAACTTCCAAAGGAAGATACACTATCTGTTGTGTACGACGATTCGAAAATTTCTTTTGGAGTTTCAAAATCAGATCTTTCACCTTATGTAGACCAAAAGGCAAGAGAGACCAAATATAAAAAGGACGAGCTTATAAAAGATATAGAAAGTGCGACTAAAAAAGCATTGGAACTTAAAAAAGATAACCCAAAAAAAGCGAAGATACTAGCAAACATAGATAAAATGAAAGCCGACCTGGACAAGCTTGACGAATCGGTAAACGAAAGTGTTTATATCTCAAAATTAATGGAGATACAAGCTGGAATGCGTGTTATTATGTTGGAATTAAACGAAGCATTGAAGAGCAGTAGTAAACCTGTAGGAAGATTGCTTAAATTCGACAGATTCATGTCTTACATAAAAGAAGCAGAAGAACCAGTGACTACAGAAGAGACTCCAGAGTCAACAGAAACTCAAGGAAGTACAAGTGCAAGTGATCCAAGATCTAGTATGTCTAGAGTCGAAAGGATACAAGACTACTTTGAGAGAAAGTGTAGAAATGTAAAAGACTACACAATGGATAAAACAGAGTTTGAGAAAGTTAGAGCAAACTTCGAAAAGTTAGAAAAAGACAAAGACGGATTCATAATAGACGGATACGATCCAATAATCGAGATATTGAAATTGTTCAACAGAGCATACAAGCTTTATATGGCAAAATACATAACAAAAAGAAGTACCGGACCTGGTGTAAGTACCGAAGCAGAATATACTTCGTTTGGAGACAAAGGTCCTTATAGAAACGACAAAATATTCGATGTTTGGGAAAATGCAGTTTTGGATTTAATGAAAGATAGAAAATACGAATTCATCTTCGACCCGAAGACAAACCTAAGAGTAGGAAACGAAATCAGACCAAACGGTGGTGCCAATCTGAGAAAGTTCATGACCGATATGTTAGATGGTGATAGTCTTTACAAATCTAAAAGTGGATATGGTGATTCAGGAAGAGGAAAACAAGCAGAGCTTTTAGACGAATACTTTGGAAAACCGGACGAGAAGATAGGTACTGCAATCAACAAAGGAGGAACATTTTTGGAAAAAGATGAAGAAAATAACCAAGAGATTGTAGAAGGGATAGAAGCAAGCGCTACTAAGATAAAGGCCACAAAAAGTGAAAACGCGGTTAGTGACGATGGTAAAAAAGCCGTTTATCCTGTAAAATACACGTTTTTTGTATTGAAGATAAAAGACAAAGATGGCAACGAGGCACAGAGAGCATTCTACATTCAAGAGATAGATGGTGCATATGCATATATGCAGTGTAGTAAAAACTTTGGCACATTCAATCCTCTTCTAGACGCCTCTGTTTTAGGACATGCTAATAATTTAGTAGGTGGTGATTTACAGGTAAAAGAATCTAAAGCACTTTCACATTTCACCAAAGTTAAAAGAGATGATTTCTTGAAATTGTTATTATCACCAGGTACTATAGAAGTCGGAATGATGAGTGCGGACGGTCAGAAAAAAATCACCACCGAAAAAATAGAAGTGATCGGAGCATATTGGATCACAAAAGAGGTGGATGGCAAAAACGTTCTTTTCAACGCGATAGAATTTGGAAAAGAAATAGGTAAAGACAAAGAGAAGGTCGAAAAACTAAACAAGCAGATAGCCAAAGTGGCGGGAATTTCCACGATCGTAAATATGATTAACGGAAGTGACGCGAGCAAAGTTGAAATCACCAGAGCTTAAATAAAAGTGTTTAAAAAATGAAATATCTAAAGAATTTTAAACGTTTTGAAAACGTGGAAGTCGAAATAACTGATGAGCCTGACGTAAAACTTGCCAAAGAAGAAACTAATAACCTTGAAAAAAGTTTAAAAGATTTTCCTGCAGTAAAGGCAGAACTTGATAAAGCTTTCATGAATCTAAAAAGTGACAAAGACAATGAGTTATTAAATAAAAAGATAGAGGAAATAAATAAAAAGTTTTTGAATAATCCATTCATAGAAGAGTACACACGAATGATGAACCTTCAAATGAAAATAAAGTATGTTCAAGATGAGTTGATGAAGTACAATGATGATCTTTATAAAAACGAAGAAGATTTAAAGCAACTATCAAGTCAGAAAGTAGACACTTCCGCCAAATTAAAGACCGTAAACGACATAAAATCTAATCAAAAGATAAAGACTCAGGAGATTGTCGATTTAAAAAAAGCCCTATTGACTGCAACCGCAGAACAAAAAAAGAAAATGGAGGAAATAAAAAAAGAAATGCAAGATTCTTCTAAAAAAATAACCTCCTTTTAAAAAAAAGAGAAAAATATCGCTTTTTACATTTTATATATACTTTAACTATAAAAAATTAAACTAAAAAATATGGCAATTCAAATTGGAAAATACAAAAGACCAGGAATATTCCTAGAGGAATATGATAACTCCGTTATCGCGACTCCAGTTGTTGAAGGACTTACAAACTTGGTAATAGGCGTGTCTAAAAAAGGACCTGTCAATACACCGATAATGGTTAGTAACACAACTGACTTAGAAGCAATATTCGGTCAATTGGATAGAGGATTGGAGAGAAAGGGTTCGTTCTTTCATAGAACAGTTTCTAAAATGTTGGAGACAGCCCCAGTTTATGCAATAAACTTGCTTCTTACAGACGATAATTTAGACGTTATTGAATATAAGTCTCTATCTACTTCTGCAGATACTTTAAACGACGTGGAAAGAACTGGTCCTTATAGAAGATTTTTTGACACTACAGGTTTCTGGAAAAGAGACACTGAGTCTTTCATAAATCTTACTAAAAATAACACAGGATACTCTGAAAGAGCATTCAGTTTAACAAACTTATCTGATAAATTCGTAACTGTATTTGTTTTCAAATCAGCAGTAGCTGGATTTGACAGAACTCTTATCGAATGGTATGGTTCGGCAGAAAAAATGCCTCCTTATGTTAGCACTAATGATTACGCATCTGACTATATGGTTGATGTTGTTGTAGTTGGTGGTGATTGGTCAGACTACAAAACTTTAGCAGTAGATTCTAGATGGAGTGCTTACTTCAATGCTACAGGACTTAGAAAAGACAAAGTTAGAGAATTCGCAAATGATAGAAACATTACGCTTTTAGCATTCTACGAAGGACTTTCTTTAATTCCATATTTTAGAGATGCAAACGGTAGAAACGTCTTCATCGAAACAGTAGTAAATAGAGATACAGACAGAACTGGTATATTTTGTGCGTTTAATAGTGACTTAGTAGAAACAGACTTCTTCAACGGAAGACTTGACTTAATCGGCCATACAATCGCAGGTAAAAATGAAACTAATATTGATTTCCTTTCTTACCAAGAAGTAATATCAGAAGAGATTGAAATCGTTTCAAATCCATTAGATTTACCAGGAAACGTAACTGCTTTATTAGGTGGTTCAGCATCTTGGGCATATGAGACTGGAACACACCACGCATATGAAACTCCTAAAGTAAAAGGATGGGTTACTAATGGTGATGAAAGAACATCATACTTCTCAGAAGGATATATCTATAACGTAGAACTTGCTGCAACATTTAGTTATTCAACTGCATCAATCGTAGCTACTTACTCACTTATGTATCCAGACTATGACGCATTTGTTGTTGTTGGAGACAAACAAGTACCTATTTCAGGAACTGCAACACTTAGTATATTAGGAAGTAACTACGTATACAGTTCAACTGCAGCAACATATTCATCTGCATTCGTAGTAGACTCTACAGGAAAATTTAAAGTTGTAAATAGTACAAACGCAAACAATCCTTCAGTAGCATCTACAGATACTGTATTAGCATCTGTTAAGTTCAGAGTATTAGAACAACAAATAACAGGAACTCCAGTTTGGACAAACGTAAACCTTAAACAAGGTGGATTTAACAACTTCGTATTTGGTACGGCATCAGGTGCAGACTACTTCATAGAAGCAGTAACTGGAGCAACAGGATCTATTAAAGTAACCTTTACAGATACAGACTCTTCTATAAACGTTAAAGACTACGCACAATACAGAAGATTCAAAATGTTTAACAGACTTGTTGATCTAATCGATAGTCCTAACAAAGTTAAAATGGCAATGCTTAAAAGCTTTAAAAAAGGTCTTAACAACTACAAAGGAGATAAGATTAGTTTAGCAGACGTTTCAATATCAAATATTGTTACTTCTTCTACACAAGATAAATCTTTCGAACTTAAACTTCCTTTCGAACTAGCAGATTTACAAGACATCTTAAAAGGTTTCTTAGTATTCTATACAGTAGATAACGAATTTATATTAGGTGCCAAAGGTGTAAAAACACAAGTAGAAGTTGCTGATGGAAATAGTTTTGGTGTAGTTGGAAAATACTCTAAACTATACGGAAGATACTATGATGGTGTTGTAAACACTGGAGATTTCTTCTATGCAAACAAAACATCTAAAACAATATTAGAAAAAGCAAATGCAACTCCTTATGTAGCGGGTGCTGAATACATATCTGATGTTTACTTCTTTGATGGTGAATCTGCAGTTACTGTATTTGGATTAACTGCTGGAGTAAACGTAGGACCTACTTCTTCTGCAGCAGGATACGATTATATCGCATTTAACGCAGCAGATTTAGACGAGCTTTCTTTATACGACGTGATTTCTATAAAAGGTGCGGTTACAAACACAGGAACTTTCACAATCATATCAGATAATCTTTTTGGTACTATGGATAATGGTGCTGGAATATTCACACACGTATATAAAGTAAACGAAGAAACTTCTTACGAAAGAGTACAAAACGTTTCTATAATATCAGACTTCAACACTAAACACTACCTTAAAATGTATGTTGATGGAGAAGTTTTAAATGTATCTTTTATGGATGAAACATTTAATTCATATGAGGATGTAGATATCGAAACAGCAGGAACATTCGAAATAAACTCTGCAATAACAAACTACAAACAATCTTTAGAGATTGAGTATCCTGCTGGATATGTTGAAGTTCCTAACAAAGTTCTTGTAGCGGGAGCTAGATATACTGAAGTAAAAGTTGGAGACTTCTTAGAGGCTAAGTATAATGAACTAACACTAAACATTGGTCAATATCCAAGAAAACTAACAAGAATTGTTTCAAAAAGACAATACACTGGAAACGCAGACTTAGTTGAAATAACTTGTGATTCTGAAATCAAAAAGGTTAATTTTAGTGGAGACTGGCAAACAACAAGATACAAAACTGTTGATAACTATGCAACAACTTACAAAGCAATCTCTTTAAAAGGATTCAGAGTAAGAGAAGCATCATTACCTGATGGAACTGAAGCTAGACAAAATGCAGTATTAAATCTTGTTTCAAAAGGAACACCATTGTTCAAAGCAATAACTAACAAAGAAGCTTTAGACTTCAGATACTTAATCGATTCATTTGGATTAGGATTGACAGAAAGATCTAAACAACAATTAGTTGACATCTGTGGAGATAGATTAGACGCATTTGGATTCTTGAATATGCCTTCTATGAAGTCATTCAAAAACTCAAGCTCTCCAACATTCGTAAACGCAGAAGGAGTTCTTCAAGCAGAGTTTATTGCCAAAGGTGGAGATCCTGAAAGTGGACCAGCATTCCTTTACTCATTCGGTGACGGAGCAGGTACAACTTGTGTTGGTTACTTCATGCCTTACTTAACAGTAAATGACAATGGAAGACCATTAGATATGCCACCAGCATCTCATGCAGCAACAACGTATATGAGAAAACATACATCAAATGTTGGATCTATTACTCCTTGGACAATCGCAGCGGGTGTTACTAACGGTAGAATCACAAACATCGCTGGATTAGAAATGGACTTTACTCCATCTGACATAGAGTGGTTAAATGGTGCTCAAATCAACCCAATCGTTTTCAAAAGAAATAGAGGAAACGTTATTGAGACTGAGAATACAGCACAAACTCTTTACAAATCGGCACTTTCTTACATTCACGTTAGAGAGGTACTTATCGAGCTTGAAAGAGAGTTATCAAGAATGTTGTTAGACTTCCAATGGAGATATAACACACCAGACATCAGAGCTGAAATCAAACTTAGAGCTGACGTAATCTGTGAAACATATGTAAGTAAAAATGGATTGTACAACTACTTCAATAAAATGGATGAGGAAAACAATACGACTGAGATTATCGATAACCAAATCGGTGTACTTGATACTTACGTAGAACCTATCAAAGGTATGGGAATCATTGTTAACAATGTAACTATACTAAGAACAGGAGCTATTGCAGCAGGTGGATTCGCATAATATACACTAAAAATAAAAAAACCTCAAAGAAATTTGAGGTTTTTTTGTTTTATGAAAACTTTATAGTTATTTGAAGATATAAGGAAGAGAGATATATCTAATATATATTTAAAAAATAACAAATAACATTATGTCTAAAGAACAAGAAATGAGTGAAGAGGACTACCTAAAGAGACATCTAAACGATATCGATCCAAGTAAGAATCAGAACAACTTTAATGACAATACAACCGCACAAAAACCTGTAGTAGAGGGAACTAGAGTAAGTGACTTACAATACTTCAACTTCGATATCAGAGAATTACCTTGTGGACAATTCTATCCAACAGGAACTCTTTTCATGGTAAGACCAGCACAAGTAAAAGAGATTCAAGCATACTCTATGGTAGACGACCAGAACTTCTACGACATAGTGGAAAAAATGAATGATATTTTACAATCATGTGTTAGAGTTAAATATTCTGATGGTAAAATAGGATCTTATTTAGATATCAAAGATCAAGATAGACTATTCTTAGTTTTTCTTATCAGAGAACTTACTTTCCAATCAGGAAATTCATTATCAGTAAATGCAAAATGTAGTTGTGGCGAAGAAGTGGCAATCTCACTAAACAAAGAAAACTTTGTTTTCCATGAAATAGATGAAAAACTTGAAAGATTCTACAACAGAAATTCAGGATCATATCATTTCAAAACAGTTAATGGTAAAGCCTTTGAATTGACTCCACCTAACATTGGACTTCAAAAGGCTTTCACAGAATACATTATGAAAGAAAATAATGAAAAAAGAAATCCTAATTTAGCTTTCTTAAAAATCATTCCTTTTATGATGAATGGTAGAACTTCTATAACATATGACGGAGTAAAAGCAAAAGTTAAAGAATTTGAAGAAATGGATGATATCTCATTTCAATTTTTGAATGCAGCTGTGGGCAAGATGACATTTGGAATAAAAGAACTTAAAAAGTTATGCCAGTGTGGTGAGGAGGTCCACACAGATATGCAATTTCCCAACGGAGCCTCAAGTATTTTCGTTATTCATGATGCCTTTGAAGCATATATTAAAGAATAAATTAATGCTCCAAAAACACTTTCACACACAGGAAGTGTCAATGGATGATTGGCCTTTCTGGATGTTTGAAGAAAACATCAAACTTGTTAACGAAATTGTCGAAGAAGAAGACAATCAAAGAAAGAAAGACGAAGGAGAGCAACAAAAAGGAATGCCAGATACAGGTTCGATGATGAAGAACGCATCGAGTATGACAAGCAATATAAGCATGCCAAAATTCTAATAGAAAAACCCACTCAAATTTTGAGTGGGTTTTTTAGTTATAAAAATAGACATAAAAAAACCCACTCGATTGAGTGGGTTTTTATATTTAGTATTAATATCCTGAAATAAGTGGAGGATTAATAGAGAATCCTGAGTCAATGTATTCATCAATGAAGTAATCATATACAAAATCAGCACTAACTGTTGGAATGATATCATTTGATGCCCAATCAAGTTCGTAACCTGCAAGTTTCGACATTTGACAGTTTTGGAAAGTAACCCTTCTCAATACAACACCCTTTTTATCATGTTGATTTACGATAATAGTTCCAATCATATCACTTTTGTAGTGAAGAGAACCATTTTGAGAGTTAAAAAGTAAGTCATACCAAGCTTTCAAAGTATTCCAAACTTCCATAGAACCATTGTTATTAACATTTACCTGGAAAGGTATTGCCAACGTACCACTAGTCTTAGTAGGAGTTGTTTGAAAAACTCTTGTAGAGTATTTGAATCTTTGCTCTTTGGCAGCAGTATCAAACTCTGTTAAGTTTGCTAAACTTATTTTAGTAGCGTTTTCTAACAATAAAAGAGCATCTCTTTTTTGTGCCTGTAAGATAACTGGTAACACGAATGTTACCTCAAACAAGTTTAGGTATACTACTTCATCTGGTAGTGTTCCAGGTCCACCTGGAGAACCAACATTGGAAATCTGCGTATAATGTGGTAATGGCATATTTTTTTTATTTATTTTTTATGTAATTGGTAAACAATTATAATGTATATATTAATATTTTTTTACCTTCTGTTTTTTTAAAGGCTTAACTATAATGTATATATTATATTAAAAAAGCAATTTTTTTCCATTTTCACTTATTTAAACTTAAATACATAAAAATCATATAAATCATACAAAAAATTATCATTTTCAATGAAAGTATATATGATAACAGATACCCATTTTGGTATCTATCTAAACAACCTAGATAAATGGATGAATATGATGGAATCAACATTCTATAACTATGTAATCCCCTATCTAAAAGAAAACGCGAAGCCTGGTGACATACTGATTCACTTAGGTGATTTATTCGATAATAGAACATCCATTCCTATAAACATATCAAATAAAGTGGAAAAAATACTTAAAGATATCTCTGATATTATACCAATTCATATAATGGTTGGAAACCACGATTTATTTAACAAAGGATCAAACGAAGTCAACTCTGTTAGATTGTTCAGTTATATGAACAAAAACATAACCGTATATGAAAAAACTACCACAATCGAAGTAAACAATCAAAAGCTTGTTCTAATACCATGGGTAGAGAAAAGACTCGATATGATTAAAGAACTTGGTAGTAATCCAGGAGACTATCTATTTTGCCACTCAGACTTAAATGGTTGTAAAATGCACCTAAACTCTGTTGCACATAGAAACGCAGATAAGATTGATGTAGAGAACTTTAGTGGATACAAAGATGTATTTTCGGGCCATATTCATCTTGTTCAACAGAACAAAAATTTTAGATTCATAGGGTCTTTGTACCAAATGGATAGAAACGATACGGGAGACCAAAAAGGAATCACTATATTAGATTTAGATACAAATGAAGTATCTTTTCATGCAAACAACTACTCACCAGTATTCAGAAAGTTCAGAGTAATAACTGAAGAGGATATTGATAGATTAGATGAGATTAAGGACACGAAGGACTACATAGATTTAGCCATATCAAACAATCTACTTATCAATAATAGAAAGCTTCGTAGAAAGCTTGAAATGATGTTAGAGAAAGGTAATTTCGCATCTGTTGAGTATATAGACGACATAGTACAAAAGAATGAAGATGGAGAAGATATTATCTCAGAAGCAGTTGAGATAGATGAAGAATCTATGGACATCTCTATAAAGCTTGAATATGAAACTTATATCAGAGAATATATTGATAGACAGAAATATGAGAACTCTGATTTCAAAGATGGAATACTAAGCGAGTATGACGAAGTAATCAGACTCTACAACGAAAACTATAAGTCAAAGATTGACTAAAAAAGAAAACCACTCATTAGAGTGGTTTTTTTATTACTTTATTTTAGTATTGTTTAGTCAGCGATTATTCTAAACCAATCATGTTTAGCATTATCTCTACCATCATACGATCTATTGGTTATAAATCCTCTTTGTGTATAATGATCTTCAATCATTTTCAATAAAAAAGAGTTTACCGATTTTGTACTTTTGGTTTTAAAGGCAGGATTTTGTTTTACTTCAATATAATTTTCAGTTGTATTTCTTAACTTACTATCTAATTCTTTTACTAGAGAATTAAATTTTTCTTCCGCTTCAATTTTTAATTCATCTCTATCAAAAGCCGAACCTGATGTTGATTTTGATTTAACTTCTTCAGGAGTTACTGGTGTTTCATCTTCTTTTCCTTTAAAAAGATTCGAAAAGAATCCTTCATTAAATTTTTTTAAGTGTTTCATATTTAGTATTTTTTTATAGAGTATATATTAAAAAAAAAATCATTTTTTTAACTTTATTACCTTTACTTTAAGATTGTTAGTTCCCTTTATCAACCGATGATAAATACCCATCGGTATAAAAACTTCACCTTCTATCTTCTTTGGTAGTTCGTTGTCTATCTGCACCATCCAATCAGTTTCGTCGATAGATTCGATTATTCTATCTTCCCTATCACGATGCCACATAAACTCACCAGAGTCAGTATCTTGACTAAATTCTCTGATAAATGTATTATCACTTATTTTAGTTTCTTTATATGGAAGTGTCATATTTTACCAGTATCCAGGATAAGTTTTTCCACCCCAAAGATGTCCGTATTTGTTTATTCTACAAGCCCAATATCCGGCCTTAGTCTTATCTTTCTTCATATCACATTTGTGCCTAGCAGCAAAAGACTTTCTAGCCTTAGGATCACTAACCTTTGCGGTCAATCCACCGTGAACATCACCAAACGCAATCTTTTTAACATTACCTGTTTTAGGATTCTTAACATAAACATGATACTTCTTAGTACCACCTCTCATTGGATGATTCAACTCAACTTCTCTACCTTTGTATTCGGCCTCATTCATTTCTTCAATCGTTTCCATTGGAAGATCCAAAGGAACTATCTCACCATTGAACTTAGCAAACTTTCCTATTTCAGTAGACTCAAACAAATCTTTATCCAATCCCGTTAGATTTACTCTATTAGAATCAAAATGTGTTCTAGCTTCTTTAAGAACATCATAGAAAGCCTCAGAACCTGGTCTAAATATGTTTTCAGTGATTGGTTTATTATTTTTCAAATGATACTTTAAACTCTCTGAAAATAAGTCTCCAATGACATCATTAAAGTTAGAAAACTTTGCAACATCTTCTTCACCAACACCACATTCGCAAGGATCACAATCACAATCAGAACATCCACACCCACATGGATTAGATTCACAATCTGAACAAGTTTCATCATCATTAGGTGTTAAACCACCCATAAGAACACCTTCTTCTGGTTCTACTTCATCAATAGAAATAGAAATCTTGAAATCCTCAAACTTTTTGATAGATTTTTTTAATCCTGGTGTAGTAACTTGTATTTCTTTTTTAAGAGTTTTTTCTTTACCTTTAGCGATTGGTTCAAACTCTGATCTAAATCCAAGAGTATCCGTATCTTCTTCTTTTTCAAAAGAATCTATGTCAAAACCTACTTCAAGATTTTTTATTTTCTTTGGTTTTTCTTCTTTTAAGAATTTTTCCACTTTATCTATTTTGGCCATAATTTATTTAAGATTTTTATACTCTATATATTATTATCAAGAAACACATTTTTAATATATATCAAAAAGTATTCAATATAAATGTCTAACCATAAAAGCTTAGTTTTCTTCAATAAGGAAGGCGATTACCTAAACATAAAGTACAACAACACTGTCGATAGATTCGAAGGAGATTTACTTTTTCACCAAAGTTCATCAGACATCTATAAGACAATTGGTCTATATACAATGGAATATCTTCCGGCATTTGAATATGCAGTTTCTGGAGATTTAACTCTAAGTAAGTTTCAGATATTCAACGAATGGGGAATGCACTTCTATGGAGCAAGATTAGGAACATTTTCTATGGCTGCAATAGAACCTGTAAATAATGATCCAAGCTTCTATTCTAAATGGATATACGGTGTGGATTTTGAAAGATTTTTCCCTATTGGAACTTTTATAATGTTTGATAGTGAGTTTTTGGAGTTTCAAGATACTAAAAAGACTTATGCAGTAATCGGTTCTAAAAAAGGTGCAGTAATGATACTAACAGACGTAGATAACGCGACGTTTGAATCAATGTACTATGTCGAATACACAAATGGATCGATAAAAGATGTAACACTTAGAGGTTCAAATCTCTTAGGAATATACAACTATATAGACGCAGACTACAAAAACAACCTTTCGGAATGGAACGAACCAAACTTTTACGACAAATACTACGCAGGTAAAAAACTAAATATAGTAAATAGTGAAAAAAATGATGGTGTCTATACAGTTAAAGAAAACGAAGTGACTGATGCAGTACATTTTGAATACTACCTTAAAAATATTGAGACTGATAAAAATCTTCTTATTGAACTTATATCTAAAACCGATGTTCCTAAAATATACGACGGAGGAATAACCATTGCAAATGGTAGAATAACATTCAAAAATCTGAATGCATTTCCAAAAATATTAAAATCGGGTAGAGAGTTTAAAATAATTGGATCTACATTAAATACAAACTTTCTTACAGTTAGTAACGTACCCAACTTTGCTAACATAACAGAACTTGTTGTGTATACAGAAAAGTCTCAGGTTTTATATAACAACAACGTATACCAATGTATAAAGGCATACACACAAGACTATTCAAATGTAAACACACAATTTGTCACTCCCGCCAACTCAAAAGAGTATTGGGGAAAACCAACATATATTTCAGTTGATCAAGTACTTACTGATGAAATAGTAAACAATTGTCAAATCTATTTAACAACAGATAGACTATATTTTGAACAGGGATATACACAAAGTAGTTCTGTTACATTAGCAATGGCTGCAGAAAAATATAAAGACGATTTTAGTTCATTAAATATAGATTTATACTTAAATAAGGGAGTACTGAAAGCAGATTTGATGTATCCAAGTAAGTATGCAGAAGTTAATTTCTACCACACAGAGACCGTAAGTACATGTTTGGCAAATTTAGGAGATAGAGAAGCATTCATCATTAGAAAAGCAATAGAACTTTTTTCGATGCCACCAGATTTATCATCATCGAGTTCTATACCATCAAATAACTATTTGTTTCTATCAAATCTATACGATACAGAGGTCGCAAATTGTAGCTCTTATTTGATAGGTAAGCAATTTCAAACTAATGAAAGACTTATTGAGATAAAAGAAAAGTTCACACAAGAGTTAAACTACGACTACTCAGAAAACTACAAATATAATATAGTCTTTACAGATATAGATGAGTTTGGAATAAAGTTAGTAATCAACAAACAAGTATATGAAGAAGAAGTGGCTTGGATATATTCAGGTGCGGCACCAGATATGCAAAGAACTATAGATAGAACTCTAAGAAACTGGTTATCTAGAAACTTTGTCAGACTTCGTGCATTAGGAATCACAGCAGATTTAGAATACTTAGGAAGTTATGTTTCACCATTCTACAACGCCATTGTAATAAGATCGGAATATCCTAACATACCTATAGAAATAAATCGAATAGAAGTAGGAACAACCGCAGATTATCATATAGAACACTCTAAAGTTTTATTCAATGAAATAGGTGGAAATCTATCGTTTACAATAAACAGCAAACCATATGAGATGCAGACAATATACGGAACCTTCCTTGACAACACAGGTGCGACCGTATCATCAACATCATCAACCGCAACCGTGAAATTACCGGATATTCCCGCAACATTGGTAGCATGGACAGAAGAACATGCTCCAGTATTAGAAACATACGGAATAATAGTTAAAAGTATAAATAATCTATTGAAGTTTGATGTCAAAAGAACAGACAGAAGACTTGACTATACCATAAAGACCGGTAAGATTATGCTACCTGGTCAGACAGACTATGTGATAACTAAAAAGATTAAAGGAAACAAAGGAACTATTGTTACTGGAAATGAAGTAAGACTAATAAAATCCGATGCAAATTCATCTTTTGAAGATGCGGGGTTTGGAACAGGAAGAGTAATTGGTGTAAATAGTACACCTCATCCTTTACAAGACGTAAAATATAATCTTCTTAGTGTTGATCCAAAGATTATGAGTCTTAACTACCAAGGACCTTTCTGGGGATTAGAAAGTGCACCTTGTAGATCATCTGGATTCATAACTTTAGCATTCACTATAGGATTTGGACAGACTACGTGTGATCCTGCGGTAGGACCAACAGGACAAGGAGGGCCATTCAACCCTATACAACATAATCAAGAGATGTTTGGTGTAAACTATAACTTCAACGACTACGAAACAATAAACTATAACATAAGTGGACAGCCTGGAGTTTCAAATCTTATTGATATGAAATACATACAGCTATCCAACTCTGTTTTTGTGTTAGGAGACAATCTTAGTGCAATGGATGCATATACCGGAGTATATCTATCTACAATATATCTTACAGGAAACACTGATAGTATAGAGATAGAATTCAATACTTTCAATAGCTTCCTATATTGTCTATCAAAAACCAAATTATGGGTTGTCGATCCTGTATTAAACATAATAGTAACATCTATAACATTAACCAACACGGCAGCGGACATGTTGATAAACACAGACAACGGTGATATCTACGTTACTTACGAAAATAGCCCGACAATATCAATATTCAGTTATAAAAACGTTTTAATAACAAATCTCACAACACCATCACCTACAGACACAAAAACAGGGAAAATGGTATACAACGAGTTTGAAAAAGACATATACATAACTACCGACGCAGATTTATTGATTAGAGTAAATGGTGCAACGAGAGATATACAAACATCTTACAATATTCCTGATCTTGCACAATCTTCTATATTCTATGAACCAGTAAACGAATCTGTATATGTTTATGCAGATGCACAACTTTGGAGAATAGATAATGGACTGACTGCATCAGTACCAGGAATGACCATGAGTGAGTTTGTGGATGTAATTTACAACAACCTTACAGGCGAGATGAACGTTTCTGACAAGACTTTTAGATTCAGATCTTTGAATCTTACAGACAATACCATAAACATAGATAGAAATCCATCAATATATGGTAGAATGGCACTAAACCAATATGATGGTGGTGTATATTTAGCATCGGATACAACAAGCACAGTTTGTGTTGTGGATTCTGCAAATGGAGTAGTGGTTCATACAGAAACGACGCCAGCCATAAGTAAAAGAATACTATACAACCCAGAAGACAAATCTATATGGACTTTACAACCATCGATGGCAAATGTTTTTGTAATAAAACCAACCGTAAATAGTATAGTTGACATAATTGGAGTAACAGGAAGTTCGATAGACGAAGGACAATTTGGTACTTTAAATCCAAATTACGTAAAACCAACAGAACTTTGGGTAAAGGCATATGAATGTGTCAGAAGACCAAGAGAAAACTTTGAAGGTGATGTTGCAGTAAAATACTATTGGAGATGGTTGACAGATGAAAATCCAGAATTCTTCATATATGATTTGAGCGGAGAGCAACTTGAAAAGACAGGTCCTTATACATATAAAGGACCAAAACCATTCAAAGATGTTCCTTTAAACAAATATCCTAACAGAGACATAAACAAAGTGGATTTACCTGAATATCAACAAATCGTTTTTGATAGTGTTGAATATGAACTTAGTTACATAGATGACCAAGATGATGTTTCTACAGAGCCAACACCACTTCAACTATTCTTAGGATTTAAAGCACCCGAAGAAGGTGCATATAGTTCATTTTTACAACTTTATAAAAGAGAAGAAGTAGAGTTTAGTATCACCAGTACTCCTACAAATGACACTATTATATCATTTGACACACTTACTTCAGACGGATACAAAAGAGGACAAATAAAACTCAACATGATGTCAGAAGAGACTTTTATAGGTAAAGGTTTGAAAGTAGGACAATATTTAGGAATCGAAATAAAGGATATAACAAATACTAAAAATCAGTACATATCAACAAATAGTGGATATGTAGTTAAGATATCAGAAATCTACAACAAAACTATAATAGTAGATTTCTTTAACATAGATTTAGACTTCTTTGAAAGTGAAAAAACTGTAATAACCGACTATCCAAAATCAGGAACAACTACATACCTAAAAACAACTTTATTTGTTACAGATAGAGAGATTGCTAGATTTAAAACAATAGGACAGACTGAAATAGAAGATCCAAGATTCAAAATAGAATTAGGAAATGTAGGAAAAAATATAGGTCATAATGAGATATTCATATTTAAAGATTATGACATATTAGAAGGTGGTGTAGATTGGAACTTCTTAAACATGAAGAGAAAAGAACTTTTGATGATGAAGCATTTGATATATCCTTATATTGGATCATACAAATCCATAATAAACGCAATAAACTTCTTTGGATACAACGATTTACAACTAAACGAATACTATAGAAATATAAATACTACTTCAGAAAACTTTTTAAAACTATTCAAAGTAGAAATACCAGATATATTTGACAACTCTGTGGAAGGATGGACAGAAAACGACTTTGTAAAGCATACTTTTCCAAACGAGAACTTTGAAGAGACAAACCTATTCAATCTAACATACTTTATAACAGACAAAGAAGGAAACAATTTACTTGGATATAGTATAGATGATATAACGATAAAACTACAAGGATTAAAATTCTGGTTGAAAAGTAATATAATTCCACTAACTCACAAAATACTAGACATAACAGGAAGAGCTTACTTTACAGGTGGTACACAGATTACTCATAGAGTTCATGATATGAGAATAGTCAACATAAGAGAAAGTATGACACCAATATCATTTAAACTAAACGAAGCTTATTTGATGCCGGTTAATAGTGGATCTACCGTCTACAACTGTGTATTAGACTTCTATACTATAGTAGATGGAGTAGGTGCAGACAAAAATCCAACAGGTTTAGTTCCACCACCAAGACCATATTATGAGTTTAAAGAAAATATGGTTCTACCAGAATACTTTACTATAAAGATTAGAACATATAAAACATATAAAGAATGGGCACCATTTACAAACTATATGAAAGGTGATAAAGTAACTTATTATGGAAAGATATATGAGTCTGCACAAGACAACAATAAGGTTAAAAGTCCAAGAAAAAATGAAGATGTGGAAGATTGGGATGCAAATGGAACATATGGAGTAACAAACATAGTAAAATATAATAGAGAGATGTTTGTTTATAGTGGACTTGGTGCAACTTATTCTGCAATACCACCGGTATTAGACCAAGGAGATGACCAAAATTGGTTGAATATAACAGAGTGGTTAGAAATAGATTTAGAACCGGTACAGACAATAGACGAATATAGAAGAATACTTCCACCACCAAAAGTCGGTGCAACACATTCTATTATTTCTATGAAAGAAAATGGTCCACATAAAACACCAATAATAGCACCATTCAACTTTGCGTTAGATTCTAACATAGATCCATTCATTGTAATAGAGATATCTTCAGAAAATGGATATGGGGCAGTTTATAGAGACAGAAAAAACTACGAAATACGTGGAATAAAAGATTTAGTTGATTCTTCAGGAATGAGAGACATAATCGGACCATTTACTCCGATTGAGCCAGTATATTAAAAGAAAAGCCTTTAGAAAATCTAAAGGCTTTTTTATTAAACTAAATCAATGATTAGTTGTTTGAACTTGGTTCGATTACCGTAGCTTCAACTGTTTCTGATTTTCTTTTCTTTTTCTCAACACCTTCTGCAATGATACCTTCTTCAAAAGAAGCAACCCAATCCTGGATATCTGTAGATAAACTTTTTGCATAAGAATCGTAATAGTTGAAAAGTTTACTAATAGTTCCTATTCTCATCAAAACTTTAGAGAATGTATAAGAATCTTTAGTAAGACCTTTAACTTTATGTTTTGATATTAAATGGTAGATGTAAGTGATTTCTGTTGCATTAACAGGGAAAGCGATTAACTCATCATCGTTTGTATATTTAACATCTCTCATTGTTCCCAATAACTCAGTTAATTCGATTGCGAAGAAAACAGTGTTTACATCATACTCTAATTTTTGTAAGATTAAATCTGTTAAGAATTTCCATTGAACTCTATTAAGATGGAAGTTGTATTTAGCATCTCTTAAAGCATCAGTATACTCTTTCCAAAATCCTTGTGATACTTTATAAAGATTATCTTTTTCTTCATCACTTTTATTAGTTCCATCATTGTTGACCATATAGTCTTCGATAGATTTGATTTTACTATCTAAAATAACTTCATTGATAGGATCAATAACTAAATTCTCAGTGTTATTTTCAAAGAATTTAATCTCTGGTTTTACTACGTTTGTTTCAATATTTGACATATTTTTGTTTTTATTTTTGTACAGCCTAGCTGTTAATTCTTTCCGACTTTTTATCTAAATCCGAATCATTCAAATCCAAAGATTTTAAAGTTTCCAATTTATCTTTAGCATTCGTATATTTTTCGATCCACTTATCTTGTTCTTCCATCAAATCAGAGTGCTCTCCGATTGCTGCAAGATTATGACCAGATAGATAAAGTGCTATGTTTGCTTCTGCCTCAGCCATCTCAGCTTCGTATCTTTTTTGAAGCGCAGATACGTATTTTTTAGTTATAATACTCATGATTAGATAATAAATTCTTCGTCTGTCTTAGCATCTTTTTGTTGTTCACTATAAAGTTCTTCAACTTTGTTAGCTCTTGCTACTTTCTCAACACCATATTTGTTTACAATAGAAGAAAATGTGTTTAAATCTGTTCCTACCAACTTAATCTTACCACTTTCCATATTGATATTGATTTTATCAATCTCTTGCTCGATAAGAATAGTTATAGACTCTTCATCAAATACGTTTAAAAGATCTTCATTGATGATAACTTTAAGTTCTTTTTTAAGAACAAAGGCAAAATCATCCGCGATTTTAGCTACTTTTATCAATTGCTTTTGTTTAGAGCTCCCAATAAATTGAAAGTTAACATTAACCGGAAACGACTTCTTGTTGAAGACATCCATAAAAAGCTCTTCTGTTGTCTCATCTAACTCATAGAATGCTTCTGCTGTTTCTTTTGCCATAATTTTTATATTTTGAATTTTTATTTATAATACATTTTTGATTAAAAGTTTACTAAACAAGTAGTAAAATTGTAGTAATGATTGATACTATCCCAATAATAGGATATACTCTCCAATATAGTTTATTATAATACTCATTACTTTTGAAAAGTGAATATCCGATAACCACCAAATATGAGTACTTATCAACCTTTTTAACCTCATAAAGACCAAAAAGCTCTCCAAGTCCCTTTGCATTTAATATACGGTTTACTTCGGTGTTATACTCTTTTATATAGTTTTCTGATATACGATCGATATCAGATTTTTTAAGAGAAAAAGACTCTCCTATTATTTCTTCAGGAATGTTTAGAACGGTATATAACCTTTGTGCCTTATCAACTCTAAGGCCAAAGTTTCTCTCAAGCTCTTCACTATTTTCTTTGATAACTTTTTTATAAAAAGAGAAAAGTCTAATCTTTTTAAAGATGGAAACATTTTTATTCATATCTATTATATGAATAACAATCAAATTGTTTACTGAAGTTTAGAATCTTTTTTCTCGTTCAACTTTTTCAACATAGCAGTATCGATATTTGAACCTGCACCAATCTTACTATTCAATTCCATAAGTAGTTCTATAATCATATCATTCTGTTTGTTAACATTACCATATTTACCAACTTTTTCCTTTTCTCTACTACTTGATTTAGATCCAGGACCACCACCAGGAGTAACCATATTGAGAGCACCACCAACAAGTCCACCCACAGCACCAACAACAGAACCAGCAGCCTCACCAAGAGAACCTAAGAATCCTTTACTTTGGTTCTGACTTCTACCCAGTCTAGCCATTCTTTCCATCTGTGAAAGCTTCTTGTCGTTGATTTGGCTCATTGCAGAACCCATCTTTTTTATGGAAGATGCAAGACTATCATATCCTTTGGCAAGTTTAATCATACCATTTGCCATTTGACTCATAGGATCAAGACCAAAAGCACTTTTTATCATAGATCCAAAACTTTGTTGTGATTGTAGTTTTTTAGCAATAGTCATATAATAGAAAAGATTTGACCCTACCGATTTCATGAAGTTAGGATCTATTTTAGTATTGAAATATTTAGCATTCTTACCAATAATAGCTGCAGTCAAAGACATCTGTGCAGCAACTCTATTGACAATAGAAATATCTGCAGGTCTAGTAGTCTTATAACTAACGTCGGTTCCACCCAATGCACTTAAAGGTATGAATTTCTTTTCGGTAATCGTCATCATCTTCTCCAAAGCCCTTGCCATTGTAGCATACCCTAATAAGTTAGGTGCCAAATTGGCTATAAAGTTTCTCGGAATCAAATAAGAGAAATACTTTTTGTTTTTTTCTAATATTTTGGCAGTAGTGGCCATCTGAACAGCAACGGTTCTAACACCACTTTCGTTCATTAACATACCAGCACTTTTTGCAACAAAGTCAGTTAACCTAACATAACCCCTAACACTTACTGCCAAAATAGGCACAAATGCAGGATTCAAATAACTTGTTAGTGCCTTTTTGTTTTTTTGTATAATATGTCCTACAGAAATAATTGAAGATACGATTTTAACAGGCAAAGACAATCCTATACCAAAAAAGTCCGTATTTTTACTTATATCAGAAGCCAATTTTGCATATGACCTAACGGCAACTCCGACATTCCATGACCAATTTTTACTAGGAGCTGAATCCCACTTCATCTTAGCCCATTCGAATATTTGTGCAACTGTGACGATGGCACCCGCTAGTCTAATGACACCACTTACCATGTTGGTTATAACCTCATCACCCGATGTAAACCAACCAGTATCTTTACTCAACGCGGTAAATACAGGAGCAAAGGCATTAAGTGCAGCACCTACACCTTGACCCCATTTAACAGAAGGATATTTACCTTCTTCGAATTGTGCGGTATTTAACGCAAATACTCCAGCAGCTGCTATTATACCTCTAGAAACCGTCATAACTGCCTTTGCAAAATCTTCAGGTCCGACACCACCACCCTTACTGAATATACCAGGTGCATTGTTAAGCAACATCATATAAACTGGGGCGAATGCACCTAATGCTATACCAACACCAGTCGCCCAAGCTTGTGTAGGTCCACCTTTCCAAACACTTTTATTCTTAGGAGAGGCGAATTCAGCCGCTGCAGTCATTATACCCTTACTAACGGTTACTATGGCCCTTGCAAAATCGTCTGGACCAACACCACCACCCGCACTGAAAAGTCCAGGTGCGTTTTCCAACAACATACTATAGATTGGTGCAAAAGCACCAAGTGCAATTGCAACTCCCGATGCCCATTCAACCGTAGGACCCTTTTTCCAATTTCCTTTGGCTAATATGTGTGATGACTTTACTATAGTTTCTGCGACCTTCAAAACAGCCTTAGCACCTGCTGCAAGCATAAGACCACCAATACCAAAAGATGCTATTATAAGACCACCCAAAAGAACCATTCCACCACCAAAGGCAGCCAATGCTAAACCAACAGAAACAGACCATCCAAGTGAAGGAAATTTACCATATTTACCCTGAGCAAGTATGTGTGAGGCAGCAACTATAGTTGCAGATACTCCTAAAATACCAAGAGAACCTAATAAAAGAGATAAACCACCATCAAACATCATCACTAACCCCAATCCAACCGCAGCCAAACCAAATGCCAACAATGCAGCACCAACACCTAGAGACCAAGCCAGTTTAGGATATTTTTTATAGTTTCCAGCATTTATTATATGCGAAGTCAACATAATAGTAGTAGCAACCGCCAATATGGCAATACCACCCTTTATATACGTACTGAGACTACCAATCTTCATCAATAACCATCCTATTAAACCAAATACCACAATTGCCAATGCTGCAAAAAGTACCCATTTCCAATCAGGATATTTTTTATAACTACCCTTAGTAAGAAGCCATGATGCCAACATTATTGAAGTGGCTATAGCCACAATACAAAGAGATCCTTTTAGTATAGTGGTTAATCCAATAACTTTGACTAAAAGTAAAGATAGTAATCCGATTAAAGCAACTGCAATCACTAATACAACAGAGAATACCAATATGTTAAGTAGCTTCATCCAAGGTATTTCAGCACTAGCATTAAGAATGTGAGACGAAACCATTATGGCAGCAGCAATCGCAACATAAACCAAAGGAATCAACCACATTTTACCTTTACCCAAGGCCTTCTCCATGATAACAAGACCAATCGCCATATCAGGCATAACATAAGCCAATCCAGCAAATATCAAACCAATCAATAGAATACCAACCATTTGTTTCCAACCCAATTCTGGAGTCATCGAGAAAAGGAAACCGGCAACCATTATGGCAGCAGATATCGCAACATAAACCAATGGAATCATCCATATTTTATTTTTACCCAATATTTTATCAACCATTATAACACCAATTGCGATATCTGTTAAAAACATCGAAATTGCCCAAAATACTGCAGTAACAACTATTGTTGTTATTATCTGACCAAACGATAGTGGTTGAATCAATTTTAATATTAAAGAAGAAAGCATAATCGCGATAGAAAATGCAACCATCATAAGTGGTAGTAAAACTAAGTCCTTTTTACTCATTATTTTACTAACCGCGATTACAGCAAGTGCAAGCTTAGGCAAGAAGTTAGATACAATCCAGAACATCGCAGTTATTGCAATCCCTGTTATTATTTGTCCAAACGACATTGGTGCAATCATTCTCAATATCCATGACGAAAGTGTTATCGCAATAGAAAATGCAACCAACATGATTGGCAACAACGCCAAGTCTTTTTTACTCATTATTTTACTAACCGCGATTACCGAAATGGCAAGCTTAGGTAAAAAGTTAGACACAACATAGAACATCACGGTTATACCAATACCCGTTATAATCTGTCCAAGACTCAATGGTGTGATTAATCTCAATACCCATGATGAAAGAGTTATCGCCACAGACATAGCAACTAAGATTACAGTAACTTTGATTATGTCTGCATAACTCACTTTTTTGAAGCTATTATTAACAGCATTCAATAACATCGCGAATTTAGGAGCCATAATATAAAACATTGCAGTTATTGCAATACCCGTTAGTAACTGTGCTATTCCGATTGGACTAATCATTTTTAATACCCATGATGAAAGAGTAACGGCAATTGCCATCATAACCATTGCAAGTGATGCAATAGCAGCCTCTTTTATAGTCATTTTTGTTTTGGCTATTTTTACAAACGCCTCAGACATTATCAACATGGCTAATCCTAAACCTACAACCGATAGAAAATCAATTTTACCAACAAGTTTAAATGCCATTCCTATGGCAAGTACAGCAACTGCAATAAGCAATATAGTTCCAATACCTTTTTTAATCTGGCTTTCTTTCTTCTTATCACCACCCGCCTTTTCAAAGTCACTCTTTTTATCACCTGCAGACTTCTTAGATAAACTTATTATAGTTTCTTGGTTCTTCAGAATCTGTTTAGAATCTTTCATCAATTGCTTGACACCAACATTTATTTCCTGAATCTCTTTAGTAAAACTTCCACCTTGTAGTGCGGAAGTAGTGGCAGATTTATTACCACTACCCCCACTTTCTTTAAGTGCCTCTGCGATGGCCTCCAGGCCTTCGGATAAATTGTTTAATGCACTAAGTAACTTTTGATCCATTAGATTATATAATTTTAGTATAAACTATATATAAAAATCGTTTACACTTCTTAATATATATGATAGAAAATAATAGCGACATGAAAATAAAAAAACTCATAAAGTATTACCTTCTCGGCGAATCTATTAAAGAAATAGAGCTGAACCGTATCTTAGATAAGATAAACAGCAGCAAGAAGCTTTCTGATAAGGAAATAAATTTCCTGAACCTCTATCAGCATACAAGAGAGGACTACATGAAAGATTTCATGTATCTATCAAAGAATTCGACATATTCTAGAATAGACGACCTTTTAAAGGAAAAAAGAATAGTTATATGTAATCTTCACGACAAATATGGAAAGTTTGGACTTCAAATAAGTAAGATTGAAAATGTTTTTGAAGACGATGTATGTACCATAACAATGAAAGGTGGTGAAAAACATAGATTAGATGACAGATTTTTGTACAACATAATATACAATATCAAAAAAGACGAATATTCTCTTCAAGAACAAGACGAATACTTTGAAAAAATAGAAGCAAGTAATGGGGATGATGATTAAAAGATTTGAAGATTTCATAAAAGAAGAAGTAAACGGAACCGAACTGATTGGACCTATGGGACCAGGATACGGAGAGACAGGACTTCAGAATAAAACGGTGAATGCACACGATACTACAGTTATATTTTGTGACTTAGATTCAAAGTTCTATACTATAGATGACTATAACAACATCTATGGAGACTACCTTAAAAATGGTGGCAAACCATTAGATGGTTTTTCCTTAGAAAATATTATTAAAATAATATCATAAAAAAAGTCCTTCAAATGAAGGACTTTTTTTATTACCAAAGATCGTTCCAACCAGAACCATCATATGCTCTTAACTTATTAGTACCACTATCAAAGTATATATCTCCAGCCGCAGCAGTTGCAGGTTGACTACTTGGTGTCAAATTCAAAACAGAGCTCAAAGTAACTTTTGTTCCACTATCCTGTATAGAAGAAGTTGCAGATATTGCAGTAGTAGATGCCCATTTTGGAACATATCCAGCAACTCCAGTCGATGCTGCCTGAGGAACGGTTACAAATTCTATATTTCCTGAGTTAGAAACCGTACCACCATTTACATTCAATCCACCATTTACCAAAACAACTTTTCCAGTAGCATTGATATCTAATATACCATTTACTTCTAAATCACCATAAAGTAAATATTCAGAATATGCAGGAACTTCAATTCTTTCAGAATCGATAATCCTATACTTTAAAGTAAAAGCACCACCTTCTCCGGCTTGTTGATCAACTCTAAAAATAGTTCCATCATATATAAGATTGTAAACTCCAACAATATTCAAATCGTTTTTAGAAAAATCAGAAAGTCCAAGTGCGTTCTGTTTTCTCATGTTTGTTTGACCTAAACCATTTATATTTAATGAAGCTGTACTTCCTGAGTTAGCAGTTCCAAACTGAACTAAATATACAACTTCAGTAGAGTATTCAAAAAAATCATTAGTGGTTATAGTATAATCAACACCATTTGCACTAATCGCAGAAAGATATCTTACTTGATTGACTCTTTCTTTGTACCATTGACCAGTAGAATAAGTTCCTTCATATCTATAAAATGAGTTGTCTTGATCATTGACTCTTAGAGTCATCCCATCGGTTGGTAATGTAGTTACCCAATTGCTTATACTAGAGTTATATTCAGCAATATATCCACCAACTAAGTTTCCAACATATCCAGTATTAGTAAGTGTGGCAAAACTACCAGATAACGAAGCAGTCTCATCCAATCCAACCAAATATCTATCTCCGTCTGCCGAAATTCCAGGAGTACTCATTGTAACAGAAAGAACAGGATCTACCCAGTTTGCACTTCCACCGGCACCGCCACCACCTGAGAAAACTACCCAGTTTGCGTTATCCATAGTATTGGTACTACCATTGTTATGTCCATATTTAAGTTGGTATGTTGCATTGTTTGTAGAAGTTGAATCGTTATAAACCGTACACAACATCCCCCATTGTCTTCTTTGAACAATTATGGCATCTCTAGCAACCAAAGTGGCAACTTGGTGATGTCCTCCATTTATTTCAAAAGAAAATGCAGAAGCAATCGGCATTGCATCATCTATTGGCCTTATCGCAGCCCCTACTAGTGTACCTACGTTTTGAGTTGGCATATATCTTTATCTTATTTTTTTAACTTATATTTATTGTAGATGTTCCATAGACAGTATTACTTATCCAAACATCATAATTTACTCCTGAGAATCCATTTTCATTTGTGAATACAAAACCACTTTTAACTTTAGTAAATGCACTATTCGACAATCCATTTATTTTAAAAGTAGGTGTTCCAAACAATGTAGGCCAAGCAAAGAAAAGATAGTTATTACCGGCAGCATAGTCCGCCAAACTAAGTGTTCTACTGGTTGCAAAAACTTTTGATACCAAAACTCTATCATACGTATTGGCAGTCGCCTTAACGGTATTGCTATCTATTGCTGCAGTTATCTGCACTATGGATGATGCAACGGCTGCACTATTGCTACCATCGGGCCTTACGGTTAAATCAGGATTCGGATTACCCGAAAGTGTACTCAAATTTAAAGTACCATAATATAAATAGTTCATCCAAGTAACGGTAGTTGACGCACCAGCGGAAGCTTGACCATCACCTATAGTAAGATTGTATGTATTAGATTCACTGAGTGATGTTGGTGTTGCACTATGTGTAGCATAAGTAACAATAGATGCTGGAGTGGTAGACAAAGTACTTGGACCAAAACTAGCAGGATTTGTATTGTTCTGAGTTATCACAGAAGGTATTGGTGTTATCGGTGATGTTCCAGAAAGAAGTTGTATAGATACTGCAGTCACAGGCTTTTCAAATTTATTAAGAGTGAAACTCAATGTTACCGAAGTATTCGAACCAAATTGTCTAGTACTACCACCACTCAAAGCACACGTTGGTGCTGTATATGGATAAAATATTCTATCAAAAACATCCTGAAGAGTTCCACTAAATGTTGATCCAGTTGGAACACCACCGACAGGTGCTGCACTAGATAGACGTGTTCTATCATATCTTAAATCTGCCGAAAATGTTCCTGATCCAGTTGCATATATGTTTATTCCAGAAGAGGATAAACCTATATTTATATCTTCAATTCTATTCCATAAAGTCCAAACCGCATCCCTAACGTCTTTTGCATCAATTAAGTTTGTATTATTATCAGGTATATTGGCAAGTAAATCTGAAATATAAGCATAGTCCGCAACAACGTTTTGATTACCACCATTACTATCATATATTGTGTTGCCCGTATTATAACTCTGTGTAGACATATGAGTTTTATTCTTTTTTGGTATATATTAAATTTTAATGTTGCTTTATTTTTATTTCAGTTTTAATCACTACATTTGTAGAATAAATAAAGAAAATGAAAGAAGAACTATTTAGATTCATCGAAGAAAAGTCTCCAAACGCAAAACCACTACTACTCGTTATTAGAGGATCACATGCATATGGAACAAACATTGAAACATCCGATACAGACTACGCAGGTGTATTCATTCAATCACAAGAAGACATCTTTGGATTCAACTACAAAGAACAAATCAACGACGATACAAATGATACCGTAATCTATGAAATCAAAAGATTTCTACAACTACTTTCTAGCAATAATCCAACCGTATTAGAACTTCTAAACACACCAGAAGATTGTATCATCTATAAAGATCCTATCTTCGACCTTATCTTAGATAACAGAGATAAATTCATCACCAAAGTGTGTGCCAAATCTTTTGGTGGTTATGGTAAAATGCAAATCCAAAAAGCAAAAGGTCAAAACAAAAAACAAAACTGGGAAAAAGATAAAGTAACTCGTAAAGATGTACTCGACTTTGTTTATGTGATTGAAGGACCAAAATCTATTCCTTGGAAAAAATGGAACTCTGATAAGGGGTTTGAAGAAAAGTTCTGTGGAGTTGTAAATGTACCAAATGCTAGAGATTCATATGCTGTTTATTTTGATACAGATGCTAACAACTGTTTTAATGAAAGGATTCCAGAAGACTTGAGGGAAAAAGCTAAAGCATGGAGAAAAGAAGAAGGTCACTCAATGGGATTTGGTTATAAAGGACTTGTAAAGACTGGTGAAGGTGATAACGTTGCTGAGTCAAATGCTCTTAGACTTTCTTCTATTCCAAAAGATGAAACTCCAATCTGTAATATTGTTTATAATAAAGATGGTTATTCCGAACACTGTAAAGATTATAAGTCTTATGAAGATTGGTTAGTAAATAAAAATGATGCAAGATGGGTTGATGTTAAATCTCACGGTCAAAAAATCGACGGTAAGAACATGATGCACTCCCGAAGACTTATGGATATGGCAAGAGAAATCGCATTGGGTCTTGGTATCAACGTTCGTAGAGAAAATGCTCAAGAACTAATCGACATCAGAAAAGGAAAGATTGACCTACAGACTCTTATTGATCAAGTAGAGGCAGAAATCGTAGAAATCGACGAGCTGTTCGCGAACTCAAACCTTCCAGACAAAGTAGATGAATCTTTTGTCAATGAAATACTAATCAAAATCAGAAAAAATATATATAATACACTATGAGTATAATGACGTTAACACTTATGTTTATATTAGGCTTCCTATATGCGAAGATTGTAGACAAAATAAAAGAACATTTCAAAGACCAAAAGCTTCTGAAAGATATGATATTACAATTCGAAGAGATATTATCTAATATTAAAAAAGGTCAAGCGGTATTTGTTAGTAGGGTAAATCACACAGTAATGTTAGATACCAAACTGAAAGACTACAATATTGTAAACGTAGTTTATCTTATGGATAAAAGTATTGTTTGTATTTTCAAAGAAAATAAATGTATCTATACATCTGAGACAATCGATAAAAAGTTAAATGAAAATATAATAAGTAATATACATGAACAATATGGTAAACAGATTGATGATGTTGTAGAAGTATTGGGTGTGACAATCTCTAGAGAGGAATTAGAATCTAAGTTAAAAGATTTTGAAAGTGTAAACCCAGAAGCGGAACTGAACAACCTAATGATGAAGAAAGAAACTACGGAGATTGAAAGAATAGTAGAAGAAAACGAAGACCGTTTCGATGTAGATTCAATCTTAGATAAGATTAGTAAACACGGAATGAGTAAAATAACACAAGAGGAATTAGATTTTTTGAAAAATCAAAGCAATAAATAAGATGACTGATAAAATTGTTATGCACAACTACAGCTATTTGATGAATAGCACTTATGATAGAATCAATAAAGGTAAATGTTATGACATATCCTTTAAACCATACACGTTAGATTTTATCGAAAAAATAATGTACTACTTCGAAGAAAGAGAAGAGTATGAGAAGTGTAAAGTTCTATTGGACTTTTCAAAAGAAAGGTTCGACCACGAAAAAAACTATGCCTTAGCATGAATATTAGACAATTACCAGATGGTACTATAGAAATAGACGATGGTAGCAAACCAGAAGGATTTATACAAGAAGAATCTTCATGGGAATATGAAAGATCTGAGATAGATCAATATTTCATCGACGAATGTGAAAAAAGAGCAGAAGAAACAGGAGAAACACATTTTCTTTTTGATACTAAGCTATCTCACTTTGTTAAAAAAAAGAATATCTTAAACAAAGAAGATAGGAGAGAATCTGATCTTTCGGAACTATTGGAAAATGACACATATCATATAGGAACCGAAATGGATTTTAATCAGATGCCTTCGAGATTTTCATACTACGACACAGAAACAAAACTCAAATGTCGATATGAAAAGTATTCATTCGTATTAGATTTTATAAAGAGTTTAGGATTTGAACCATCAGAGTTCAATTTTGGACCAGAAATGGAACAAGCTTATATTTTAGAGTTGAGAGAAGATAAATATGTAGAAAAGTTTATTATAAGATTACAACCTAATCTTTTTTTGAAACTTATACATATGAAAGACGATTTCAACACAATCTATAATGGATTCTTTTCAAAAACAAAGATATTCGAAGCCATTGACAAACAATCAGGAATTCTATCAAAGGTTCTAATCAGAGATGCTAAGATAAAAGATATTCTATCATGAAAAAAGAGAGCTTTGTGGCTCTCTTTTCTTTTTTTATTTAAGTAAGTTGTAAAACTCTTTGAAATGTTTTATTCTATCCGGTAATCCAATAGTACCACCATTCACTCTTTTAGTAACTGCAGTTACGGTAGCATCATCTGCACCTTTATCACAAATAGACCATAGTTTATTAGAGTCAAAAAAGAATGCCGCAGAAGCCAATGGATATTTAGTCGCTACTAAATCCGGATTTGCTACGCAATCCTCTCCAATGAATTTTGTGAATCCTTGATAGTTTGATTTTCCGGTCAACTGGATATATCCTCTACCTCTGAATTTGAATCCTTCTTTAGAACTTTCGTCTCCATTACCCATTCTGTTTGCATAAACTTTAGAAGCAATCTTTTCCGGGTTTCTAGCATAAGCCGTAGTATCACCAGGGAAATACTTTCCGAATATTTTTTTCAATCCGTCAGAAGAATAGTTTAGGTTTTCAGAAACCGCTTTGAATCCACCAGACTCATGACCACATTGTGCCAAGAAGTGAGATAGTCTCAATACATTTGTAATGTTGAATTTTTTTGCTGTGTCAGGAATCTGAGCGATTACTGAATCCGGAAGATGTCCTTTTAATGCCTCAAGCTTAAATTCACTTGCAGGTATTACAACCTCTTCTTTTTTTGTTCCGAATAAAGCCAAAAGTTGCCAGCTTTTATCACCGATAACTCCGTCTGCCGTCAATCCGTTTTTTGCTTGCCATTCTTTTACGGCTTTCTCTGTTCCAGGTCCGAACGAGCCGTCAGCTGTAAGTCCCAGCTTTTCCTGAAGTGACTTTACGTCATCTCCTTTTGATCCTACTTTTAGTAACATACTGATATTTTTATTTTGATTTATATATCCAAATAGAAAAACCAAATATTAGTTATTAGTATATCATGATGTTACATGTTTTTAGAGTTTTTTCCAAACAAAGTAGTTTCCTTTTCCGACACTTTCACCTTCTTTGTAGTATTCAGAATCAAGTAACTTTCCAATCAGTTTTAGTAAAAATTCTTCTGTGAAAAAATCGTGCATCTTTTTCTCAAAAGCTTCTTTTCCCACCAAATCAGAAAGATTCATAGATATGTCGTCTGCAAGTACAACATCTTTTTTACAAAGCTCATCATATAGATGATCTATTATATTTAATCCTATTATATCAATGTCTTCTTTTGAATAAATGAAAACTTCTTCTTCATCCTCTATTTTAAAACAATGTTTTTCAGGATCTACTATATCTATCGATCCTAAGTTAGTATCAAAAACGTCTGCCAATACTTTTTCCATATTTAGATCCGCTTTTTCAATACCTTTATAAAGACATTGTTTCATAGAAGCAATTTTGAACTCATCAGATTCAAAGAATTTGAAGTTTTCAAATGTAAGAACTCCGTCAGATTCCATATTGGCTCTATCTTCAATCACATCAGAAAGAACTCTGTCTATTCCTGTTATCTCGTTCAACTTGTTTCTTATTAAAAACTTTTTGAATCTCTCACTACCTGGTTGAAGGTATCTTTTAAGATTAGAAGGTCTGATTTTACCCTTTGACATGTATTCGTCTACCAACTCGTTTACGATTTGATAATATTTGTTTGCATCTTCTCTACTTTTTATTGACATTTCTTAGAATTATTTTCTTGTATATGTATATATTAAATATATTTTTTCTTTTTCTAAACAAAATCTTCAATTGGATATATACATCTCACAAAAAATAACAAGACAGAAAATTATGAAAAAAGCATTGTTTTTAGTAATCACATCTGTGGTACTTGCATCTTGCGGTGGCAAGACTCCTGAGGGAGAAGCTGCAAATACTGACACGACTGCCGTTGAGGCTGCTGTAGATACTACAGCTGTTCCGGCATCTACCGTTTCAGTAGATACTACTGTAGTTAAGTAATCACCACAGAAGGTTACAACAGAATGTTGGAAAAGCGAGGCACATCAAATGTGACCTCGCTTTTTTATTTTGCGTCATTCACATTTAATATATAGAATATAATTAAATATATACTTTATGAACCTAGCGCAAACAAAAGCATATTACAATACAAAGCCTGTAGAATTCGTCGTTAAAGAACGATACGAACTTATAGAGGACAATGAGTTCATACCTAGATTTTCATTGAAGAATGTAAAAGACATCGCCAATATACCTATCAACGAACCTATCAAGTACAACGAGCAGACTATGATAAAGGCAATCAAATACGGAATGATCTTCCTACTCAACTACAAAGGAGAAGAAGATACGCATTTTGCTGGCCATGAGCGAGTTATATACCCAATGGTGATTGGGAGGTCTTCAAAAGGCAAAACTTTATTGAGAGGTTGGCATCTAAACGGATGGTCGGTGTCTCAGAAAAGACACATAAACAAGATCTGGAGACTTTTTAGAACAGATAGAATACTTTCTATGACTTTTACTGGATCGTTCTACAGATTAGCCCCTGCAGGTTATAATATGAATGATAAAGGTATGAGAGGTGGTATAATAGCTAAAGCAGATTTTAGTGAGATTAGAAGAAACCAACAAAACCTTGTAAACCAAAACAAAATTCAGAACAGAGAAGAAATTACTTTAGGTGGTGAAGAAAGAAAATTCGCGACCATAGTAGTAAAAGAAACTGAAAGTCAGTTAGATTTAACAAAAGTAATGGATAACGCTTATATAAACAACATTAAAGATACAAATACTTTAAGAGTATCGTTTTTAAAAAGTGTATATGGAAACAAATATGTTGCAGTATTAGGGGCTTTGGGTCAACCAGGAAATACTGTGAAAATTCAGACTGATAAAAATCAACAAATAGGAGTATTCAAAGTGCTTGATTCTGTTACCGGACAAGTTCTTAAAAGTATAAAGAACGTAAAAGGAAATACTTTATACGACCTTTATCTATTTGAGAAAAAACTTTAGCTTTTCACTTTTAATATATAAAAGAAAATATTCTAAATATATGAAGAATTTACGTAAATTCTTGGATTTTATAAAAGAAGAGCTTAGGATTGACAAGATGGATCCCGAAAATATCGAACAGATAAAAAGGAACATACTGACAAGACTTGGAGAGTATAAAAGTTCTATATTGGACAATATTGTCTACAACTTTCAAACAAACAAAGTAGAATACAAATCCTTTGAAAAAATCGAAGTAGATATAATAATGAGAGAACTTAACAACGAGTTCACTCCAGAGGTCGTACAAGACTTAAACATCGACACACTTCTTAGGAAGATAAATCAACTTATGGAACTCAAAAGAAGAGATACCAAAAGTAACATAAGAAAACAGTTTGATGACTTCGCCAAATCTATAGATAACAGGATATCAGTTATTAAAACTGGTGCTCAGGCTCAACACTTTGATGAGTTCGAAGGTGAGAGATCTATACTTACTAGAAAAGAATACGAATCAGAGAAATATCAGATACAAGTAGAGCTTATGAAACTTCAAGAATGGGTTCTGAAGAACGGTAAGAGAATAGCTATAGTATTCGAAGGACGAGACTCTGCAGGAAAAGGTTCTACAATAAAAAGATTCGTCGAATACTTAAATCCAAAAGGATTCAGAGTAGTTGCTTTAGGACTTCCAACTCCAGAAGAGAAAGAAAACTGGTTCGCTAGATATGAGGCACACATGCCTAAAGAAGGAGAAATAGTATTCTTTGATAGATCTTGGTACAACAGAGCAGTAGTAGAACCAGCAATGGGTTATTGTACAGAAGATCAGTACAAAGACTTCATGGAAAAAGTGGTAGATTGGGAAGAGAAAATGATAAAGAAACAAGGTCTTCACCTTATTAAGTTCTGGTTCTCTATTACCAAAGAAAAACAACTAAAAAGATTCGATTTAAGACAACAAAGTCCTTTGAAATACTGGAAGTTCTCACCGAATGACGCCAAAGTTGTTGATAAATGGGAGATAATCGGACACTACAAAAATCAGATGTTCAACCTTACATCAAGTAGGACTACACCTTGGGTTATAATAAACTCAAACGACAAAAAGATTGGAAGATTAAATGCTATGAGATACGCACTTTCAGCCATTCCTTATGAAGGAAAGAATCAAAATATATGCAAATACTACCCAGAAGTAGTAAACATTCTAAAATAAAAGTAAACGATATGGAAATCAAAAAATTTAAACTATTTAAAGAAGACCATGATGGTGGTCCTCAAAATTATATGTTCTTTGGTAATCTTAAAACAATCAAAAGATTAGTTGATGAGATGTTAGAAATGGATGAAGCAGAAGTTGACGCTATGCTTACAAACGGCCACAACTGGGCATTAGACCACATTGCAACATCTAAGGATGATGTAGAAGAAGTATTCAACTTTCTTGCAGGTCATTCAGAAGAGCATGAAGAAGAACATCACGAAGAAAAACCACTATTAGGTGGACCAGAATCATCTCACTCAGAACATGATGCTAGACATAGAGATGATGAAAACATAAAAGGCTTTGAAGATTTTAGCCTATAAAAAATAACATTTAAAAAATGTCTTATACAAGAGAACAAATCGAGGCTGCAGTTAAATCAAAAGGATATGTATGGTTCGACGATGCGGCAAACAAAGGATACGATGTAAATATCGTTGGAGTAAGAAACTCATCTACAGGAACAAAAGTAACAAATGTATTTGATGATAATCTTACAATATCATTTAAAGAAAATGGTGAATGGAAGTTTTTTATTTGGGCAGCAACAACAGATCCAGGTAAAAAAGGAGTTATGGAATTTCATAACAAAGACGGAGTAGCTAGATTAGTACCAAATCAATATAGAGGTTCACATACAATCAGATTACACCAAGGTAAATACGAAGCATTAGGTCAAGCTAAAAATGTTAAAGTTTACAGAGATGCAAACAAAGACTTAAACTACGATGAAAACAAAATCACAGAAGGTTTATATGGTATCAACATTCATAAAGCTGGACAAGATTCAACATGGGTTGAAAACTGGTCAGAAGGTTGTCAAGTATTCAAAAGAGTTAAAGACTTTGATGAGTTTATGAAAATCTGTAAGAAAGCAGCGAAACTTCATGGTAACTCATTTACATATACTTTAATAGAATCAAAAGATATTAAATAATGAAACATCTAAACAATTTTGAATCCTTTTCGATAAATGAACAAAGAACTTTTGCAGCTCTTGATGAGTTATGTAATTTTGATTCTATAAACGAAGGATTTACGGATTGGATGAAAAAGATAGGAGACTTCTTTGAAAAGATAAACGATTCTATAAGAAATCTTATGTTGACACTGATGGAGAAAGGATTGATGGCACTTAGTCTCGTCAAAAAGTTCTTCGACAAGGTACTGGATAAGATAAAAAGTTTCAAAGAAAAGCACCCTGCCTTATTTAGAACTATAATCATAACACTTATTCTAATAGTTTTATTCTTTGTTCTATGTTCTGCAGCAGCGACTAAACAAGCTACACCACCGGAAGGAGTAATGGATGCCGCAATTGGATTCCTGAAAAGACTTCAGTCCGAAGGATCCGGAAAATACGATGATGGTCTTCTTATGAAAGCACAAGCATATTTGTTTCAATTGAAAAAAGGAGGATCGGTAGACAATCCAATCTTTGGAAAACAAGTGACAGACTTGGCAAACTCAGCGATGAAAGTTGTTCAGCAGAACGCAGAAGAGATAAAGAATATGACACCTGGTGAAGAAAGAAATCAATCAATACAATATTTGTTAAATCTAGCAGAACAGGGTTCGAAGATGGTGAGCTATAAAATAGTAGAGTACCAAAATGCACTCACCGGAAAATACGCAGGTGAGACAATAAATTTAGCCTACAAATAATCAAAACCTCTCAAATCGAGAGGTTTTTTTGTAAACAATCACTATATATTTCTATACAATAAGGTACAAAAACAAATATCTGAACGATGAGAGAAGAAATAGATGAGTTCATTACTTTTATGATGAAACATAAAGATGATGAGCGTGTGACGATACAAAAAGACATAAAATACGGCCATAAAAACTATTGGATAAGCTTCGACATAGATACAGAACCAAAGTCACAAACAAATAACCATTGGGGAACTATATCAGGAAGGCTTTCAATACATTTTGATAGAAGAAACGAATGTATATTCTTTTCTTCCGAAAATACCGATGTATCAACAATAGCCATAGAAGACAAAGAACTTTTAGATAAATGGTGTGACATCATAGAAGAATATATAAGTAATAACTTAAAGACTAATTTCAGAGAGATGATTGAAAACTCTTTGTCAAGCTGCTTCAACAAAAACATCCATAGAGAATGGAAGATGAGAAAAATATTACCAGACGAAGATGAATCTTTATAATCAAGAAGAACTAGACAGAATACAAAAGACAAAAGAAACCAATGAAAGATTGGAAGAACTTTTCAATGACAAAAGAGCAGAATGGAATAAACAAGTAGAGCCACTTTTCAAGGCTCTTACTACGGATCTTTCAAATCCATCCAATTCTAAATACATATTAGAGGCACAATCTACTGCTTTATCGTTTAGACAACAAATAAACGAAAATATAAATTTCTTCTTAAACAAAAGAAGTAAGGAAACAACAAAGATTAAAAAGTTGAGACAAGATAAGTTTGTATTCTACGCAATCGGATTTCAAGTAAAGACTAATATGGGAGAGAAAGCAATACTTATCGATGCACACATCGCAGAAAATGATAGATGTATTGAGTTGATTGAATCCTACATTACTTTTCTTAGAGATACTGTAAAAAACTTAGAAGCATTCGGATATTCTATAAAGAATATGATTGAACTAATGAACTACTTAGGAAGATAATATGGAAAATGATATATTTAGAACAATAGGTGCAACAATAGGTGCGTGCATATTCGCGGCGCTCGTATGGATATGGGTACGTGAAATAAACTACGATCTCAATGTAGTGGACACGAAAGTAGAGCTAGAAGACGGAACCGTATACCTATGCGTGGAGGCGGATTCAAGAAGAGACGGAATGACCTATATAAGAAAGCCGGAGAATACTGGCTATCCTCGCATAACAGTTCCGACCAGAACGATAAAAATGATAACTAAATTCAAATAAAAAAATCACTCTTAAAGAGTGATTTTTTCGTTTACAAGCATCTTTTCAAAATACTCCCAAAAGACTTTATGGTCGACCGCCACCGATATCCTACTACAATTTTCATGTTTTAGTTGTTTGTTCAAAGTAAACTTACTTAAAGGAACACTTGAAATCTTATTCTTCAAAAGTTCGTCATAAGAAATGTTCACAACCGCGAAAGGTCCAGTAGGTATCTGTGGATACTCATCGAATAATAGACCATTCATTTCAAGAACCATTATATTCTTTTTGATACTATCTACCGTTTTTTTTCTATATTCAGTTATTGCTACTTTTTCTTTAAGAAGTTCGTTTACTATATACTGTGGAAGAGTAGAAATAGAATTGTATTTGTACAACGATCTTATTCTTAATGTTTGATACAACGCCTCGTTTTTAGTAGAGATATATCCAACTCTGTATCCTGAAAGACCAATAGATTTTGAAAAAGATGAAACAACAATCACGTTATCAAAAAAGAAATCAGATAGATTATCATTCATATCACTAAACAAATAGTAATATGGAAGATCCAACACAACAGTAACCCCAACATCTTTAGACCTAGCCAAAAAGTTTTTGATTACTTCCACATCAGGACAATATCCAGTTGGGTTTGATGGATAACAAAGCATAACCGTACCTGACCTTGGTGAGAATTCATCAATTTTAAAATCATCAAAAGTTTTTATTTCTTTTCCGTGTGTAGTAAGTATCTTATTCCAAGATCCCCAGTGATAGTTTGGAATCCAGATTGTTTCATCACCTAAAGAGTTGATTAGTAAATCCAATCCCGCCATTCCACCAGGTGTTATAATAACATGTCCTTCTAATCCAAACTCTTCTTTTATAGTCTCAATCAATTCAGGACTTCCATCATTACCACTATATTGTTGAGTCTTTCCATTATTAAGGTCAAGATTCAAATTCAAAGAATCGATATCTAATGTAGTGACATCCATCACACCTCGGTGTAGTTTCAAATATTTATCACCAGTCTCCTTCTCTATTTTGTTGATGTTTTCTCCTATCTGAACGATAGAAGAATAAGTTACGTTTGCTGTATTTATCTTCATAGCATTTCCTGTATGTTTTCTTTTATGAAAACTTCTATTTTTTTAAGATTTTTTAGAGATGTCTTTACATCCAACTGAATTCTCCAGTTCTTTACTTCATTATCTTTATCCTCTGGAACTTCCTCTATAGTAAGCTCTATTTCTTGTTCGTTTATTGTCTCAAAAAGAAGCACATCATTGTTAGTTGCTTTCAACATATCATCAAAAGACATCAACATCTTGCCACCATTGAGTCCATTGATTATGTATTTGCCGTCTTCTTTTGGTGAGAAGATATGACCAGCGTCGTATATCTTTACTTTATCAAAGAAATCCTCTAAATACCAATCTTCTTTTAGTCTAAATTTAATCATTTTATTAGTTTTACTCTGTTTATATATTACCAATTGACCTTTGTTCTCTAAACAATAATCAAAAAAAACATATAAAAAAGATATAAACAAAAACTTAAATAAATGAAATTAGACGAAAAATTTTTAGAAAGCTATTTAAACAGCAATGCACCAACAGGATTCGAATATGAATTAGGTGGTCAAAAAGTTTGGATGGACTATATCTCTAAGTATGTCGATAAAGTAGAACTTGACAACTATGGTACTGCTTATGGTATTATGGGAAACATGGACTCAGACTTTAAAGTAGTTATTGAGGCACATGCCGACGAAATTAGTTGGTTTGTAAACCACATCGATTCAAAAGGGTATATCAAAGTAATCAGAAACGGTGGGTCTGATACTACAATCGCTCCTTCTATGAGAGTAACACTTTGGGGAGATAATGGACCAATAGACGGAATCTTTGGACATCCAGCTATTCACATTTCTTATAGAAAGAAAGAAGCAGATTTAGATTCTATCTTTATCGACGTGGGTGCTGCAAGTAAAGAAGAAGTTCTTCAAATGGGTATTAATGTTGGAACTGTAATCACTTTTAAAGATGAGTTTATGAAACTTGGAACAGACTATTACACAGGAAGAGCATTGGACAACAGAATCGGTGGATTCATGATTGCAGAAGTTGCTAGAAAATTATCAGAGAAAGGTAAAAAACTTCCTTTCAAACTTTATATCGTGAACTCTGTTCAGGAAGAGATTGGATTGAGAGGTGCTCAAATGGTTACTCAAACAATCAAACCAAATGTAGCAATCATAACAGACGTGTGTCATGAAACATCATCACCTTGTTATACCGCAAGCAAAGAAGGTGAACACGTTGCTGGTCAAGGTGGTGTTATCACAAGAGCACCTGCAGTACACAACAAATTGAGAAAGTTAGTATTGGATGTTGCTGATAAAAAAGATATTCCTGTTCAGTTGGCAGCAAGTTCAACATCGACGGGAACAGATACAGATGCATTCGCTTATTCAAATGGTGGAGTTCCTTCTGTATTGATTTCACTTCCTTTGAAATACATGCATACAACTTGTGAAACTGTTCACAAAGACGATGTTAAGAGTATTGTTAAGTTGATTTACCAAACACTTCTAAATATAGAAGAGAATCACAACTTCAAATATAACGCATAAAAAAAGCCACTCAAATGAGTGGTTTTTTATTTTATTTTTATCAAATTTTATTTAGCGTAATTTGGTTTTCTACCACTTCCTTTAGAGCCTTCTTTTTCAACTTTTCTTTTTCTTCTAGTTGAAGCTTTTTTCTCTTTATCAGTCATCCTTGCAGCTACTCTTACCTTTCTACACTTTGGATAAGATCCTTTATCAGCATCATCTCTACCACATGGTGGATGTGTTCCATCAGCATTAGTCTTAGATATATCAACCCACTTTTCTTTGAACCATTTATCAAGACCACCTTTTGGTTTCTTTTCTTCTAATATGAATTGTTCAAATAATAATAAATATTCCATTATTTCTTCTTTTTCTTTTCTTTTTTCCATTTACCACCTTCTGCTTTATATTTTTTAGCAGCAAAACCACATGCATATGCTGATGGCCAAACATCATATTTTGATTTGGCAGAAGCTTTGCACTTTGCCCATAGTTCTGGGTTAGTCGGGATATTTTTTTCTAATATAAGAACTTCATTGTAGTCTTCAAATAGTAATAAATTTTTCATAACTTTTTTTTAATTAAATTTTTCACTCTTTCTAATAGAAGAGATTATTTGTTTAACTTTGTTTACATCAAAGTCTAATTCATTTGCGATTTCTTCGGCAGTTAACCCTTCTTCTAATAAATCTTTTACATCTTCCATATCGGAATGTGTAAAGTCTTCAAAATTATAAGACTCAAATTTTTTCAAATATTTCATATTATTTGTCTTTTTTTCATCAATACCTAAGATGGATTGAATATCCTTTTCAATAAGATCTAATCCTTCTTCCATAGACTCAACATCAGTCTTATAGTCTACAGTATCACCAGCAATTTTTGTAACGTGTAAATCATCAATGTCAAACTCATATCTAAGAGAAAGATCACCGCTAGTAAAATTAACCAATAACTGATGGTCGTCTTTGTTCTCCCATTCGTATATAAGGTTCTGTCCATCGGACATACCATCTATCAAATCTTTGAGCTCTTGCATTTTTGCATCAATCAATCCAGTTGATTCAACAAACTCTCTTATGAATTCATTCCATTTATTTATCATGACTTTATATATTAAAAACAAATAAACAAAATTTGACTTTTTCTATATCATGTATAGAAATAAAATTGATTATGGCAAAAACAGGAAAAGACAAATTCAGAATAAAATCAGAAAAGCTTCCAGAGTTTATATCTAAGTTAGAAGACCTGACTAAGATATCCGACAACATAAAGATTAAGATAGAAAGTGGAAACACGATGATGTACTCTATCTTAGGTAAGGCTACCGTACTTGCATTTAAAAACTACAATATACCTACAAGTGAGCTCTTCGAGATGAAAGATGACTTGGAATATGGTATAGATATCATCATTCTAAACGCGAAGAAGTTCGTGAAGAATCTAAACTTTCTAAAGGAAAGTGATAAGGTGACTATAGAGATAACTCACAAAGAGTCTCAGGAAGATGATAGTATAATGGATGCAAGAGCATTGCAGATTGTTGGTGGTAAACTTAAAGTGAACTGGATCGGTGGTGAACACTACGAGATAAAAGACATGAACAAACAAAAATTAGAACAAGGTCTTCACCTGAAAAACAGTAGATGGTCTTTTACGATTGCGAAAAACGATTTCTCTGATATCAAAAAACTTTCTTCTATAAACGGAGAAAAAATACTTCAGATTGGAGTAAACGCAGGAAAGGTAGTGATATCAGAAACTGCAGCATGGGAGCTGGAGATAGACAATATCGACGCGGACAGAAGTTCTAACTTAATACTAAACAAAAAGTTCTTAGGATGTGTGAATGATAGTGATGATATTCAGTTTCACATATTTGACAACTTTATGCTTGTTAAACACGAAGACTCAAACCTAATGCTTTCATTCGAACAAGATTTTTCAGAAGAAGATGAATAATAGATACAAATACGACAACAGAAGAAGAAACTACGGAAGTAGAGACAAAACAACAAACGGTGCATCTTCGATAGTAACACTGGTATTTATAACAATCGTTCTAATTTTTTGGATAGTAAGTCTAAAATCTGATATAAGTCAAATATCTGATGAAAAACAAATGTTGAAATCCGAAAACATAGAGCTTGTACACAAAGTAGACTCAATATCAAAGATATTAGAAGAAAGTAGAAAGATAGTACCTATTGTAGAGATAATACCTAAGAAGGTATTCAGAAGACCGATAAAAGACACAACAAAGACAAAGGTAGATATTATAGAAATAAAGGAAACAAAAGTAATAGCAATAGACACGACAAAAATAATAAAATGATATGACAAAGGAAGAAAAGCTTAAAAAGATAGAAGAACTGAAAAGGCAAGCAATCGAGGTTAAGAAGACCGTCGAATACTACAATGCGATGCAAACCGCTCTAAAATTAGTTCTGAATGGATCTTATGGAGCCTTCGCAACAGCATACTTCATATTGTACAACAACCACGTTGCAGGAACAATCACCGCTCAAGGAAGAGACCTTACACAAACTATGGATAGAGTCAACGAAGACTATTGGTACAACCAATGGCACTTTGACTTTGAGTTACACAAAAGACTTTGTGTTAGAAACGTAACTGCAATAGATAGAAGTGAACCGGTTTCAATCTATGCAGATACCGATTCACTATTCGTTTCTTTTCTTCCTGCAATAAACCACTCTGATTGGAGAGATATTCTTTTAGGTACTGAAAATCTAAAATCGATTGATAAGAAATTTATAGTTCTTTCACAGAACAACATAAAAACAGACAACCCTAATCATTTAGGAACTGCTGCGAATCTTGCAGAATTTGAAGAACTTCTTACAACAGACTATGAGATGATAATCTCTGACGGACTTTTCATTAAGGACAGAGGATTCATGAAACTTATTGGAAGTGGAGCACTTACTTGTGAAGTAGAATGGAACTGGTCGAGAGAAGTAGATTACATTCACGGAATGGACCATTTTAGATATGGTGGATACTTTAAACAATGTTTAGAAGACTACGCAGCAACATTTGGAGTAGAAAACAAAGAAGATTTCGAGCTTGAAAGAATTTCTGAATCTATTATCTCATTGGCTAAGAAGAAATATATTCAACATGTTTCTTTTGAAGATGGAATTCCTTATGATAGATTGACATACTTATTCCCTAAAGGAGTAGAGTTAGTAAGATCTTCGACTCCATTGTTCGCTAGAGAGAAGATTATCAACATTGTGAAGTATCTTTTTGAACATTCGAACACATTCAACATAAAGGATTTACTTAAACTAATCAAAGCTCTACGTAAAGAGTTTGAGTTGGCTGATATTGACGACATTGCTATGCAGTCTTCTTGTTCAAACTACGATGTCAAAGTAATAGATGATAAATCTTTACCACTTCAGTTCGTAAATGGTGCTCACTTCGCAGTAAAAGCAAGTGCTTATCATAACTATCTTTTACATCAGAACAAGTATTTACAGACTAAGTACGAATTTGTAAAGTCTGGAACTAAGATTAAATACTACTATTGTAAAAACAATAACAATGGAGATATCTTTGCTTATATTAGAGGTTCTTATCCGATTGAGATTGCACCAGCGATTGATTATGACATTCAGTTTGCGAAATGTATTTTGGCACCGATAAACAAGATTATCGAACCATTGGGAATGCCTGAGATAACTGAAAGATTATCTGTTGTAATGGATATATTCGGCGGCTTTGGAAAATAAAAAAACCCACTCAAAATGAGTGGGTTTTTTGTTATATCATTGCGATGAGTTTGTCTTCTGGAAATATAAACTGATTTCCTTGTATAGTAACATTACTTGCTCTTACTATTACAAATCCTTTCTTTTCAAGATTGTAAAGAACAAGATAGTCTACATTTTTACCAGCACCTATTATTTGAAGAGATAATGATCCTTGAGAAAAAACATTTACCATTCCATCTCTTTTCATTATACTATCATAAGGTTTTACTTGAATAGTAAGTTCTTTACCATTCCACATAAACTTACCATCTATTCCTTGACCATCTTCTAAAAGAGTTGGTGGTATTATAACACACTCAACGTTTCTTTTCATAAGTTCGTTTTTAAAAAACGCTAAAGCCTTTTGTTCACCAATGTTCCCTCGTCTAGAGGTTGCAATAAGAACCGGTAAGGTTATCTTATCAAAATGAGAACCACCGTAGTTATACACATCGAATAAGTTTGCAACCATATAGTTGTAGAATCCTTCCTCTGTGTTTATTTCCTGATCGTTTATTATTCCTTTGAAAACTGTGTAGTTGTTCACCATTTTGTCGATGTACTCTGTGTTTATCAGCTTTCCGTTTACATTGATGTCTTTGTTTCCTGCTCTATAAGAATATCCAAAAGGACCATAAATACTTGTTATGTATTTTATTATCATTTGATTCAACCAAGCGATTGAATTCGTTTCACCATATTTGCTTGTAAGGACTGGTCCTAAGCTTAAATCTTTTTCCATAAAGTATATATATTTTCCACGATTCGGAAAGGTGTTATTTGATATATATTTTTATGAAAAACGAAAGACTATACCCAATGTTCGTAAGTTATCTATCAGATAGATTAAACGAAGGAAAGATATCAGCAGGTGCAATGGCACTTTCTAAAATATCAAGAGCGGCATTTGAAGAGTTCAAAAATAAAGTCGAAAAAAATGAACAATTTGAAGGAAAACAAATAGGATCTTTTAGAGATAAAAAGATTGACGACTTATTCGATGGCTTTGACTTTGATTGAAAATATAGAAATAAACGGAACCAATGTCTTTTTCTATGATGGAATAGACTTTGATATGATCCGTAATCACAAAGAAGAGAATGGATTTCTTATATTCTTTGTAGATAGCTATATAAACTCAGTAAAAGCATGGGAAAGACAAAGTCGATTAGATTCAGTTTTAGAAGATAAAGAAATAGAAGACTTTGATTCCGAAAAGTATCAAAATAATTACATAGCTATATACCAGACATCAGGCAATCTAATACCCGTATATGAAACTATTAAAAAGAAACTAATGGAACCTATAAAAGACTGGAATCCGTGGGAAATCAAAGGTTCTGTATAAAAACGAGTGTCTAATTTAATATATACATTGTGATTATGAGACATCTAATGAGATACGAAGGTTATTCGACCGCACAACGAGTCGACGACATACTAGACAAAATATCTAAGTATGGTATGAAATCATTGACTTCATTAGAGAAAGAGTTTTTGGATGCACATAAATCCGGCGGTGAAGAAGCAGTACATAATGCACTTACTAAAGAAGAAAGTGAAAAGGTCTTCGAAGACTATGCTGGAATGTTCAAGTTTGAATTTGACTCTATAGAAGAATATGGAGATGAGATACATTACTTAGGAACACTTACTTGTCCAGATCTTATAGAAAACGGGAAAACAATAAGTGGAAGACTTGAAGGAAGAATCGTTTACTATCCAGAAACAACATTCACATCTCCAGACTTTGGAGTTCAGATAAACGGAAAAGATTTTGATGTCTTTGACTTTTGTTCAGGTTATGAATATGAACTTGATAGTTTTATCGACTATGTAGTTAGTGAGTTAGAAAATCAAGATGAAGAGTAAAAAAAGAAAAAAATATTTTAATATATACTAAAAAAATAAGTCTAAAAAGATGATTAAAAAATATAATCAATTTGTAAAAACAAATGAAAATGCTCCGGCACCGTCAAGACCAGGCGTTTCTCCTGAGACGATTCCAGCACCAACAAGACCAGATACAACGCCAAGACCGGCTAGACCATCTGTTATTCCTACAGAAGAACCAGGTGTAAGAGACAATCCATTAGCATATGGAGACGTAGACGCAGTAGAAGGTGGATTAGAAGGATTAGCAGAATTGTTAGGTGCTTCAGTTGAAAGAAATGTTATCAATCATGATGGACATGAGATTGATCAACCATCTGAAACAGGACAATTTAGAGTAGACGGAATCGATTTGAAAACTGACGACGTTGAAAAAGTTGTTGATTACCTTAACAACCCACAAGCTCAAGCAGAAGCTCAAGGTAAAAAAGAAAGAAGAGTACAAGCACAAGCTCAAAAAAGAGCACAAGCTCAAGGTGAGTTTGAAAGAGGTTCTGATAAAACTGAAACAGGTTTAGATCCAGAAGCTCAAGCTCTTAAAGCTCAAGCAGTAGATATCGACCAGATTGGAGAGTCTAAAAGCTACAAAAACAGAACATTCAAAAGAAAGTTTTAATAAACACTAAATAAAAAAGCCACTCATTTGAGTGGCTTTTTAGTTTTATATTTCATCTAATTCAAATATGCCTGGTTCGTCAGATTCATCTAAAAATCTACCGACCTTTACCATAAGTTCATCATTACTCAAATGATGTGTAGAATCAACATTAATATTTCTAAGTTCACCGATAGAATAAACACATCTTACAGAGTTTGGAATTCCTTGTCTTTCACACAACTCAGAATACTGTTTATACATATCCTCCGCAACTGCCTTTACACCTTCAGGTGTTGTCGTACAACCTGGATGAACATCTATATCCATTGGGATAACTATATCATCTGAATGCTTACTATTGATGTCATTTGCTATAATCTCAACGTTTTGTTGGAAAGATTTAGGAGTTTCCGAAAGGAAATGACAATACTTTATCCAATCACCTGGTGTTCCTTCTTTAGGACATATTTTTATATAGATTACTCCGTATCTCATTATTCTTCTGATTCAGTTGGTTTCTTTTCTTTTTGTATTTTATTGATTATATATCCAGATACTGCAAACTCAGCAGCAGCCCATAATAAGAATTCTCCCATAGTCAAAGTAGAATGTTTTTCTAACAAAAAGAATATCATACCCCATTGTGCAATGATGAATGCCAATCCTGACTCTACTCTCTTTTTAGAGAAATAAGAGTTTTTAGATGAATATACGTTAATTAATTCTTTTAATCCCCATTTTATGTTTGACCAACCAAAAAAATAATTCTTTTTAGGTGCTACCACATTGGCTACCTTTTTTTGTTCTTTTTCCATTTTAATATTTTTCTTTTATATATTAAACGGAGAAAATGAAATCATAGATATTTGATGTTGTCGAACTTTCTGTTGTAGTCGGTATCTTGTTTCTTAGAATACTTCTTCTTTTTAGGTATCCATTTTAAATCGAGTACATCTTTACTAAAAAAATCTTCTAATTTTAAAGTCTTATAAGGATTTGGTACAAGTGTCGCCAGTTTGTTTATATCTTTTACCTTACTTATCCTATGTAGAAGTGCACCTGGGTCCGCAGACTTTTTCTTCTCAACAATATCTTCAAAAAGTTTTTGCCATAGAAAGACAGGATATTCTATCTTTATTTTTTCCTCACTCTTACTGAATCCGGCATCATCGTTGTCAAAGAAATATTGAATATCTAACCCATTGTTTTCAATCAACTTATAGTCTGTGTTGACTCCTACCAACCCTATAGAGTTTGGATAAAATAGCGAATCTAAATACCCTTCAAAGACCGTTATGGTTTTTCCTAAATCTACGTTCAATATATTGAAGTAGTATGAAAGCTTGTTGTAGATAACCATCTCGTTCATGTCAATCTCTATAGGTTCTTCTTTTCCAATGTTTATCCATTCTAAAAGATTCTCATAGTTATAAATCTTAAACATACGTTTTTTACCTTCTTTTAGATTACGAACTTGCATACCCAGAACTTTCGTGTCTCTTCTATTGAGCATCACGATTATCCATTCTGCTTCATCTTCGTTCTTCCAGAATTTTGCTTGATATATGTTTTTATGATACTCTTCTGGAATACCACGACCTATTAAATACTTATATATACCGCCGTTGGTGATGATTGGTTTGAAATCTGTTATCTGAGTAAGGTTAGAGCTAAAAACTCTCTCTAACTCGCTTAATTCGATAAGGTTTTCGAATTTGGCATCAGACATATTTGCTTCATAGTCGGAATATGTCATTACACTATTAAGATGCTCAATCATTTCAAGCTTCTTATCAGGATCAACCATTTCGTTGAAGTCCTTACACATCCTATCAAGATTTGTATGTTTGTCGCAGTTAAAGCAAACAAACATCAACCTATTCAGATAAAGATTTCCTCTTTTCTTATAGACGTTCTTACTATCACCGCAATAGGGACACGCGATATTAAATCGATCAACATAGTCGACAATCTTTCTCTTGTTTATGTTGGCGAACTCTTTGTTGAGTATCTTCTGAACCAATCCTTTTATGTATTCCTTATCCATATCACATGATATAGAAAATCATATTCTAAGTTTAGTCTTTGTATGGTATCTTACCTCGAACACAATCTTCTTCCTGACCTTCGTTCTTGTAGAAGTTGTTGATGTAGCCTTGCATGTTTGCAGAACCGATAGGGTTATGTGAATGTATAGTGATATAAGGGAATTTTATAGGATAAGATTTCTTCTCAAATCGAGACATCTTTCTTCTCTTTGGATTCATCTTATAGAAATGGTCTACAATCCACTTCACACAGTCGAGACCGGTTGGCTCTATAATCTTGCTGTAATCGATTGTGTAGTTCTTTGCTACGTTATTGAAGTATTCATCCATCGCAGACTTATCAAGGTCGTGGTCGAGAGATATGTGCGAAATATTTTCAAGTCCAATCTCTTGAATCTTTTTGGAAAACTCTTCTAAGTTTCTTACTACAATCCAGTCTTGCTCTAATGGAGTTCTTATATCGTCTAAATAAATTCTATTCATTTAACAAAGATAAGGAAATTAATCGACTATTATATCAGAAGGTGCAGTTATTTTCATCGTTACCAATGGAGTTCTATCAGTTTTGTATATAACGTCTATAACTTTATCAATGTTTTTGTATTCTTTGTCATCTGTACGTCCTTCGTCATAACCCCAAGCAAGATAAAAACTCGCCTTACAATCCAATGTCTCTAACTTATCTGCGAAGTCTTTCAACATCTCAGACATTTCATTTCTCGAAACGTATTTATAATTTTCTCTACTTGTAGTTTCTTCGTATAAAGAATATCGAAATTGTATAATCATCATGTTTCCTCTTACGTTACGTGGTAGATTCATAGTATCGTTCATTAAATCTTCATAGTCGTGTGTCAAATCTATTCCTCTTTTTATTCCAAAAATATCATCAAAGTCATGACCAATACCACCTGGAGTTGATCCATCGACGTAAGTGGCTATTCTGTTGTCATGTAAAAAGTCGTACCCACACTCTTTTATATCATCCATATAAACTGGTTCTGTACTTTTTGGTTTTCTTTTGAAGAAGTCTAGGAATCCTTCATATGTCTTTACGTTTTTCATATGTTAAAAAAGAATATTCTTTTGTATATTTCCGTAGGAAATTTAGTGATGTCTATATTGTCAAATATTTTAAATACGGATCTTAGATTCCAAGAGCGTGAAAACTTATCATCGTACCATAATTTAATATTTTCTTTATCAAATTCTTCAGACATCTCTTCCAAAATATCAAATAAAAGTTTCTTGTAGCTAGACAATGCTGCACTTGATTGATAACCTGCATTTATGGTTCCATAATTCATCTGGTCTCTTATTATCCAAGCATATAGTCCAGGTAAATGATAGTAATAACTATTATCACCACCCTTTGTCTTCACTTCTTTTATGAAGTCATCGGTAGGAACATATTCGACAAACATCTTTTTAAGATCGGTTCTATATTTTTCTAAATCAAACTTTCCACCTGCTAGAGTATATTTCTCTTTTACTTCAAGTTCTTCTTCTAACTTATTCTCTAAATATTTGATATATTTCACACCATCAACCTTCTCATCACCGAAATGATATTCACCTGTGTAAGGATCTAATATATAATTCTTTCTATAGTAATATTCGTCATCTACCTCAATATATAGGTCCTTACGATCTAAAACACAATAATCGGTGTCTCCATCCGCACTAGTTTTAATCTCTATAACATCACTATCGTTTGCTTTTAGATAGTCATCCATACATTCCGAACGAACGGCATCTTCACTATAGTAGCTTCCATCAAAATATTCGCTATAAACCGTATCTGCATTATCGGTAACATATATGTCTAAATATTCTAACCAAACCGTGCTCTCATAGTGCACGGGACCGTCAACGTCTTCACAATATCTGGCGTCATCCTCGTCTATATACTCACCGTGATACTCACTCCAAACTCTTCCTTCGTTGTCCGATGCGGTTCCATCCGTGTTTTGTAGACCTAAAATATCTTCGCCATCAAGAGAAGAAGATAGAATCCCTTTTTCATAATCATAGCACGTAAGCGTGTCCATATAAGGATAGTAGTCGTACCTACCTTCCTTAACCTTTATTTTGTACGTATAAGATTGTGATCTAAGAATATCGTTCTCTTTCGCGTATGCCTCAAAAAGAATCTTGTCGCTGTCCTTTATCGTGTAGATCCTGTCCATGAACCTTCTTCCAGCAACACCTGGACCTTCGTGTATAGTCCAGATAAGTGCACGTCCTGCTATCTTGTCTGGATCATTACCTTTCAATATAAGCAGACTACACGATTCCGGATTCTCGACATAGATATCCAGATATGACTGACATCTTTTGTATCTCATACAAGAGTTTCCAAGCTGTCCACTCACTTCTTCGTATCTGTCTTCTAAATACCAGTATCTTATATCCTCACCTTTTACCAATTTAAATTTTTCAGAACGTTTGGCCATTGTATCGTAGGTAGACTTGTAGGCGTTCACAAAACTCTCAAGATCTTCGTTCTTTATAGGAGTCTGACGAACGTCGTTGAATATGTGTCTTACCCATCTTCCTATTCCGTAGTTAGGAGTTCTTCCACTTTTCCAGAACTTGCTACTCTTCATGGAGTAACCTCTTTCTTTTTCCAAATCCGGACTCGAGATTCCGTTAGGATACTCTCTGTAGAACCTACTTGTCTGAACATACGAAATCATGTCGTTCTTGTCGGTTTTGTCTATCAAAGTATAAGTGTCTTTCACGGTGTCGTTGTCTTCAACTTCCAAAAGTACTCTTGCCACATTTTTTGCGGAACTCTCGCTCATCGCTATGTGTGTGAAAAGCTCTCTCAGGTCATCCGAGTAGAATATCATCATTTTACCACTACCGGTACCTTCTGATATAAAGTCTAAGTATCTGTTTAGTTTCATATTCTATATATTAAAAAAATCCGCTTAAAAACTAAGCGGATCATTTGTTGCCTGAATCTTTTTCTTTCGGGCTAATCTTTTTTTTTACTTTTTCCAAAAGTGTTTTTAGACATTTTTGTTAAAAGTTTTGACTGACCAATGGCTCTAGTCACAAAAGGGTCTTTACTATTTAAACCAGCCGACATAGCAGCGTTAGGAGTTTGCATAGACATAGTGCTTGTCGTCATAGGATCTTGACTTTCTTTCATTTCACCTCTGAACTCGTCAAAAGTAACTACTTTCTTAGTAATGTCTTCAGGATATTTTGTACCTTTAACCACAAATAATAATAAGTTTGGAAACTGCTCGTGGTGTAAGTTGTCTGCAAGGTTTTCTATATGACTAACATTACCTAAGTCATCATCTGAGAATCCAACTTTGGCTTTATATCCAACACTTGCCGCAAATTTGTTTACTCTATCCATGAAAAGAAGAAGTGCATCTTCTTTAGCTTGTTCTGGATCAGATGGTGAACCACCTCTTGATGGTGCAGAAACACCCACGAACTCACAATTTTCTAAATAAAGTTGAACAAGTGAATGTGCAGATGGTTGCCCTTTTAATATTCTATCATACTCTTTGTTATGTCTGAATAAATAAGCAAACTTCAATAGGTTGTTATACATTTCGTATAGTTGTTCTTCAGAAAGAACATTGTCTATTATCCACTCAACTCCTTTTTTCATTGATGGTGCTTCATGTCCTCTCGCCGTTATTATAGCGAAAAGAGATCCGTTTACTAAACACTCTACGAAATCTTCCCACGCTGGAGAAAATCTTTGTGCAGAGACTGCATTTTTAGTATCTTCCAAGAAAGCAACATCACCTCTTGGTCCACTATCTCTAAATTCAGAAAAAGCTGCAGCAGGATCACCGTTGATTACTCTCCAGTTCTCACTATCACCTCTTACTTTTGCAAAGTCTGCGGTAGAAACATCCTCAGGAACCCAGTCACCATCGATAAGATGGTCCATGTGTATAACCGTTGGCATGCTCAATATATTGTCATCCCAGTCAAACGCATAATACAGAAGTTGTTTTTCTCCTGCAACGTCCTCCTTTATGTATTGATTAAACTTTTTAATCATTTTTGGATTATATTATTTTTTTTTGTTGATGAAAGCTTGAAAAGACTCTAATTTTCCTTCCATTTCGTTTTGACCTTCTTCTTCATCTTCATCTTCGTCATCCTGACCTTCTTCGTCATCTTGACCAAAATCTTCTTCTTCGTCTTGACCAAATTCGTCAAATCCTTGAACGTCTTCTTGACCTTCTTCATCACCTTGACCTTCTTCAGTCTCGATTTGGAATTCTTCTACTACTTCGTCTTCAAAAGTTGCTGTTACAGAAATAAGACCATCTCTTTCTTCGATCTCAATCTCGTATCCGTTTATTTCTACTTTAGTTTTCATATGATTTTTGTTGTTTTTTTGTATATATTAAATTTATAAACTACATTATATATTAAACTTTCAATCCGTTTTTTTATAAAAAAGAAAAACCAAACCAATGAATAGAAACGAAAGGATTCTGAAATCTCATATGAGAGACAATGGTATATCTGGCTCTACGTTCGATGACTACTTCAAAACTGTATCAAGAACACAAAACAACAACACACCCTACCTATTAGAAAGCAACGGAATGTCTGTTGACATATTCTCTAAGCTATTAGAAGATAGAATAATCTTTTTATCCACCGAAGTTGACGACTATGTTTGTAATATAATCAAAGCTCAACTTCTATATTTAGAAATGGAAAGTGATAAAGACATAAAAATCTATATTGATTCAGGAGGAGGTTCAGTCTATTCTGGATTAGGACTATTGGACGTAATGGATTTTATTAAACCAGACATTATCACAGTAAACACAGGACTTGCAGCCTCTATGGCGGCAGTAATACTTTGTTCTGGAACTAAAGGTAAAAGAAAAGCACTTAGAAGAAGTAGAACAATGATACACCAACCACTTGGATATACAGGTTATGCTCAAGCAACAGACATGGAAATCGAAGCAAAGGAAATAAACTCTTTGAAAAAGGAACTTTATGAAATAATTTCAGATACTACCGGTCAAGTCTACGATAAAGTCTACAAAGATAGTGAAAGAGATTATTGGATGACTGCATCAGAGGCTAAAAAGTATGGAATGATTGACGAAATCATACAAAAAAGAAAATAGTATGAATGAATCTTACACAACTATCAAAAGATGATAAGATTAAAGAACTGATAAAAGACGTAAAGTCTAAAAATTCTTTGAGAATGAAGTTCTCTTTTGATGTCAGTATTCTTTCTGATCAAGAATTGGAATACTTCTTTGAACAAGTACATGAAAGAATAGACTACATATCACAATCACCGACATTTCAATTTAGTGAAGTAGTAAACAACAAACTAATTCAAAAATCGGTGTCGACACAAACATTGAAGTTTCAAGATTTAGAAACCTGTATTGGCTACATACTTAGATCCGAATCTATCGAATCGAGTATAACCTACTTCTACGACATACTAAAAGAAAACGACGGATCTATAAGTTTCAGGTATGCCAATGTTTTCGATGAACAGAGAAGAATACGAGAAGAAAGAAACAAAAAGATAGACGAAGTACTAGAAATAATAAACAAGCCTCAATAAAATGAGGCTTTTTTGATTTAATATATATGTTTATGAAAAAGTTCTCAAAACTAATAACAGAATCTAATGTGGATAAAGAACTTATACCACATGCTACGGTATCTGCAGAAGATTGGGAAAAGGTAAAACCTCTTATAGAGCTTTTACAATCCGAGAAATACACCTCTAACACTAGAAAAAGATTAAAGGATCTAATCTCTTGCATGAACACGGATTCCATGATCCATTGGCAGAGAAATGTAAAAAACGAAGATTCGTTTGAAGACTTCTTCAAAATGTTTAGAATAGACTCAGATGAGGATGCAATAAAAGATTGTATAAGAGACTTAATAGACAACACGGATGAGCTACACGAAGATTCAAACGACAATAACGGCGAGTTTATTATAAAGATGAAAGGACTCAGACATAAAAGTATCGAAGAAGTCAAAGAAGATATAAAGGATGCTTTCTCAAAGCTTGAAATGATTGATAATACAGATTTTCACTTTATATTTGAAGCAATATCTTCCGATGGTTTTTCAAGAGACCGCAAGCTACCAAAAACTCTTTACAAAGGAGCAAAACCAAACATAGATTCTTGGTTTGAACTAAATGGTATAGAAAGTCCTAATAAGATTGATAGAATATTTTTATACATTTACAACCCAGAAACACACTTAGAAAATCACGACCTGCCTTTCTAAAAATACTAACACTAAAAAAGCCACTCAATTTGAGTGGCTTTTTAAATTTCTAAAAGAAAATTATTCAGCTTTCTTAGCCTTAGGCTTTCTTCTGGTTGGTTTTCTTTTAACTTCAGTAGCTTCAACTTCAGTAGCTTCAACAACTGCTTTAGGTGCAGCAGGTCTTCTTACTTTAGCCTTGATTTCTTTTGCAGTAACCTTTGGCTCTTCTTTTTTCTCTGTAGCTACTTCAGCCAATCTTTCTTCGATTTGTTTAGTAGGCGCTTCTTTTACGATTTCTTTTACCTTCTCAACAACTTCTTTAACTTCTTCAACTACGTGAACTGCTTCTGCTTTAACTTCCTCAACTTTGTGAGCAACTTCAACAACCGCTTCTTCTTTAGCGAAAAGATTCTTAAAGAATGATATCAACTTTTTCATGCTTTTACTTTTTATTTTTTAGTATATATCAGCAAAACTTTCTTCCCTCCACTAAAAACGTCAAAAAAATAATAAAAACAAGGGTTTTTAAACAATCAATGATTTTTAATATATAACATGAAAGAAAAAATATTCACTTTTAAATGAAATTTAGATATGATAAAGAGACAGAAGAAATAGTAGTATCAGAAGCGACAAGAATCGAATACCACCAAATGCAACTTTGGCTTACAAGAAAGGTTAAAGGCTGGAAGTTCCACCCTATGGTTAAAATAGGAGTCTGGGATGGAAACATGACGTTCTTCAAAAATGGTAGAATAAGCTTAGGTCTATGGAAAGAAGCTATGAGAGGATGTAAAGAGATTGAAATGCCTTTTCAGTTAGAAAACAAACTAGACTTCCCTATAAACAGAGATGTTACTTTAGAAAAGGTACAAGATTTCTGTAAAGATTTTTTCAAAACACACAAAGTAAGAACAAAAGAAGGAGAATGGGTTCCGTTCATGCCATATGAACACCAAATAGAGGCAGCATATAAGATACTAAAGAACAGATATTGTATGGCAGAAGTTGCTACATCAGGTGGTAAATCACTTATCATATCTATAGTGATGTTTTACACACTTAAAAACATCGAAGAAGATGCAAAGTTTCTTATCATAGTACCTTCGATAACTTTAGTAACACAATTCTATGACAACATAGTAGAATATAACTATGGTATAAACAATCTTTTAGAAATGAGAGATAAAAATACCACCGTTCTTTCAACCGGACATTTGCCATGTACCGTAAGAGTTGAGGAAGTAATGTCAGACAGACCAAGAAAGTTCTCAGGAACAGAAAATCCTAATGTTTATATTGGAACATACCAATCTTTAGAGAAATGGCCTAAAGAATTCTTTGAAAAATTCCACACGGTTGCAACAGATGAAGCACATGGTGCAAAAGCAAAGACAATCACTAAGATATTAGAATACACATTTGGTCATGCTTATTGTAGATTTGGTGTATCTGGTACTTTTCCATTGGATGAGTCGTGTGAGATACTTACTATTCAATCAGTTCTGGGTCCAAAAATAACAGAAGTTAGTGCAGATGAGTTAAAAAAGAAAGGTATCATAACACCGATGGAGATAAGAGTTGTTGTGATGAATCACAATCATTTAGAGTTCAACGAAAGACTAAAACTTGTTAGAAAAAGTGGAGATGGAAAGGCAGCATTTGATTTTGAGAAGACTTTCATACACCAATCAGACAAAAGATTAGACTTTATAAGAACACTTGTACAAAAATGTACTAATAATACACTTTTACTTTTTCATACGATAGAGAATGGACAAAGGATCTTTGACAAACTCAAAAGAGAAATCGATGATAAAGAGTTTTTCTACATTGATGGTGAAGTAAGTGGAAGAAAAAGAGAGGAAATAAAGAAACAAATGGAAGTAACTGACGGAAAAGTTAGGGTTCTAGTCGCTTCGTTTGGAACTCTTTCAACAGGTGTATCTATTAACGCAATCTTCAACGTTATATTTGCAGACTCTTTCAAATCAGAACAGATTATTATACAATCAATTGGAAGGGGATTGAGACTTCATTCAGACAAAGACAAAGTAAACATATTTGACTTAGTCGACATCTTTGATGCAAACGATATGAATAACGCACTTTTCAGACACTACAAAGAAAGAGAATCTTTTTACATAAAAAGAAAGTATCCTTATAAAATGTTAAAGATTAACCTATGATATGGATGAAAGACCTGAAGATTGAAGATTCTGGGCAGGTTTTCTACAAAGGAATAGAGGTTGACTTATCCTGTGTGAATATAATGAACCTAATAGCTCAAGGAATAATAAGAGAGTCTTTGGAGAAAGAAGTCGTCGAATCCATTAGAGAAATAAAGCTCGACATTCTTCTCTCAGACCGATAGTTTTTAATATATAAAGAACAAAAACAAAAATATCAAATGGCTTATAAACCTACAGATACATATATACCATGTACCACAAACGGATTCATAGATGCTGCCTATAGTAAAAGCTATAAGTTTTCTATTACTAAGCCAACTAAATATCCAGGCGAAGAAACTGTTAACGGTGTAATTTGGATCGTAGATATAGAAGCGATGAGTAAGGGAGATTTAGCTTCCGCACAACAGCTTGCGGGTAAGAACTATGATAAGGATCCTACCGGAAATACATATTACCCATTTGTCAATAATTACTACGCATTTTCAAACCTATATGATTTTCCCGAAAAAAATCCTAAAGACGGAAGTGATTTATATGATCCCTGGAACGATATAGAAACCAAAGATGGTATAAAAAGATTCCGTGATGATTTAGGAACTTCACTCAAACGAGTCGAATATGGTGAAATCACTGCACAATATTCATTGGACGACTTTATAAACCTAGCAAAAAGCTATTTAGAAAATTCTTATAAAAATATTGTCTATGGTAGAAGAAAAGATCCTATATGGGTAGATGCCGCAAAAAGATCAGATGCTAAAGAAATATCTAAAGAAGATACGACTAAGATATACAATGATATAGGAAACAGGCCGGAAAATAAAATGTCTTTGACTATAGACGGCGATGAGCCCGTGGTAGAAGAGGTTTATACCGGTAAATATATTTCGGCTTCGGCCTGGTCTACAGCAACCGTACCTATAGAAATAACATTTGATATACTTAAAGGAGAAAAGCTTATAGAAAGCATAAAAAATAGCTCCGGTTTTGTATTCGAAGAAACCAATAAACAGATTTATTTTTTGGCATCCGACTACTTTTACGATGCAAATGGAAAATGGCTTGAGAGATATGGCGTAACTATTATTCCTAAAGACACAAAGATAGAAATAACAGGATATCCATTTCCAGAATCACCGGACCCTGCAGGAATGTCTGCATCTGGTGTAGACAATGGAAGTCCAAGTGGAAAACCAACAACAAATCCAGTAATGACTGTAGGAAAGTTTACTCTTAAAGTAAAGAGTGGACCTGGAGTTATAATAGGTGTTACTGAAGTAGAAATATCAGGTGGGAAAGCAGATTTTAGTGGAATACAATTTGACCAACCTGGTGACTATGTAGTAACGGTTGGTAGTACTTCTCCTGATGTTGAACCAACAGAAATTAAATTTAAAGTTCTTCCAGAACCAACAGTCATACCACAGGAAAGTAAAGGTGTCACAGAATCAAATGCATCAGGAACAAGACCAATAATAACTCAAATAGACAGACCAACTATAGAAGTTAAACCAATGGAATTCGAAAGACAGGGTACAGACAAAGGTGGTTCGCAACAAGTTGCTACTACTATAGGTCTTACTCCGTTCTTAAGCATTGGTGGTTCACAGATAAACGATAGGGATATAATATCATTCTCTTTATACCACGAAGGAATGATTCCAAAGGTAGATATATTGTTTAGAGACACAAATGGTATGATTTCAAAACAACCACCTCGTGATGACACTAAATTTGATATTTTTCTAAACTCTAGATCAGTTAACCTTAAATATATACATCTTATATTCAAAATAGAAGAATTTGGAAGAATGGAGGCAGGACAATATAGTTTATCAGGAACATTAGATGTTTCAGACCTTTATAGAAACAAATTTAAAGTAAGAAGAGGAACTTCATTTGAAGTTCTTAGAGAGATATGTAAAGATTTAAAGATTGGATTCAACTCTAATATAGAAAACACCACAGACACTATGCCTTGGAGAAATGTAGGTGATAAAGAGTACAAATTCATGGAGGATATAATAAAACATTCTTATATATCAGAAGAATCTTTTATGGCAGGTTATATAGATTTCTACTATTGTTTTAACTATGTTGATATAGAGAAAGAAATGAAAAGAGACATAACAAACGATGTTGGAATAGACACCGGTGGTATAGACAAACCAGGTGAAAAGGACGCGGATAAAATCAAAAGTCTAAAACTAACTTCTGAAAAAGGACAACAAACCAGTAGTATGTACTTTTCAAAAAAGGCAGAAAGAAACGAATCTACAAAGATTAGTATGGAGCAAGGATATAGAACAAGAACTAAATTCTATGACACTGTAAAAAAAATGTTTTTGGTTTTTGATGTTGATTCTACTACCAGTGATGGTTCAAAAAGTCACATATTAAAAGGTAGTGAAGGTGATAAAGAATCGTTTGACAATAACTATGTTACAAAATATCATGGTAAGATTGATACTGACAATGTACACAAAAATCACAATTATGCAGTTACTCAAAACAAGATAAACCTTGATAACATGATGAAGAACCAGATGGATATCAGTCTTCCAAATCCTAACTTCAACCTATACAGATTTCAAAAGATACAGGTTTTCTTGATGAAAGATGCCGCAACCGTCGCTGCTCCAGAAACGGTACAATGGAGATATTCAGGTGAATGGATGATTGCAAGCATTAAATACACATTCTTAAATGGTGTTCTTAGTCAAGAAATAACATTAGCCAGAAAAGAAATGGGTAAAGATCCTGCAGAAATCAAAGAAGGAACAAACAATGGAACAAAAGAAAAGAAAGAAGAGAAAAACGAAAATCCTATTGTTGGAAGTGCATCATCAACTATAACATACAAACCAAACGAAAAATACAAAGTTGGTGATATATTTACCGTTCAAGATTCTTCAGGTAAAAAATATATACTTACGATAAATAAATTGTCGGAGAATGGTATTGACGTAGTTACATCATTGAAAGATCCATTTGCTATTCCAAACCAAACACTTACTAGTCCAGATACTATAACCGGAGTATCACAATCTACCGTTGCGGATGCAGTACCAGAAACAATTGTTGCAACCGCAAGCGGAGTCTATCGACATGAAGTAAAACTAGAACTTGCATGGGGCGGAATAGACGGAGACTATACACAGGCAAGAGTTTCCGACGTAACAAACAACCATGCACAACTAACCAGTTCAGGAAATCTAATAAGTGCAGAAGACAATATAAAAGACTCAAAATCTCTATTCATTGCAATCAAGAGACCTTTCCCTACATACAAACCTAGCGAAGATTGGCAAAAGGCATTGACTCCTTTCAATTGGACGGTTTTTGAGCTCTCAGACCAAGGTATAAATGATTTTTTTACAAACGATGTCGTTATATCTCCATACTCCAATAACAATAGCTACAACATATTGGATAGTGGAAACCCTAAAATCTATGAATCATTAAAATACAGAATATTCTACGGACAAGAAAAATGGGGACATTTAAAAGAAAATGGTGAGAAGTTATGGGGATTTGATGCTTGGAGCGTACCAAAGGGTACCATAAGAGTACTTGACTCAGACGGCAATGTTGTCAAAGAATTCGGTGATACAAATAATTCAACATCAACGACTGCACAAGTAAAGGGCGGATTCGCAGGAACACCACCAAAATACGAATATAGCAGATGGTTTGCTTACCCTGGTGACGGTTCACCAACCGCCAGTGTTTTAGTCGCACCAGACCAAGAATATACTCCAGTCGGTGGAGAAAACACGCTATACTACGACATGACCACCGGATTCAAACCAGGTGTCTATACCTTAGAAGTCAAATACTACGTGCCACTATATGTGAAGATAAACCATGATGGAGAAAACGCAGGAAAACCATACAACGGAACCGGTATGTGGGAAGTTGAGAGACAAAGGCTTATGACAAAAGATCCTGTTACCAATCACAACCCATACGAATTAAAAACACTAAAGGCAACCTTTAACATAGTTAAAAAATCTCAGAAAAAATAATGGAATATATTTATTCAGTAAAAAAATATAAAACACCCACCGATGCAAACTGGGTAACTTCAATACCTGCTGGAACCGATTATGCGAAAATAAAAGTTCGTGTATATGATTTTTCCAAAGTGAAAGATGGTGCTCCAAATTCGACTAAAGATGGAAATGGATATTGGAAAGCAAGTGCAGAAGCCACAGGTCTTATAAATCCATTTACAAATCCTATAACTAATGCAGTGGTTACAGAAAAAAAAATAGAAATATCTTTTAGTGACACTACTGGATGGGGAAGTGAAGTAACTAAAGACAATTACTACGAATACATAGCGGATACTGCGGCAAGAGATATGATAAAAGAAAGATATAAAAATCTATTTGGAGTAGAAATAGATTTTTATGCTTCCGACTCTACTCCAGACTCTACAGATTCAAGTACAAGTGGTACATCAGGAACATCAGGAACTAGTGGAACATCAGGAACTAGTGGTGACGTTACTAAAACAACCACTGAAACTCCAGCAGGTACTTCTGGTACTAGCGGGACTTCTGGTACTAGCGGGACTTCTGGAACTGGTGGTACTTCAGGAACAAGTGGTGACAGTTTAGCAGGAGAATTCACTTTCAACATAGAACAAGACAATCAGTTTATAGGAGTAAACAACGAACTAGGAACATTGACAATAGTAGGTGTTGGTGAAATCAAAGAAGAACCTTTAGAAGTACCACCAGCGGAAGAGATGGATGAAGAATTCTCAGAAGAAATTTTTGCAGGAGATGAAGAACTAAAAGTAACTTTTGATGCATATATCCAACAAATATCACAAGATACAAATTCAAATATCACACCAGAAGAGAAAACAGAAATAGCTAAAGAGATGGTTAAGTACAAACCTGGAAAACCATCCAAATCACCACCTGCAGACGTTATTAAAGCAATGAAAGACTATGGTATAAAGAGTGCACTTGAAAGAGCTCACTTCCTTGCACAATGTGCTCACGAATCTGGACAATTTGCTTGGAAGAGAGAGTTTGCATCTGGTAAGGCATATGAAGGTAGAAAAGATTTAGGAAATACACAAACAGGAGATGGTGTTAGATACAAAGGAAGAGGTTATATACAAATAACAGGAAGAGCAAACTACACATCATACAACACTTACTTAAAATCTAAAGGAATAAAAGACGATGTTGTGGCAAATCCTGAGTTACTAGAAGGAAAATTTGCAGCAGATTGTTCTGTTTGGTTCTGGAGTGTTGCTGGTCCAAAAGGTGTTAAAAACTTCCCTAAAAAGGCAAACGAAGGAGCAGGTATGGATATCGTTACCAAAATATCAAGATGGGTTAATGGTGGTGACAATGGTCTAGCAGATAGAAAAGAAAAATTTACTTACTATTGGTCAGTACTTGAGAAAAATCCATCTTCTTATACATAGCAATAGATTTTTTATATATAGTTTATGGGATATTTTAGTAATTTGAAATTTGGTGGTGGTACGCTTGGGTTATTTGACAACTCAAAGCTTCCTGTAGGTGCCTTGTTGGACGTGGTACAAGGAGATTTTAGAACAGATGGATCATTTTCACCAGGTACGACAACCCTTCAAGCAACTCCAGATGATCTTACCAAAAACGTCAATACAAATAAACCTACAGATTGGAGTCCATCAATAATAATAAAACCACTAACCGTCATATCTTTAAAAGGAACTAAAAGATACGAACCAGGATTTTTACCTCCTTCATTTTTAAGTAAGCAAATATTAGATACTAAATTAGGAAAAGGTAAAATAAATGAATATAGTTGGAATGATGGAAACGCATGGATAGGACATCTTATGAATTCACATCTTGAAAGTGATTATTACACACAGTTTGCCAAAAACTTTGTAAGTACCGATACAAAACAAAAACTTGAAGAAACAACAAGAGACAAAGTAGAATCTGAAGCATATTCAGCAAGAGACTACTATCTTAGATTCAATGACCAAGGAACAGACTACTTTAGACATGGTCTTCACATCGATGGATATACAAATCTAAAATCAGGAACTGGTGCAAGAGAATCATGGAATGGATCTGGAGACTCTTTTAGATTGGCTTCTTTTAAAAATACACCATATGAAAACAACGATCCTGTAATGTACGGAGTTGAGATAGTAATCGACGCGTTCAGTTCACCACTATTGAACGGATCGGTAGAGGACTTCATATCAGAATTTTCATACGTGAGTGAGATTGCATCAAGAGCCATAGTATTGGATGATTTCAAAAGACAATTTTCAAAAATATTCAGAACGAAAGGATCAGTTAATCAAAAAACATACAAAGGAGACGACGTTCTTATAAACAAACAACGTGATGGTCAAGCACTAGCATCCAGTGTTGATGGTCTACTATCAGCATATGCTGGAGCAGAGACACAAACAAACCTATACAGACCAGGTAAAAAGGCTTATATGTCATACTATTTGCAAAAAATTGATGGTCTTTCTAAACTAATAGAGTCCAATAGTGCAGAAACTAAAAAATACTTAACAGATTATGGTAAAGATGTAATAAAGCTTACATTCTTAGAAGACGTATCTGCAACAATGGGTACATTAGCACATCTATACAAACTACTTTATTGGTCAAAACCAAATGGTAAAGGACTTATTCCTGAAAATCTTCTAAGATTCAATTGTGATATAATAGTTTCTGAATGTAGAAACTTCAATAGAGTTAGAAAAGCAACAAAAACAGGAGATTTAGAGATAATAAAAGACAATGTGTCTAGATACATATACTCTCTTAGAGAATGTCAGTTCTACTTCAATACCATGCCACATGAAGATTCTATCGACATGGGTACTATTAAAATGTATGGTGATGGAAACGCTGCATTTGAAGTTACTTTCGATTATAAATATGCACATATGAAACTCGAAAAGTGGATACCAGATACAGAGAAGTTCGGACAATATGTAGGATATAACAATGGTGCTATATGGAAGATAGGAAACAAAGGAATGAGAAGTGCTAGAAACGTAGGCGGATTCGTAACTGTTGATACTTCTGTTCCTAAATTCTACACGGTAGGAACAAACACTATGAGAGGAAATGGAGTAACTAAAGCCATCATAATGGACGCATTCAAAGTAAGTGCAGAATCGGATGGTGAAGAAGCTAAGATAGTTACAGGTACATCAGGAGATGAAACTCCTTCTACTATACCAAAAGCACCTCAAAAACCAGGTGATTCAGTTGGAGAAGACGAAGAATCAAAAGATTCTAAGAAAGAAGATAGAAAGAAAAAGACAAAACAAGCACTTGATCAATTTAAAGAAAATGCTAAAAAGTCTGCAGTCAATTTAGCAAAGGGTGCTGCGAAATTTGTATTCAATGAAGTAAATAACCAAATAAGCATAAGAGCCAAATTATTGGAAAACACTATAAACAAGGCAAGAAATTTATTAGGATTGGGTGGTATGAAAAACGAACCTAAGAGAGTATATCCTAGACCATACACACCACATAGTTTCGGAATATTCTTTGACGTAAGAAACGACCTATTTAATTTTGTTGGAGAAGACGTAGCTGCTGTAATGGGTGGTGCGATGCAGTCACTATTACCAGGAACTCAACTAAACGTACCATTTAAAATGCCTAACATAGGTGCGACATTAGATAAACTAACTAGTAAGTTCTCAGTATATGATGCCGAAGCTAAACTTATCGCAGCAATGCAGAGTAAAGGACCTAAGATGCCATTCTTTGATTCTAGTAAACATAGTACAAAATGGGCAGGAACATCAGTAAATAAACTATTCAACTCAAACACTACTTTCAAATTCGTAACTATGGGACAAGTTAAGTTTGGTGGTGGTATCGGAGTTAAAGGATTTTCATTCATGAAACCTAAAGGAACAATCTATACTGATGGTAGCAACAAACCAGCAACAATGATAGACGGATATTCAAATCCATTGAACAACAAATTTCCGGTTGGTACAAAAGACTATGACAAGATACAGTTTCCGGCAGGTGCACAGAAATATCCGGCACCACTTACACAAGTTGTTAAAACATTGGCAAACCTTGTTTCTTCTAAAACGGTTTGGAGTTTCCCAATGGGAAGTATTCAGTTTCCGGATGCTGGACAAAAATATCCGGCACCACTTACACAAGGCAATAAGACGCTTGATCAAATAGTAACTGGAAACTCTAAAATAAGTAACTATGGGACTAGCGATGTAAATATGGTTCAGTTTCCTGCAGGTGGTCAGAAATATCCTGCACCGGTTTCTTCGGGTAATCAAAAACTTAAAGATTTACTAACAAGTAGTAAATGGGTAAGTGTTCCTGGATCTATGAGTGGACTTCAGTTTCCCGCAGGCGGGCAAAAATATCCAACTCCTACAAATATGGGTAATGGAACTTTAAAACAGATACTTGATTCAAATACAAAGACCGGTAATAAATATGGTAGTACTAATTTAAATATGGTTCAGTTTCCTAAAGCACCTCAGAAGTATCCAGCACCACTTACACAAGGTAATAGTACACTTACACAAATAGTTCAATCTGGAACTAAATGGAGTTTCCCTGTAAATAATAAAAAGTTCGGTAAATAACAACATTTTGTTATAATCTGATAAAATATTAGATATAATTGATTTACTCTCTGTTGAGATTAGATTAATTAATATATAATCTATGAGTGCAAAAGATTTCGTAAAGAACAAGATGGATGGCGCAAGTGCCAACAAAACATATATCGGCACCGTCGAAGACAACAACGACCCTAAAAAACTAGGAAGATGTAAGATAAGAGTTCTTGACGTATTTGACGAGAAAAGTAAAGACGACAAATATGAAATATCGGTAGAGGATCTTCCATGGGCAACTCCTTGGAAAGACGTAAACGGAAACAACTTTAATCTTCCAGAAAAAGGTAAAGTAGTTACCGTAGTATTCGAAGATGGAAACAAAAACACACCGGAATACATATCTTCTGATCACTACAACGTGAACTTAGAAAAAAAGTTGGAACAACTATCAGAGCCTGACTATCTTTCAATGAAAGCACTATTGTACGACCACAAAACTCAGATATACGTAAACGATTCTGAAGGATTGAAAATAGACCATAAGTTCAACAATATAAACATAAGAGAAGCCTGTATAAACGTAAACCTAAAAGACAACTTTGGAAAGATAAACATAGGATCTCCAAACTCTACACAAAGAGCAATCTTAGGAGACAATTTTGTAAACTGGTTTGATGAGTTTCTAAATATACTTATGGGTTCTAAAGGTGGACCTTTCTTAGGAAACCTTCTTTCACCTGTTGTGGCGACTCCTGCACTAATGGCACAAGTACAGCTATACTTTTCATTGAAAGATCCTAAGATATTGTCTAAGAACGTCTATATCGTAGACAACGATAGTATAGCAACACAAGAAAGAACAGATGGTGGTGCAGCCAAAGGTTCAGTAACAGAAGGACAAAAAGGAGATACATGGGCATCCACTGTTGATGAAAACAAACTAACAACCAAAGAGCCGGTGAAGTTTGTTCCTGTTGAAGGACCTACTACACAAACATTTGAAAAACCACCGGTCGATGCACCAACAGCATCAGCACCTATGGATTTAGCACCGGAGAAACCAGCACATAATCCAGATATAGACGTTCTTTTAGAGATGTTAAGAATAAAGAACTACAAAGTATTCACAAAACCATATGAACTAAACATAGTTTCAATAAGAAACCAAGGTCTGAAGTCTGGTGACAAATACACTGACGAATTTGTAGACAAACTTTATGCTTTCTATAAAGACGACAAAGATGTATGGCAGTTGAAACAATATGTATTCTCTACAATGCCCGGTGTTGAATTTGAGATAACAAAAGGATGGATAAAAGACAAAGATTTTAAAAGAAAAGAAAGAAAGTATTGGGAAGAAAAGATTGGTACTAAGATAACTTTGAAAGACTTTATGAAAGGTCCTATATCTAACACTGCTACTGACGAGGACAATCCTGCGAGCGCGGGTGCTACAGCAAGTGGAACTTCAGGAACGTCAGGAACATCTGGAACAAGTGGAACTTCGGGAACAAGTGGGACTTCAGGAACAAGTGGAACATCAGGAACAAGTGGAACATCAGAAGATTTAACACCACCCACGATAACACCGACAACTCAAGATAAGCTTGAAAAAGACGGATATACATCAACAGGTAGTGTTAGTGGTAAAACCTTATTAGACTCTAATATAACAGTGACAGGGAAAACTTATAGTGCCGCCCAAATTGCATTGATGGAAAAATTGAAGAATATGAAAGTTGATACAACATCTGGCAACGGTGCTACTTTCACTAAAGAATCGGGAGAAAATATAGTAGCAAAATGGATAATATTCCAGAAATAAAAGATAAAAGATGATAGAATATAAGTTATACATAACGAATCCGATGTTTTACGGTAGTACTCAGAACAATTTTGAGAAGAACCTATCCGGGAAGATAACCATAAACGAAACAATTGCAGCCAGCGGAATGACCGAAAGGACTGCCGTAGGTGAGGTTACTGGAATTCCAGTTCCGTTCACTAATCCACAGACCAACTTAGTCGTTCCTGACAACAATGGAACAATAATAAAGAATGGTGAAGCATCGATGTTCTCACCACCAAAGGTATTAGCAACCGAAATGGTCGCTATAATAACAGATGAGTTTGCAGTAAAGTATGGACTGAACATTGATTTTAGTTTAGATCCACCTAAAGAAGTGGCTACAACTACTACAACCACAACGACGCCCGAGACTGCGGCAGTTACCACACCAGAAAAAAACGCAACAGCCGTAGCAGTTACGTCAGCCACCGCGGCCGGCACTGCTAGTACACCAGGATCTCCTGCCGGATTTACATTTAATTTTGATAAAGATAAAGCATTGGCAGTTGCCGCAGTTGCCGGAGGTGCCGCATTAGTAGGTGCAGGAGCTTATGCTTTGATAAAAAACTCAAAAGATAAAACACCAGAAGGAACTGCATCAACACCAGAAGTAGTCGCACCTAAAACCGATACAAAACCAGCAGTTGCACCAATAGAAGACAATAAACTTAAAGGAATAAGAATATTAGTTCCTTCACAATATATCGATGTTTATAAAATATCAAAATATGGTGGAGCACCTGCTTTATTGACTACTAAAGATTCTAAACAAATGGTTTGGTTGGATAAAGAATATGATAGACCAGAGTTTCTTCCAAGTAATCTAACATCACCACAAAAAGTAAACGATGATGGAAACGGTGATTTTGGTATAAAAATACATTTAGGATATCCAGGAGGTAAAAAAGTTGGAAACTGGTCAGAAGATGGTTCACAAGTTTTTTCTACAGCAGATGACCTTAATGATTTTTTTAAACTATGTGAGGTACATAAAGATAAGTATGGTAACAAATTGACATATACATTATCTACAAGAGATGACTGGGATGAAGCGGCGAAAAGTGTTCAGACTAACAAAGCTGTTCCAGATCCTGGAACTGCATCTACTCCACCACCTGCGGTTGAGGAAAAAATAGCAGGAACACCATCTACTCCACCTGCCGAGGTAGAAGAAGTAGTAATAACTGCATTTAGAAATCTAAACTTTGACACAAACAAATCTGATATAAGACCAGAAAGTTTTGAAAGCTTGAATAAGTTGGCAGAACTTCTTAAAAAAGAAACATCTTGGAAGCTTAAGGTTGAAGGACATACCGATTCTGATGGATCAAATGAAAGTAATTTATCTCTATCAAATAGAAGAGCAGCATCTACGAAGAAGTATTTAGTAGATAAAGGAGTTGCAGAAGGAATGATAACAACCGAAGGATTGGGAGAAACAAAACCACTCACAGATAACAAAAATGCAGAAAATAAACAAAAAAACAGAAGAGTTGTTCTTATTATAATTAAGCCAGATATGACTACCATAGCAGCCGGAACAACACTTTCAGATACCGCAATAACTAAAAATCCTGTTACTTAGAACAGGATTTTTTTATGTGATTGATAATTTATCAAGTCCCCAATCTGAGTAAAATTTATTGGCATCAGTTCCTGCGATTTTACCATAAGGTCCTTTTTTAGCAAGGTCTGGTAGGTAGTCGAAATGCCATTCTTCGTTCTTAACCGCTCTAACGAATCCATACTTCCATGAGTTTTTGACCAACCAGGTATAAACTTTCTGATTTACGTTTATAAATCTTCCTTTTGATTTACCACCGGCGTTTGTATCTAATCCAATACCATTTCCATGATTCGAGTTACCAGGTTTTGCAGCCACATTACCTTTTCCTGCTAAATAGGAATCATATAAGGACTGTTGTGAACTAGCACTTACTTTTACACCAGAAGAAGATTTTGTATTAATACTATCATAAGGTGATCTAAATCCAGATCCTATAGATATTGTAACACCATCTTTTTTGGCAGCCGCAACCATATCTAAATACGCACCCGCAATCTTAACATTCACGGCAGAGCCATTAATCTGACAACATTGTATTTTAGTACCACCGTTTGTTACGAATGTACCTGGTATCAAATCTAATTTATGATTACCGACATTAATAGGTTCAGAATTCTCAAGTTGTTCTACTACAGATGCAGCCTCTGCCGCTCTTTCCGCACTAGGTGCGGCCTCCATCTCCTCAAATTCTATACCCATCTCTTCGGCTCCCGCGAATCCACCTTCAGTATACTCTTCATCATCACCAACATCTTCAAAGTTATCACCATCAGGAGGAACCGTCTCTCCAAATCTAGCCCAATCAGTTGCTGGATTTCCAACGTATATAGTGAAGCCAGGAAGATCTTTTTTAGCACTAATTTCATATGCAACCGGGGCAGCACCAACCGCAGAATCTCCTAAACCATCTATGGTTATATTCCATTTTGGTGAAGTAGATTGTGTTTTACCCGCGGCATCTTGGTTGGCCTCTGCGGCTACCTGCTCATCAGTTTTTTTTTCCTCTACAACTGGTGGTTGTTCTTCAGGTTTCTGTGTGGGTGTAATCAACTTTTTTTCAATATCCGGTGCAAATGTTTTAAGAGTTTGTGGTGGAATTGAAGTATGTCCCAACTTGACTTTTTGAGATTTATTCACACCAGTATCAACAGCCGCAACTAAAGAAGGAAATCCATTTTTAAGTGCGGGAAAACTATCCCAGTTAGTAGGATTATACATAAGATAACAAGATGTTCCTTTATTAACTAATGTCTTAACGTTTTGAGTGAGTGGACCAGAAGCAGAAGGGTCCATTATTATCAAATGTGTTGGCTTTATAGAGACAAGCTTTGATTGAATATTAGCGGTTCCATTTCCACTACCCGAAAAAACTCCAATACTTACGGTTTTTTCAACCAATACGTACTTTGGATCTTTACCCGTTCCTTGTGGAACACTAGCCATTGCCTCACCATATTCTTTTTTAACAGAATCCCATTTTGTGGTATGCTCATTTGGAATAACAATTACATATTTATCAAACCATGTAGGAGCACCAGCCTTTATCATAGGTGGAAAATAAGTCTTACCAGTTTTACCACCAACCGGTATTCCCGGGAAAAGAACTAATACACTAACATCAGTAGTATATTGATCAGCAAAAGTAGGTACATAAACTGTACAATTTGGTTTAGGTATTTCTTTATATGCCACTTTTTAATTCTTTATTTTATTAAAGTCCACCGACTTTTATAGTACTAACACCAACAGTAACACCGGCCCTGTTCTCTTGAAGAACTACAGGAGGTAAAGAATAGTTTGCATCAAGGAATTTTTTCCTTTTCTCATCTGTTCTCGTTGTTTTATTTAAAACTCCTAATCTTTGTTTGATAGATTTATTTGATGCAACATTTCCACTTTCATAGTATCTAAAATCATCGAGTGATTCTGATGGTGGATAGTATAGTACCATACCTTCTCTTATGTTGAGAGGATTATCAATATGGTTTATATGTAATATAATATCGGCTTGTGCGAAAGTATATATGTCATCATACATAGACTTCATAACCAAATCTAATCTCATATCCTCACCTCTTTGAACAACATATATGTCTAACTGAGCGGCATCCACTTTAAAAGAAGGAATATTCAAATCCCATTTTCTATTTATCCATCTAGCTTCAACAAGTGATTTAATACTCATTCCCATTTTCTATAAAATTATTTTTTCTTACCCGTCATTTTGCTTTTTTCGGCTGTTGCCTTTGCATCCGCCGTTGCTTTATCTAACTTAGCTTGTTCTTCTTTAGTCAAAGTTTTTTGTGTACCCGAACCAGGAACTTCTTTGACATTAGTTGAAGTCTCAGTTTTACCTATATTACCTTGAGTACCCTGAGTGCCCTGAGTACCACTAGTATCACCGCTTTTACCACTTGTATCACCATTGTTAGTGTTTCCACCACCTTGGTTTCCATTTGTACCAGATGTTCCTGCTCCAGATGTACCACTTGTACCAAGATCACTTTTGAACTCTGCTTCTCCAGGCATAACACCAACTGGTTCCTGTGAAGCAACTTTTCCATCTGCTCCAAATTTGACGGTTGTTTCAAAGAAAGTTTTTTGAACATCGACTGTTCTCAAATAACCAGAGTTAAACTTTGCCATAATTTCTTGCATACCAAGATTTCTAGCGTTAGTCAACTCAAAATCTGCTATTATACTAGAAGGAAGGTCGTTGAACGCCAAATTTGGTCCAAGCTTCAAAACTACGCTTGTCGTTAGCATGTCACCAGAACAAAAAACCGGTCTCATTGGATTTCCAATCGTTATATGCCAAGGAGTAGAAGGGTTTCCGGTAAGTGCGTTAACAATACCCATTACCTCTACTCTATATTTCATAACCGCTGCTTTAATAACAGATTCTCCGATATCAACAAGCTTGGCTATAAGATTAAAACCAGCATCCTTTGCCTCCGTCGCTGCAGTTTCTGCGGCAGCCTTTTCTGAAATTTCTTTCTCATCACCAGAAGTACTTCCATCACTAAGATTCTTAGCAGCGTCAGTCGCTGCGTTATAAACTGCAGTCACCGCTTCTTCAAGTTTTGATCGAGCAGACGTTATTGCATTTTTTATACCCGAAACAACATCAGATATCAACGTATAAGGGTTGGCAGCCCATCTAGCTAACTTTGCAGCAACTCCTTGACTTAAACCATAGTTTGAAGATTCAGAAGTTCCAAATCTTACTATCATACCTATTATATCCATCCAAACTATAGTAGGATCTATTCCTGCAATGAATTTAAGTTCATATTCACAAGTCATCTTTATAGTTATCTTAGCCATCAATCCTGATCCAGGTTCACTATAACCAACAGTTTTTCTAACCTTAGCTTCTTTAATTAAGTTTGGGTTTCCGGCAGGTATCTGGTTTGCAGCATCTTCTTCTAACAAACCAATCTTAGCTAAGAAAGCTCTTTGAAATATCTCAGTGAATCCCGGAAGTGGTAGTACGTTACCAGCAGCACCTGCTATTTTACCCATACCGGACTTAGAGAAATCTTCACCTAAGCTGTTCAACATTCCGGTAAAATCGGCTTTTGCCTCTGTCCATACCTCACCAAAGCTGATTTCCAAAAAGTCTGTTCCTTCTGGAATCCAACTAACCAACGTTGCAATAGAAGGAACTTCTTTAGTAGTTCTGTTAACCATTATATTATCTCCAGATGGTGCGACAAATCTTCTCGCAATCATTAGTCTATTATTAGGATATACTCCTAAATATTTTAAATAAGCAAAATCGGTAGGTCTTAGAGCCGCCTTTGTTTTTGCCAACTTTTCTAAAATATTTAGAACACTGGTATCATATACATCATTGTTGTGTAAAAGGTTACTACCTCTTGAGTTTGATTCTATTGAAGGAGTATAACCATCTACAAGCTTACCTTGTTTATTAACATAAACATCTGCTAAACCCGTAGTATCTTGAGTCTCAGATGGATCTATACCTGCACCACCGGGATCTTTAGCAGTTTTACCCGCCAAATTCGGCCAAGCTCTCAATCTTCTTTTACCAGTAAATAAAGAAAGTGATTTGGAACGGTTATAGTCCGCAACAATTACGTTTCTTGAGGCACCCGCGTTGAATCCAGACATACCATTGGTAGGTACACTTTTAAGTCCTATGAGTCCGAGGGGTGATCCACCTAATATTGCCATTGATTATATTGATTTTTACATATATATTAAATACATGCAATCTCTCCTCCTAATAATCTCTGATAATTTGCGAATTGGAAAATTTAGATAAATTACTGAAAACATCATCTATAATTTCAGGGTTTTTTCTAAACTCGTTGTAGAATACTAATACGTTGAAGTCGTTGTCTCCAAGTATCTTTTTAAGATTCAAGAGTTTTTCTATTGAAAACTCGTTGTCAAAGTCAGGTATGTAATAAATATCCTTTTTCTTATCGATAGCTTGTTGTATCTTATTGAATATTATTATCTTCAAATAGGTTTTGTCTTCGGAATGAGATAACTCTTCTTCTTCTATTATCTTCTTTATGTCGATTATATACTTGTTCTTAACCTTATTAACCTTTATGTACTTATCCATCTTCTTACGAGTCTTGACATAAACACAGAAAAAATTCATATTTTATATTTACTTTTTTAGTTCGAAGTTCTTTAACAAGGTTAAAAGTTGTCGCCTATTTTATTGAAAGTATATATAAAAGAGATTTCCTCTCCTAAATTAAATAATGGAAATAATATTTTAATATATATTCTATGAAAAAATATTCGGATAAATTCATAAACCAATCAAGCAAGTTGAAACATGCCAGAATAGGTTTCGAGTTCGAGTTCTATATGAAGGATCTATCCTTCTACAAAACATTAGAGATGCTAAATGTAGATTTGGCACCTGTAAAGGTATGGGGATTCAGACAATACCACTCTGACTTCACGCCAGACGAAAACAACTTCAAAATAGAACCGGATCTTTCGGGTGGTTCAAACATGGTTGAGCTTGTAACTGGCCCATTAGATTATTATGATGCAAAATACTATTTAGTAAAGATAATAAAGTTTATACAGACATATGGATATACCAACGATAAATGTTCTATACACTTTAACCTTTCGTTTAATAGTGAAGATAAAGACTTAAATGACTTAAATATACTCAAACTTATACTAAACACAGACGAAGATGAGATATACAGAGTGTTTCCTTCGAGAAAAGACAACGTATATGCAAAGACTATTAAAAAGATAATACCATACAAAGAGTATGACTTCTTCAATATTCCCATCGACACCGTTAAGAACAACCTAAGAGTACCAAACGACAAATACTATGGTATAAACTTTGTAAATATAAACAATGATAAAGAACATCAAAGACTTGAGTTTAGATATATTGGTGGAAAAGATTATGAAAAGAACATAGGTCAGTTGACATACTTTATGGATAGATTCATAATCGATGTATTTGATTCAACAGATACAAACTTTAACTCAGAAGATGTAACAAAACTTGAAGAATATCTTGAAGATAATATCAAGTTGTTCAAAAACTTTTCAAAGTATGATAACTTCTTAGTAGATTTTCCAACAATACAGATACAGATAGACCAGGTAAGTGATTATGATACAATAAATGCATACTATGGAAAGATATACACTAAGTTATACAATCTAATAGATGGTACAAACGATCTTAAAGAGTGTATAATCAACTATGTAACATCAACACAGACTATGGAAATAGTTGATACTATTGTTAAGTCAACAACTACTCTAAAAAATTATGAGTTCATAAACTGCACGATTGAAGGAATATTTGAATCATGTAATTTCTTAGGAACTGAGATGACAAACTCTCAAGTAAGTAAATCAACTCTAACACATTGTGATGCAAATAACACAAAAGTTCTTAATTGTAGAGTAGATAACTCAGGACTTACAAATTGTTATTTCATGGAAGGCTATCTTAATGGAGATATGTTTGGTGGTGTATTTAGATCAGGTGAGCTTGGACCGTACGCAACTATGGATTCTGAAGTTAAAGTAGTAAACGACAACGCAAACTTCTTTGATACTAAGTTCAATGAAGACCCACAAAAAGGTAAAGATAAAGGAATCATCTCAGGATTCGGAAAAACTGGTGGAAAGAAATGAAATACTTAAAACTATATGAAGACTTCAATACCGACAAACCTAAAATAAAAGATTTGTTAGAAGACATCGCCGCACTCGACTACATATTGTCAGACGAAGGAGTAAAGGCTAAATACTTCGTAACGGAAAAGATGGCATCAGATTCACCAAACCGTTATATGATAGGTACAAGCGATGACATATCGACTAAAGTAGACGAGTCTTTCGATGGAGTAGGAATATACAAAATACAGGTATACTTCGATATAGATGCCGAAATACACAGGCATGAGAATTCGCATACTTTCAATCAAAAAGAAATACCAGACGAATACTTCAACCAGCTGAAAGAACATCTCGAAGAAGTATATGACGTTCATGTAGTTAAAGACAGACCATATACTACAGGAAAGATAAAGAGAGACGGAGATTACGGTATCGCCCAGGTAAACTGCGTATCTATCATAATAGAAAGACAGCCTGACGACTACGTATATTTTGATGACGAAGATGAAGATATAAACGAATCAGTAGATGATGAGACCGCAATGAAACATTATGGACTATATCCAGAAGATGTTAAAGAGATGTTCTATGATTTACAAGACCTTGACATATTTCCTGAAAGATTAAGAGTATTCGTAGAGTTTAAAAGTATGCTTGGACAAAATGGAAACCTGATGTTCGACACTCCAATGTCTGCACCTAAGATGACATTCCAACACTTTCCTTTTATAGAGGTAAGAGTTAAGTCAGATGCTATATCCGTTCCAGAATATGGAAGAACACAAGCAGACAGAAACATGATACAATCATTACTGACTAAAATGACAGAGGACGAAAGGTTCAAAGAAGTGATTGAAGTGGCGAATAATCGATTAGAAGACTATGATTGGAAAATTGAACAAACATATAAAGATTTTAGTAATGATTATATACGAATAATCATCAAAAAAATTTAATATATACTAAAAAATAACTCAATACAATGAGAATTAAAAAGTTTAACAACTGGGTCAATATCAACGAGGAAGCAGCTCTTAGAACTCCTTCTACAGATGAGCAGTATTGGATCGGAAAAGGAAAGATTGGTAAGAAAGTCGCTTTATATACACACGATGACATGGATGGTATCTTCTGTGCAATCGAGATGAAGAAATGGTTGTTAGACCACGGATTCGAAATCGTAAAGTACGGTGTTGTAAATTATTCAGAAGGATGGAAATATACTACGCTTGATCCAAAACTTATAAATATTGTTCTTGACTTCGCAAACATGCCTGGTGATGAAAGAGATGAGTTAGTAGATTACTACTTAGACCACCACGGACTTTTCAGTGCTGCTGATTTAGACAAATATAAAGATTCACCAGTTAAAAAATTGGCAACATCATCTGCATATGAAGCACTTTGTATTGTATTAGGACTTCCACAAGATGAGTTAATTGTTTCAGTTATAGATATGATTGATGCTGCAAAATACCAAGACTATGGTGTTGATTGGCAAAGATTGTTAGATTTTAATCTAGCAGAGATTAAACAATCAGATAAGAAAAGACTTGAATTTGGAGCAGCTTTTAATCAGTTCTTAAAAAGATCGGATGTAAAAACTTTAATCGCAGTTATTGCAAATTGTAAAGATGCTTCTATCTATGCAATCTTTAACACAATGAAAGCACTTTACCCTGAGCACAACGCTACTAAATATGGTAAGAAAGAGTTTATGAAAGATTCAGAATGGAGACTTTCTACGATGCAAAAAAGAACAAGAGGTACTGGTGCAAAACAAACACTTAATTCTCAACAAGAACTTATCAGTATGTTCTGGAAAGGTGGGGCACTTAGATTAGACGGGTATTTAAAACTTGGAGATTTAGTATTCGTACCAACAGGAACTTGGGCAAATGCTTTAAGAGCAAGAACAATCGTTGAAAGAGACTTCAAAGATGGTAAGATTGATTCAGAACCTAAATTCATATTACTTCAATATGGTGGTACTCTTCAAGTATGTGCTTACAAAAAAATGGGTCAAACAGAAAATCTTCCTTTATACAAAGATGGTAAATCAATCGATGATTTAGGAGTTTATATGACAAGCTTACTTACAAACTTCAAACAACATTTAGGATATCATGACCCTGACACTACAATCGGTCAAGATGAGATTACGGTTTCTGGTGGACACGGTGGTATCGGTTCTATCTCAAACATCTTTGGAACATGTGATGTTGCTCCTTATCAAGGACTTAGATTCATCGACTTATTTAAAAACAAAATATTCAATGACCTTTCCGGAGTTAAGTTTACTTTAAATCAAAAATGGGGAGATCCATCAGAATCAAAAGGTAGAGAACCTGAGATGGACAATAAAGTAATCGGTGCAGAAAATGTTACTAAATTAGATAAGTTTGGAAAACCAATGGCAAACGAAAACTTTGACTATCAGATAACTGACAAAGAAGGTAATACTAAAGATGTTACAAGAGATGAGTTTGTTGAGGCAGGTGCCGGAAAAGCAATGGAACCTAACAACATTCAGATTGATCACGATAACAAAAAGATTATTGCCAAATTTGAAAAGTTTAAAAATCTTATAAATAAAAAATAAAAAAAAAGAGTCAAGTTATCTTGACTCTTTTTTCTTTTATAAATTCTGTTCCTTCTAATATCTGATTTATCTTGTAGTCCCTTGAAGATACTACATCACATGAAAGAAGTATCTCATCTGGTTTCTGATACATGTCAAGAAAAACCCTGTATCCTTTCATGGACCCTACTTCGGTGATTCCTTCTATTTCTTCATGATTGAAATAAGAATTAAATTCATGGCTACGAAGAAGTGCGTTGTACATGTGCATAGAAATGATTATGTAGTTGAACCTGTCACTCTCCTCCTCCATCACCTTTGATATCCTGTCTATTTCAATCCAAGTATCCATATTATAGTCTTTACTACTACCCATACCATTTTTATAGAAAAATCAATCAAAGTTTAAAATTAATGATAAGTTAGCATTGAACAAGCGTGTTTTTTTGTAAAAAAACGACATTTCAAAAAGCTAAAAGAAATAAGTACCATATATAGACTATGAAAATTTTATATGGTATACAGCTTACTGGAAATGGTCATATAACCAGATCTATACAGATAATCAAATCACTCAAAGAAAGTGGTTGTGAAGTCGATATAATAACATCTGGGAACAATTCTCAGTTAGAGTTACCGTATGAAGTGAAGAACCATTATCGTGGTTTATCCTTCTTCTATAATAGAAGTGGTGGTATAGATTGGATCAAAACAATAAAGTCGTTGGACCTACCTCAGTTCTTAAAAGACATTGAGTATGATGTAAGTAAATATGATATAGTCATTTCAGACTTTGAACCTATTTCAGCATGGAGTGCAAAGAAGTATAAGATACTTTCTATAGGGATTGGAAACCAATACTCATTTTTATCAAAGGATACACCAAGACCTAAAACACCAAATAAGATATCCGAGATGTTTCTGAAAAAGTTTGCAAAATGTGACTACAACATAGCTTTGAACTACTTGAAGTATGATGACTCTATGTCATTACCAATAATAAGTGAAAATCTACTTGGGAAAGAAACCAAAGAAGAAGACTTTTATCTGGTTTATCTTCCATCATTGGCCACAGACTATGTTTTAGAGCAACTGAAAGACTTTAACTGCTACGATTGGAAAATATACTCACCAGACGTAAAAGAAGATTACATCGAAGATAGAGTTCAAATGAAAAAACTTAACAAAGACAGATTTACAAAAGACTTACTAAACTGTAAGGGTGTAATCACTGCCTCTGGATTCTCAACGACAACAGAAGCTTTGGTTCTCAATAAAAAAATCTGGTCTATTCCTATAAAAGGACAATACGAACAATTATGTAATGCAATAGCACTCAAAAGAATGGGTGTATTCACAGAAGACTTAAATAAAGATACCATATCAAAGTGGATAACAAACTATCAAAAGATTGACTACGATTGGGATAACCCAATCGATGAAATAGTCAAAAAAATAATAAGCTACAATGGAAAAAATTAGAACATTGTTCATATCAGATGTTCATTTAGGAACTAAAAAATGTCAAGCAGAAAAACTTTTGGAAGTATTCAAGAACTATGAGTTTGAACAACTTGTAATCGTAGGAGACTTCATAGACCTCACATCTCTAAAGAGAAAGTTCTATTGGAATGAAAGTCATTCCACCGTGATACAGAAGATACTTAGGTTTTCAAGAAAGGGTGTAAAGGTAAACTATATACTTGGAAATCATGACCATTATCTAAGAGGTCTTATAAAAGAAAGTAATCTAAACATTGGAGATATTGAGATATCAGACCAGATGTTCTATATGACAGGAAAAGGAGAATCAATCTACATATGTCATGGTGATCAATTTGACGGATTCGTAAGACTACATCCTTTCATGTACATGATTGGAGACTTTGCTTACGAGCTTAGTTTTAAAATAAACACCATATACAACAAAATAAGAAACGTTTTTGGCTTAGACTACTGGTCTTTATCAAAGTTTCTTAAAAGCAAAGTAAAAGATGCTATATCGTTTGTAAACGACTTTAAGTTACTGAGTCTTATGAAACTCAAAGAAGTAAATTGTGATGCTATAATGATAGGACACATACATACTCCAGCAATAGAAAAGATAGAGAACAAAAACTATTACAATACAGGTGACTTTTGTGAATCATGTTCTTATATAATAGAAGATTTAGAAGGAAACATCATATTAAATCATATATAAGGAAACTTTCGAATATTTATAGATATAAATATAAATAAAAAAAACAAAGATTAATATGATAACACAAGGAAGTACGGTAGAAGTACATTACACAGGAAGGTTTCTTGACGGAGAGGTTTTTGACTCTTCTGAAGGAAAAGACCCGTTACAGTTTCAAATTGGTTCTGGACAAATAATTCCAGGGTTTGAAACAGCAATTATGGGAAAAAACATTGGAGAAAAAGTATCTGTTACCGTTGCTCCTGATCAAGCATATGGACAGATCAGAGAAGACTTGGTGGTAGAAGTGCCTGCAGACAAAATGCCTGGCCCTGTTGAAGTAGGACAATTGCTTCAAGCAGATGGTGGTGATGGCGGTGTCGTTCAAGTAATCGTTAAAGAAGTGAAAGAAGATGTAATCATCATCGACGGAAACCATCCTTTGGCTGGACAAGACTTAGTATTCGATATTGAAGTAGTAAGTATTCAATAATCAAAATACATTAAATAAAAAAACCATTAGAAAAATTTTCTAATGGTTTTTTTATTTAAACTCTATTTTATCACATTCAAATCCTTTTATGAGATGTGAGATGACATCTTCACGTCTTATAGAAGTATTGTATTGTTCGTTCATCATCTCATAAAGTTCTTCTTTATCACATTTACAGCCGTTTATATAGTTATCTGTACAATCCATGAAGATATTAAGTATAGAGAATACACCATCTGATGCTTGGTCTATTATCTCTTCTTTAGAACGAATAAGTCGCCAAAGATGTACCGGTGAATCTATTATTAGTATTTTATCAATTTGCATAATAAGTTATATATTAGATAAGACATCATATAAATAAGTGGAAAATAAAAAAAGTTTTTAAAAAAAATACAGAATAAAAAAACTAACCAAAAACAAAGACATTGTTTGCAGGTAATAAGTCGAATGAAAAAATTGGAATGTTTCAATCGCATATACGATAAATATTCTAATCTTGGATTTATCTCTCTATACTCTTCCCACAGATTTATTTTAAATCTTTTTTTCAATCCGAAAAGTTTTGAGTATTCAAGGAATCCATCAGTATCGAACCACATATATAACAAAAAAACGACATAAAATATCTGAATAATCATGATACTTATATGTCGTTTTTGTTTTTTGTTTCAAAATCTCACTTACCTTGTCCTACATTAAGTTTTTTGTAGTTTCTAGCTCTTTTAGATTTAGAAGATTTCTTTTTGGAGTGAACCCCTGGTCTTTTCTTTCTAGCTCTACCAGAATGAGTAGTAGTAGAACCTGATGATTTTGCTTTAGCAGCCATAGTGATTTTTATTATTTTTTAATGACCGTTTTCAACGACCATTAAACAAAGTATATATTAAAATCACATAAAAAAAAAGAGAGTTTTCACTCTCTTTTATCTAACTATACATTTGAATATCTCAATAGTGTCGTTGTGGTATCCACTAAATAAATCTTTTTTGTTTAGAGTATGTCGACTTACACCCAAAGAAGTCTCGCTATGAGTAGAATAAAGTTTACCCAAGTTTATGAAAAGTTCAAACCTTCCAGTGAGCTTCCATTTGACATAGACTACCGTTTTATATCTCATTGCTTATTTTTCTTCCCACAATTCACCAACTCCAAGCATTCGATGAACTACACCATCATTGGTTTGAACTTCACTTTTATGAAAGTGTCCATAATAATGCTTTTCAACATTGTTACCGTTTATCTTTAGATAGTGAAACAACTCAGTCATTGCATGACGTTCTACGTTAAGATCAGTCTTCAACCCAACATCTCCAGTATCCCGAATGATTCCTTCAACAAACGGACCAAAACCAAAAGTGTTGTCTGGAGGACAATAACTTGGACAAGTATGAGTCACAACAATATTGATTCCTTTTAAATCGACAATCTTTTCTTTTTCTAAAACAAAAATCTCGTCGTTCCACCAGCTTTGTCCAGGCTTTACTTCAAAGTCTCCTCGACGTTGTGCACCAGTATATCGCCATTCACGATCCACAGACACGGCACCACCAACACAAAGTATTTTATTACCTTCTAACTCAAGAACTGTATAGTCTGGAATCAATCGAATATTAGTAAATCCGAAAGGATCGTTGTCAAAATAAGGTTTGAAGTCATGATTACCACGAATAGCCCAAACGATTACATTGTTCTTTACAAACAAATCATGAAACATACTTAAAGAACGTTTCTCTTTATCCAAAGTAGAAAATCCTACTCCAAAGTCTCCTACTTGAATTATGTGGGCGTCCTTAATGTCATACATCTTCACATATTGATGTATAAGGCTAAAGTTTCCGTGTATGTCTCCTAGATATAGAATTCGCATTTTCATAGTTTGTTTTTATTGAACAACAAAGATAGACATTTTATTTAAAAAATTAAAATAAATATCACATTATTTATATTTAATATATATTTTTTGTTTAAATTTGTTTAGAATATAATGAGGTACATAAAATCCGTAAAAGAATACATGTCAGACGTAACAAAATTTGTCGATAAAATGAAGGTCAAATATAACGACTTTGTCACCGCACTAAAAAGTGAGGGACAAGAAACTCGTGTTGTTTATGAACTTCTAAACAAAGCAGCAAAAGGTCAGTTGTTAGACGAAAATGGTAACAAAAGAAATCTTACTGAATCTGAAGTTAAATTGATTAAAGACCAATCCGTAGACATACTTAAAGTATTAGGACTTACTTCTATTTCTTTACTTCCAGGTGGAACACTTGTATTCGTTCTATTGAAAGTCTTCAAGCAAGAAGATAGAATACTACCTTCTAGCTTCAAGAAAAAGCCGGAGTAGATTACTCAAACTCCGATCCTAGTATCTTTAGAACTTCTTCTATTGTTTCTTCTTCTAAATCTGTTCTTTTAACAAGTTCTTCAATAGAAAGATCCAATATACTTTTTGCACTATCCAATCCTATCGTTTTGAATACATTGATTATCCATTCGTCAATCTCATCATGGAACTCGTCAATCATTACGTCTTCTTCAACCTCCGCATCCTCACTATATACTTCTATGTCATATCCAGTAAGAATACGTGCCAGTTTTATATTAACACCACCTTTACCAATAGCCAAAGCAATCTGATCACCTTTCATAGTTACCGTTGCTTTCTTTGTATCTTCGTCAATCTTCACTAAAGAAGACTTCGCAGGACTAAGAGCTCTCTGTATAAGTAAAGAATTATTTTGAGTATAGTTGATTATATCAATGTTTTCACCATTAAGCTCTTTCTTTATACTAAACAACCTAGAACCCTTTGAACCAACACATATACCAATCGGGTCTATTCTATCATCATAACACTCTACAACAACTTTAGACTTTTCACCAGCAACTCTAGCAATCTCTTTGATTGTTATAAGACCATCCATTATCTCAGGAATCTCAAACTCTAAAAGATGTTCAAGTAATCTCTCAGACTTTCTTGAAAGAATGACTACCGGTCTGTGTTCGTTTTCTACAGAAACAACGACCGCTTTTACATAGTCTCCCTTTTTGAAGAAATCAGACTGCATCTGTTCGTTTCTAGGTAATACAAGTTCGTTACCATTAGAATCTTGAACAATAGTTTCTCTTTTGTTTGCGAAGATAACCTCACCAGAGATTACCTCACCGATTCTTTTCTGGTATTCGTTGTAGATGTTACTCTTTTGAAGATCCATTACTTTAGAAAGAAGATTCTGTTTGATTCCAAGTATGGTTCTATGACCAAACTCTGCCAATTTTACTTCATCAGTAAACTCTTCACCAACCTCAAAGTCTGGTTCAAACTTTATAACTTCGGATAGTTTGATATGAAGGTTTTTGTCAAATCCTTCAAAATCATCTTCAACTACTTCTCTGTTTCTGAAGATTTCTAAATCTCCCTGGTCTGTATTTACGATTATGTCGAAGTTTTCATCACTACCAAATTTTTTGATAAGTGAGTTTCTGAAGACATCTTCTAAAATACCCATTATTTCCTGTCTGTTGATGTTCTTAGCATCTTTAAACTCTGTAAATGATTCGAATAAGTTATTCATTTTTGTCTGTTATTTTTTTTATTTTGTAATCTCTTTCCCATTGTTGAACAAGTCCCTGCATTTCCTTTGAACGCATTTGTGTTTGTTTTATGAAGATGTCCGTATTAAAAGGAAACTCTTCAATTGATACTCCGGAATACGAACGTATCTGTTCATATTTAGATGCTCTAGAATACCATTCATCTTCTATCTCATCACTTTCAAAGTTTCCATTTGAATCTCTTTGTAGATTGAATATCTCTTTGTCATGATATTCAAAGAAATCTTTCCACTTCTTCATTGTTTCTTCAGCCATTTTCTTATCGGAAAAAAATCCAACAGTATTGAAAGAAGAACTTTCCCAATCTTCAAATGATATAGTAACGGTGTATATCTTGTCCATATACAGCCTTATATTAAACATCTGATATTAAGTTTTCAGAAATCCATTTTTAATATATATAGAATATGAAAAGAATTGATAGATACAACGAACATTTGCTTGAAAGGGAATTCAAATCCATAGTGGCGAGCATATTGCTCATAGCAGAGAACCAAACAGGACCAAATACATTCGAATGGGACCTAACAAAAGAAGAACCCAAAAGAACCTTCAATTTTAAAGACAAAAAAGAATTTGACTTAGGTGATACCATCGTCTTTGACATGGAACAAAAGAAAAAGTTAAAAGACTATATTGATTTTGTAAAAAACAAAGCCAGCAGATTCGTAGACTACATAAGAGAACCTGATGCAGATTTACCTTCTTTTGACCTACCAACACATAGTTTGAAAGAACTTTTGAAAAAGTTGGTTTCTATGGC